CTTATACACTTCAAATCCAGTCACAGTGGCAACACTCCTCTAGTACGTTGTTTCATATAATTGAGGCGTTCTGCCTCATGTCTAAGACGTTCCTTAAGAGGTTTAGAAATCAACTTAGGGACCGTCTCAAGTTCAATTTCATTCTCTTGGCAATAAGTAACAACTGCTTCTACATACGAAATCAGTCCGTTGCTACTCTTTACCAACCGTTCAATCTCCTGAGAGAACTTGGTAGGTGTTAAAAACTTGTCTTCTAGTTGTTCTTTAGACATTTCTTCCCCTAACAAATTCTTCAATATAGGACTTGAGTAATTGTAAATAGTCATCAAGATTGTGCTTCTCAAATACTTGAATAGTTCCTTCTTCAGTGGCGATAAGTGTGACAATTTTCTTTACCTCGATACCCGAACGCTCAAGGAACATCGCTGCATATGCAGTCTCTTGAACAAAATAGTTCTCGATGTTCTCTTCTTTCTTTTCTTTAGTTGAGGTTTTAAAATCGATTACTGCCAACTCGCCATCGAATTCAGCAATGCAGTCTACTCGACCTGCTAAACCGAGGTAATGCGAATACAAAAACGTTTCTAGACAATGAATGTTATTGATTCGGTTCAGCGTAGACTTTGCCGACTGAAACATTCTAACAGATAATGGATTATTTTCCAAGTATTTGTTGATATCTAGTTGTCCTTTGAAGTAGTCTTCTGTCAAAGCATGAAAGGCAGTGCCTCTCTGTGTTGCTCTAGCAGTAATTCGATTCGCCTCAGTTTCACCTATTCTTTTTCGCCATTCGGCAAAGAACTGCGCGTTCTTAAACGATGTGATAGAGGTTACACTCGGATAATATTTATCTGCCCCAGGAATGGGGTAGAAACGAGTGCCATCTTGCGTCACAGGTTCGACCTCAACATGATTATTGAGTTCGACATCAATAAAATTAAACATTAGAAACCAAGGTTGTATTTAGAAAGCAGGTAGGACTTAACCAAACCAGAGCGAACGATATCTTCAATACCAAACTCTACACAAGTAAACTCACGCATATTTTGTAGAATCTTAATGAAGTCTGCAATTCCAGTTCTTTCATTTTCTCTGGTAAGGTCAGACTGAGTGATGTCACCACAGAACATAATCTTGGAATCTTCACCAATACGAGTAATCATCGAATCGAGTTCGTGGAAGTTCAGGTTACTGAATTCATCAACAATGACAATCGCATTGTCAAGAGTAACTCCACGAATAAAAGAAGTACTCCAAAAAGAAATAGTTTCTTGGGCTCTGAGGTTGTCATAAAGCATTTCAAACGAATTATCGTCAGGCATACTGAACATGTATTTTACCATGTTCTTGTATGGAATCTGATAAAGTGCTGACTTATCTTCATGGTCTCCAGGAAGGAAACCAATCTCTCGGGTAGGTACAAGAGACCTTACAATATAAATTTTATCATAAGGAGTCGATTCGTCAAGTACCTCTTGTAAAGCAAGGTAAAGCGTGATAAAAGTTTTACCTGTGCCAGCAGCACCATGAAGCAAAAGGTTTTGACCCAAACCATACTGCTCAAAGACAGTTTCTTGATTTGGGGTCAAAGGATTGATAGGGACCATGTAGGTTTTATCAATCGGTTTCTTCCTTTTGATTTGCTTTGCAGTCATATGAGGAGGAACAGGGGGACCGCCATTGTTACGCTTTCTTGCTCTTGCCATATTAAGTGAAACGACTCAAGTTTGCTTTGGGGTGTGCTTTTTGCACTTTGGTCATGACCTCTTTGAATCCGTCAGACTGTTTGGGAGTGCCGTAGGTTACCCCACCAACACCTGCCATCCAATCTTTGTCCCAGTCAGGATTTTCTCCTTTCCAAGTTTCGTATTCTTTCATGGTCATGGAGAGTTCTTTTTTCTCTCCTGTGACCTTATTTATTACTGGGTATGTCGGCACTGTTTTGCTCCTTTGGTTTGATTTGTTTACGAACTTTTTTCAATGACTTAAGTTCTGCCTTGATAAGTTGATAGGCAGTTTCACTATCAATCTTGTGCCCCATTTCCATGGCACAAACAACATCAACACGAGTTCCGAAGTGCATCAACGCACGTTCAAAAGTATCTAGTTCTTCGTACATCAGTCAATCCTCAGAGACGGTTGAATACAGTTACACTCGTCAAGGTGCTGGGAGCATCCGCAGTCGCCCTCAGGGCACCATCCAAGCGCCTCAGAGATGGTCGGGAACTGGCAGATGAAATGCTGCTTACAGAGTTCTGCAACGTCCTGGTGCTCCTTCTGGGTGCCGTGAGCGCAACGCAAATCGATGTAATGCATCCATGAGCGAACTGAGCCCGTCATGTAAATTCTGGTGGGCACTGCCATGGGCAGAATCATGCGAGCACATTCCTTTGCCACACCTGCATCCAGCATCTCCCTGTAGACATCCATGGTCTGCTTGAAGTGATACTGCATCCAGATTTCATACTTCTGCTTGACAAAGGGGTCAAGGTCATCGATACTCTTCTGACGATTGGTAGTATCCTGACGACGAAGTTCGGGCAGAGGAATCTCATCGCCAAGCAGAGACGAATCCGCATAGCGTTGGGAAAACTCTTGGAATGTAAAACTACGATGACGCAGAATCTGAGCTGCGATTGCCCTGGTAGTGTTAATCTCCAGAGTCATATGTGCCTGCTCAAAGATGCTCCAATGCTGGTGCTTGATACAGTACTTCAGCAGACCCGCAACCTTTTCGTTCTCCTGATTAGCGGGATTGCTAACACGAGCAACATACCCAATAGTTTTCTCTGCATCAGGAGTAACAGAGACAAGACATACTTTAGTCATTCTTACCAATCAAAATACGTGAGATTAAATATAATCCGAATGCCTTTAGGTATCCAATAGTAGCAAGACCAAAGATACCTGGCATTAACCAGTTCCATAATAGCATAAGAACGGCAGGTTTAATAAAGAATCCAAGTAATTGTGCAAGTGCCTTAATAGATTCTCGCTTTTTTACTTCCTCTTCAATTTCCTCCAGTTCTTTTTCAGTAACAGTTTCTTCAATATCTTTTTTAAAGGTGTAAACTGTCATTTTTTCTCCGATGGATTTTGCCATAATTTAGGATTCACTCTACCTTCAGATTGTGTCATGTTCATTAAATCATGACGATAGTTATCCCAATAGTAATCAAAGATTTCAGACTTCTTATTACCATAAACTAAATCAAACTTAGTCATACCATCTTGCAGGTATTCAACCAAATATGCAGTGTAAGGAAGTGACCTATCTTGTGCAACAGATGGGTCACAATCCCTAGCGATAAACTTCAAGAGCGTCCCCCCCATTCAATACTGGGGAATGCTTCAGAAACAACTGCTTTAGTAATACGCTTATATTTTTCCGTAAGTTTACCATCCTTTACAAGGCAAAGAAGTTCTGCTTCTTCAGCAGAAAGTCCTTCAAGCAGTTGAACAAACATAGACTCCCGCTTCAGTGCAGGCAGTTTGTCCTGACCACCTTTGAAGAAACGATAGAGACCACGATACTCTTGCTCAAGGCGAGAGTGGTCCGTACCTACAGGTGCATCATTTGGTGTATATGGAACTTCACCCTCAGGAAGCATAGACACAATACTTTCGTCAAAGTTAATAATTAACAATTGACGAAGAGCAGTACTATTATGCTTGCGAAGTAAAGCAATTTTTTCTTCTTTTGTTTTTGCATTGGAGACTTTTCTCAAAATCTCACTAATCAGCAATCTGGCGTTGCTGTTTTCCAAACTTCGTGTAGCCATAATTAACTCCTTTTAAATCATTCGTCATCATCATCTTCAAAATCAGTCCAGTATTGAGTATCTGGTCTGAGATAAATTAGTTCGTCATGCAGCATGTTGCCATCTTCATCAAACATTTCTGGATGTGTGACAGACTTAGCGTAAGCAGCGTTTTCGATGAAATCTTCAACGTATCCTTTAGCTAACCATGAAACAGTGATGCCGAGAATAAAAGCGCCGATGGTAACTAAAACAACTAGTGCAATTAACATGGTTTCCCCCCTTTGAAAGTTTACAATAATATGGAAACCAACCCCTCCTATGTCTTGAACTCAAGATTATTTAGTTGTCAAATGAGATTGTTTTCTCTGAGATACTTTACAGTGTCTGTACATCCGCCCAGACTTTTAGAGTCTAGCAGAACTTGGGGGAAAGTGCTACCTACTCCAAATTTTTGATAAAAACTTTCTCTAGTAAAGTCTCTATCTAATTGCTTTTCCGAAAAAGAATATCCCTTGCCCTGAAGCACTTGCTTAATTTGTGTGCAGTAAGGACATCCAGTTCTTGTGTATACAGTAAAATTCATGATTCCTCCAGAATAAAAAAGGGACTCCGAAGAGTCCCAATTGGGTGTTCCGACTTGTAGAGAGACCGCACGAAAGGTCTCTCAGTTATTTATCAGAAGCTGAACTTCAGACCAGCCTTGGTGCCGTAGCTACGGTCAACACCAGCAACGCCCGAACCAACGAAGCTGACTTCGCCGTAAGCAGACAGTTGCTCGGTCAGACCAGCAGAGATACCTGCCTTGCCCGAAGGAACGGTGTCAGAAGCACCGCCGTCAGGAGCAACGATGGTAGCACCACCTTGGACATACCAAGCAGCGGATTCGCCCAGAGCACCTTCGTAACCGACATGGGTGTCGATGTTGGTGCCAGAGTAGTTAGAACCAGTGAAACCAGAGTTAGCCTCGACGTTCACATAGGGACCTGCAAAAGCAGCGGTCGCCATGAAAGGTGCAGCAGCGGCAGCTGCGAGAACAGATTTGAACATAATTGTTTCCTCGAAATTTACTTGCGGAATGGATACCCGCAGATGAAAGCAGACTCGACTCGTCTGCGTTGGGTTTATTATAGCACTATTAAAAAATGCTGTCAACAGATTGGCGCGAGTAGTTGAGGCACCATCCTCTGTTGTAAAACGTTACATTAAGTAACGACTTTTTATTTATACTATTTTAATTATTGACCTTTCTCTGTTTAATTCTATAGTCTTCCAGTTTTTTCCTAGATTCAATTAGTTTTTGACCAACTTCTTGACGTATGTAATCGTAATCATTAGGACTTATAGGCAAATCAAAAATGTCCTCTGCAGACACAATAGGGTCAAATTCAATTTCGTCCCCATCAATAGAATCCTGCAAATCTTTAGGTAGGTCTTCTTTTTTAATTTTGGGTAACTTCATAGTAATCGTAACCTGTTGCGTCTCTAGTTGTCCAAATTAAATTGCCATCTCCAGATGTGTTTAAATCCAGAGACGATGTAATTATAACACCATTTGCGCTTAAAGTCCATGCAACTCCTGCTGGATTGTCTGCCCAAGAAGCTCCTGTTCCAGCACTATTTGTAACGTTAAGTCCAGCAACTCCTATAGTATGATTACCTGTAGATAAATTAGTAAGAGTGAATGTATGAACATCACCTTCAGCCCATCCATACCTGGTCCCAAGTGAAACTCCATCTAAAAAATATTCGCACTGGTCATCTTGAGATACCGTTAAGTCATAATTTCCTGTGCTCGGAATTGTCACGTTCCAAGTAGCCGTTTGCACAGAACCAGGATAAGGACTTGTATTAGATGGCCAAACTCCATATGTGTTTAACAAATTACTCCAAGTTCCCCAAGGTCCAGACTTGACCCAATCAATGTTGTTCCCAGTTGCACAACCACCACCACGACAAATTCTAATAAACCATCCACCTGGGTTTCTTTGCCAAGAGAATGCAAGACCAGTGGGTTCACCCTCACTATTAACAAATCCTGCATCCGAATTAGTACACCTAACAGTCATTTTTAAATTTGTCCCAGCATTCAATGTTCTGGTGGAAACATATGGTGTACTTAATGGTCCTGCAGAAAAAATACCGCCCTGAATATCCATGAATGGTATGGTCTCATCAAACAAAAATAGTTGGGCAGTATCATCACACCCAAATTCAAATGCGTATAAATCGGTGGCAGTAATTGGAACAATGTAAGTTACTTCTTGTTGTTGTTGAGGAAGTGTACAAACTTCAGGATTTACCCATACTGCGTAAGAATTTCCTAGTTCACTCCAATACCCAGCATTTGTGCTCGTTTCTAATGAAAGAACATCGGTAATTCTAAGTGTTGCATTACAATCATTTCCATCCAAGTCTTTAAAGCATAATTTAGTACCATCATTTTGAACATCAAATCCATCATAACCACTACCACCACTAATCAATGAACTATATGTTCCTGGGGTCACCTGAACACTCGCACTATCACTACCAGTTGTAACACCTACTGTCTGTGTAAATGATATTCCCAAAGAAGATATTGAATATGTACCTAATGCTTGTCCATAACTGCTTGGATTGTCATCCCATTCGAAAGATAATTGTACGATTCCCTCACCAGATCCAGTAACAACAAGGTCTCCACTACCATTAAAAGACGCAGAAATAGTAGAGCTTGAAACTACACTTTCGGTAGTAGAAGTAACGGGAAAAGTTACTGGACTAGATTTTTCTATCTTCCCGTATGTAATAAGAGTTCCATCTGCCTGGTAATAACTTTGCTCTCGAATATTAATATCACTATCAAAAGGAGAACAACTATCTGGTCCAAGATTAGGAACAAAGAAGTCTTGCTCCAGTCTAAAATTCTTTGTCGATACATCTCGCCAGGGATAACATGCTCCATTTGGGTCTAAACATCTCGCCCAATCATCCCAAGCATCTTGAGGATTAATCCATTCGTCAACACAATCATAAAATGTTCCATCTTCCCTTTGCCTACATTTAGTCCTAATAAGAACTGGTTCATCCAATAAAGTTATATAATCGGAAGGTAAATTTGCATCAAAAACAGTTACTCTTTCATCTTCAACCTGAGCAGTACGCTGTAAGGACTGAAGGGTAAAGTCGTCAATACCTGCATCACAAATAGGTCCAAAATATCCTTCGGGATAATAATACGCCATTAAAAAAGAGAGGTCTTAACCCCTCTATTTATTTTAAAGTGCGTTGCCTCTTGGCAAGTCAAGGAGCAATAGCAAACAAACGATTCAAAGATGTAACTGTCTGGTCTTTGTATTTAAATGCTACTTTGTCCCAACCCTTGCCAAGTTTGCTGGCAGTTTCATCTTTCATATACTTATCAATCCAATAGCAGCAATAAGATACTGTGCGATTTAAAAGATCCCCGCTAGTGCCTTTATCCGAGAAAACTTTATTAGTCTTCCATTCATCTACAATGTGAGAAACACCATCCCAGTCTTTGCCTTTAGTGTTTGCTGCCTTGTCGTTGATATCTTGCAAAGCTTCCATAAGTTTATCATTATTACACCCATACTTTTTAAGTGCCATAAGTCCAGCACAAACAAGTGCTTGATCCCAAGAAGCAGCATCTTTCATTACAGTATCAAGAGTCTTAATCTCTTCAAGGAAAGCACCAACCTGTCCAGGAAGTTCTGATGCTTTTACACTATTCTGATTCCAAGTGTCTGGATAATAAAAATAAGATGCTTTGTTAAGTGCAGAAATAATTTGTCCTTTGGTAAGTTTTGAGGACTGTGGAGTATAACGATACATTCCAGAAAGAATACCATAAAGTTTTTCTTGGTTTCTTTCCACACTATCAGGAGAATCAAAAGTATTATACGATTTACGGATGCGATCGGGATCATCAAAAGAATATTCAATTACAAATAAATCTTTTGGAATAGCATCAGACCCAGCTCGTGCCCAATTCAATGCTCTGGTGTTAGAATCAATTCTCCAGCGATATCCAGCAGGATATTTCTTACCATAAACTTCACCTGGCTCCGTCAGTTTAGCAACAAATACAACACAGTGCTCTGGAATAAGAGTAGCAAGGTGCTTTTGTGCCTTACTCAAACGACCTTCCGTATTGCGTTGACAGAATACTTCTGGAAGATCTGCAAACTCATCGTAAGGCATCCAATAAGAATTGATGTCACCACTTTCTTTGATGGGCATATGTGGAACAATGGTGCCATCACTACGCTTAACAGTCATAAAAAAAGGAGGTCATTAGACCCCCATATTATATCATAGAGCGTTGCCTCTTGGCAAGACCTCTTCAGGGAACACAAAGTTCTCATGAGGTTGGTCCACTGGTGCTAACCATGCTCGAAGTCCTTCATTCAGAAGAATGTTCTTTGTATAGAACGTCTCAAACTCAGGGTCTTCTGCCGCACGAACTTCTTGAGATACAAAGTCGTAAGCACGAAGATTGAGAGCGAGTCCAATAATACCGATAGAACTTGTCCAGAGACCCATGACGGGAACAAAGAGCATAAAGAAATGCAACCAACGCTTGTTACTAAAAGCAATACCGAAAATCTGTGACCAGAAGCGGTTCGCAGTAACCATCGAATACGTTTCTTCCTCCTGTGTGGAGTCAAATGCTTTAAAAGTGTTTGCTTGTTCGCCATCTTCGTACAGTGTATTTTCAACTGTCACTCCATGAATAGCAGAGAGCAATGCACCACCAAGGATACCTGCTACGCCCATCATGTGAAAAGGATTTAGCGTCCAGTTATGGAACCCTTGGAGGAAGAGCAGGAATCGGAAGATTGCTGCGACCCCGAACGACGGTGCGAAGAACCAGGACGATTGTCCCAAAGGATAGATAAGAAAAACACTAACGAATACAGCAATAGGACCTGAGAAAGCAATAGCATTGTAAGGACGAATACCGATAAGTCGTGCCAGTTCAAACTGGCGAAGCATGAAACCTATAAGTGCAAAGGCTCCGTGGAGCGCCACAAAAGTCCAGAGTCCCCCAAGTTGGCACCAGCGGATGAAGTCCCCTTGAGACTCAGGACCCCATAGAAGCAGAAGAGAATGACCCATAGCGTCTGCTGGAGTAGAAACTGCCGCAGTAAGAAAGTTTGCACCCTCAAGATAGGAACTCGCAAGTCCGTGAGTATACCAACTCGTGACGAAAGTAGTCCCAGTAAGCCAACCCCCAAGAGCAAGATAAGCAGTGGGAAAAAGAAGAAGTCCAGACCAGCCAACAAAAACGAAACGGTCTCTTTTAAGCCAGTCGTCAAGGACATCAAACCACCCCCTTCTTGGTAATTGTAGTGTACTTGTTGTCATTTGTTTTTTCCTTTGATTGTTTTAACCAGTATAACTGTGGCCAAGTGTCCATGATAATCTCACGCTCCTTGTATGATGCGTCTTTGTTTATCATTTGCTTTGGAAAACTTAACATTTGAATTGAAAAAAATAGGGGACCGAAGTCCCCTAAGGTTAGGTTGTAATCCGTATCAACCGATTGCAGGTGCTTGGAGTGCCACAGGAGTGGACTCAGCAGCAGCAAGGTCAAGAGGGAAGTTGTGAGCATTGCGCTCGTGCATCACTTCCATGCCAAGACCAGCACGGTTGAGAACGTCTGCCCAGGTGTTGATAACTTTACCCTGACTATCAACGATAGACTGGTTGAAGTTGAAACCATTCAGGTTGAATGCCATGGTGCTTACGCCCAGTGCAGTGAACCAGATGCCAACAACAGGCCAAGCAGCAAGGAAGAAGTGCAGCGAGCGGGAGTTGTTGAAGGAAGCGTATTGGAAAATCAGACGACCGAAGTACCCGTGGGCAGCAACGATGTTGTAGGTCTCTTCTTCTTGACCGAACTTGTAACCATAGTTCTGGGACTCGTTTTCGGTGGTTTCACGAACCAGCGAAGAGGTAACCAGCGAACCGTGCATTGCACTGAACAGAGAACCGCCAAACACACCTGCTACGCCGAGCATATGGAAGGGGTGCATGAGAATGTTGTGCTCTGCTTGGAAGACAAGCATGTAGTTGAACGTACCAGAGATGCCCAGAGGCATTGCATCAGAGAAAGAACCTTGACCGAAAGGATAGACCAGGAACACTGCACTCGCTGCAGCGACAGGAGCAGAGTATGCTACGCAAATCCAAGGACGCATTCCCAGACGGTAAGAAAGTTCCCACTCACGACCCATGTAAGCATAGATGCCAATCAGGAAGTGGAACACAACGAGTTGGAAAGGACCACCGTTGTAGAGCCATTCGTCCAGACTTGCTGCTTCCCAGATGGGGTAGAAGTGCAGACCGATAGCGTTAGAAGAAGGGATAACAGCACCAGAGATGATGTTGTTTCCATACATGAGCGAACCAGCGACGGGTTCACGAATGCCGTCGATGTCCACAGGGGGAGCACCAACGAAGGCAATGATGAAACAAATGGTAGCAGCGAGCAAGCAGGGAATCATCAGGACGCCGAACCAACCAACATAAAGGCGGTTGTCGGTGCTGGTGACCCAGTTACAAAACTGTTCCCAGGTGTTAGTAGAACGTTGTTGCGAAAGTGTTGCAGTCATTGTAATTAAACAGATAGTAGGACCATCAGGGAAATGGTGGTGATACTATGCTCCAGTCACCCTCAGACTGGATATGAGAGACGGATTGGTAGACCTGCCTAGTCTCGGTCAAACGGCAGGTGTTTGTTACAAACTCTTTAAGGTTCGTAACATTTGTTTACCTATTTATCATACTACGGTTTTCCGAATCTGTCAATGGAATTGTCGGACTCCTGTGCCACTCATCCAACCGCCTGGTCCAGATTGATAAGACTCGGACCCTCCACCAAGTTCAGGCATGGGGTCCAGTTGCGTAGTTGTATTTCCACCAGAGGTAGCAATCTCATACATCTTCTGATGGATATCCTCTGCCTCTTTATGATGCAGAGGATGGTGATTGTCTGACTCACAAGGAAGAATTTGAGCATCTGCAATTGCTTTTGCTTTTGCTTCCTTAATGGAAATGCTCCTTTCTGTCTCAGGAGCAGGTCCAAACCAAGGGTCATCTTGCAGAATTTCTGGAGCAGGAATTCCAACAAAAGGTTTAATCAGTTTTTTAATCGTGTTAATCATGCCCAAACAAGTTTCTTAGTGTAATCGTAAGCATACTTTTCACGATGACCTTTAATGCCCCAACCTAACCAGTAATATGCTCCGACCATATACTGAGATACAGTCTGACCAGGACCTTCAAATTCAGGAAGATACTTTTGGAAGGTATACTCGTTAATCATGTATGCAGTTTGTCCCTCAAGACTGGAGGGGTCGTATCCATACTTCTTAGCGAAGCGTCCTAACCCCAGATAACGGTTCGTAGAGGTCCACTGAATGAGTCCGTAACCACCGCGAAGGCAACGATTGTAAGGAACTCTAGCCCCTCCCTCGCAAATGTTGGGATGGAAGTTGCTCTCCGATTTAATGTTGCCCATAATTGTTGCAAGGGCATTTCGGTCGGAGATTTTTGTTTTCTTTTGGAGTTGCTCAAGGACATATTTCTCGTTAGTGTTACATCCAGGGCACTTCCAGGACTTTTCTACCACTTGAATCGGCACTGCCTTTTCTTTGTTAACTGTCACGTCAACTTCAGGAGGGGTTTTAATTTCGCTGATGCTTGGATAGGCACAAGCAGCAAGGGGAATTGTTGTTGCCGCAGCAAGAGGGAGAATTTTGTTAAAAAGCATTAGAATAAAAGAACTCAGCATCCACCGCTACGAGAAATGATTCGATGGGTGACTCAGAGTATGTATAATAGCAAAAAAATAGAGGGGTGTCAACTGGATTGTGCCAGTTACCCCTCTGTCTGCGCCGACGATATTCAGTTGTATTTAGTCAAGATGTGTTATGACAGCATTGGTGCGAATAGTGCCCAACTAAAAAGAGACGATGCTGTTCCAAAGAGTAAGGTTGTCGTAGTAAAGGACATATTTACTAAAGGCAAACTTCATAATTATGTATGTATCATAGTGATACAAAACATGTATCTATTTTTACTCTTCCCCAGATTGTGTTAGCATTGCAGCACCAAAGAAAGTGCCAAAAAGAATTACTGCCGTTGCAAAAAGTGCCATCGGACTATTTGTAGAGGAGTAGGTATTTATTCCTTACTCTGTATCTTTTTTGACTTTTATGGTGATTTGATCATTTTCAAAGTCTGCTTTGAACTCTAGTTTATCCTCTGGGTCCCAACATAACTCTTCATAGAGCATGTTAAGGGTTTCCATGTCTTCGTAAAGTGCGTTGGGGTTAGGCATATTCTTCTATTAGTTTTCTAATATTCTGGGTAATTTGCATCCCACCTGTATATTTACCCAACATAGTGCCCTCAGAGTCGGTAACAACCAATACAGGAGTAGCAGTTACTGCATATTTTTTAGCAAGGTCCAGGTTCTCTTGGGGAATAGGAACATCACTAAAGTCTTCCAGGTCTACCTTTTCAATGATACTGGTGTCAACCTTGGTAGACCTAAAGTATTTGTCCACCAATCCACATGGACCACAGGAGTGTTTAGAGAAGAGATAGAACTTATTCTGCATGGTGTGCTTTTAAATCAGGATTAGGTTTACTTGGTTCAAAAGGAGAGCGGGAGCGGTTCTTGATAACAATAAAGGCATCCTTCTGATACGAGATAGTTCCAAAAGGTTTTGCCCACTTGGGGTTTGCATCTGGATGGGTGGCAGTACCCGTTACAGCAACGCCACCAATTTCTACTACAATATCGTCTTCTTCATTCCAACCAAGTTGGTCTATAGCAATGTGAAGACCAGCGTAGACATCTGTTTCCATCAATACAGTTCCTCTTCCTTGTCAGTCTCAATCACACAATCACTTGTAGGATAAGAAACACAAGTCAGAATGAAACCAGAATCGATTTGGTCATCGTCCAGGAAGGACTGGTCGCTTTGGTCTACGGTGCCAGAGACGAGTTTTCCCGCACACGACGAACAAGCGCCTGCACGGCACGAGTAATTGAGTTCGACACCCGCTTCCTCAGCTGCGTCAAGGATGTACTGGTCGTCTTCACACGGGAAAGTAGTTTCGGTTCCATCAGGTTGCTTGGTGGTGATAGTGAAAGCCATTAATAAGTTTCGCAAAGTTTTTCAACAGATGCTGCCAACAAAATAAAGAAGGCAACGGAAGTAATTATAAACAAAAAAGGAACCATTGTCAATCACCAGATGCCAGGGATGACTTGTCCTGTTACCAAATACGAACCAATTGCTGCAACGAATCCAATCATTGCTGCACGACCGTTAAGTTTTTCTGCGTTGTCGTTAAACATAATAGTTACCTCAGAAGATACCGAAAAAGAATTTGCCAGTGATAGCGTAGGAAAGGAAACCAGAGATGATACCCATCATTGCCCAGCGTCCGTTGTAACGCTCAATGCCTTCCATAGGGGTAGCAAGACCCTTGGAGTGATAGTCATCGATGACCATCTGGGGTTCTTTTGCCCACATGTTCATTTGACCTTGCTCGTTTGTTGTGACAGTCATTGTGTTTTGTAAAGAACTGTTACATTATATAGGTTTTCTTTACATTTGTAAAGCCCTCTTTCAGATTACCATAACTTATGGTTTTGATAAGTCGGGGTGACAGGATTCGAACCTGCGACCTATTGCTCCCAAAGCAACCGCGCTACCAAGCTGCGCTACACCCCGTAAAAATGGGGGTGGTCAGACCCCCAGGACACATGCACGCCAAGTTATTTTGTTTAGCCAGGTAATAACTAAGTCCTGAGCGGGAAGAAAATCCCCATCCGCACCACTTGCTTTTGCTAAAGCAAGAAACAAAGAGGGTCATAATGACTCCACCACCCCGTTTTGAGAGAACGGGGAAACTCTTTATGAGCGTCTGTCGCGCCTAAAACCATCTAGTTTAAAGTCTATTGGCAAAGACTAGGAGAAGGTAATTGTGTCTACTCCATATGTAGTAAAGTCAACAGGTTGTGCTGCTTGGATATTATAATCGGGGTCATAAAATCCTAAACCTGTTGTAATGCTGATACTTCCTTCGTCAGTAATAGTAAATTTGTATTCAATTTGTTCTTCAGGAATTTGCTCAGCAATTGATTTCATGCCTTGATAGTGACGCCAGATTTCAGATTGAAGATTGGGGTTTACGTCGTTGTCAATAGCATCTTTAACACACTGCTTGAGTGCTTGTACTGCGTTTTGATAAGAATTCATGTTAGTTCCAGTGGCGATAGGCACCAACCTCGGGGTCGGGGTCGAGCCATTTAGTGTACTCAAAGTCTTCCATAGCAGTATCGATTTGCATAGCATTATCACAAAGATACATGTCTTTGTAACGCTTGGTCCACTCATCGAACTTTTGGATTCGGTAATCGGGGAACCCGTTTTCGAGAACCCCGACAGAGACATACCGATAAGGAGAACGTTCAAGAAGAACTGTCACTTTGCTCATAATAAAATAGGTCCTGTTCAAGTTTAGTTAGAAGGATATCATAATCCTCGTCTACATCACCATAGAAATCGACACCTTTCTCCTCATAAAATTTCAGTACTTGATTATAAATGGTAGGATACTCTGTGTCAAGAACTACGTGTCTGTCAATTGCCTCATAAAGAACTTCAATACAAGACGAAAACTTTTGTGCTGTAGTCATATGTACTTTCCTCTAAGGGACCGTTTGCCCCGAAGGGCAACGGGTCAGACAGGACTCGAACCTGTGACCGACTGCTTAGAAGGCAGTTGCTCTATCCAACTGAGCTACTGACCCATAGAGGAGGTAGCAAGGTACTGTTCGTACACCTCAACAGCATCTTTTTCACGACCTTGTTCTGCAAACGTATGCATTTGGTCAATCAGTTGATCCAAATACATTTCTTCGATAGAATAATCAGACTCGTCGTAGAAGTTGAACATCGTTGGGTGTCTCCCCTTGACTACCTCGTAATTATAGCAGACTCCTCAGCGGGGGTCAAGGGTTGAAATAATCTTTACGCATGTACCTACCAAGGATGTTTGAGTTGTAAAACGCTGGTGTGCCATCTGACATTGCCTCCGTAAGTACATTGTTTAGGAATAGTTGACGGGTCTCTTCAAAGTTTACGAGTCCCTTACTTTTATGTAGGCTTAAAATCTCTCGTTTATAGGTAGTGTTCCCCACCTTCTTTCGTTCTTCAGTAAGTTCAGCAGAAGAACCATAGTATTTCTTCCAGTCACTTTCACTGCGAACTCTTCTGTTTTTACCTCTAGGCTTTCGTAGCGACCAGAAGTACTTTCTGCCAATGTATACCCTACCCGAGCTGATATTAGTGATACGGTACACAAAGCCGTAGTAATCACCAATATCCTCACTAGTGAAGGGAGTGCCGTTGTAAGTCCAGGGATTTTCATAGTCAATCTGTTTCTCCGTCGTCATCTTCAATGCGAACCTTTCTCACATTCTCACTATCTAGGTAAGAATTGGGGTCGCCATATACTTCTGCCTTGAGTTCAGCAAGACTAAACTCAAGGTCTTTAATTAAAATTTTTAGATTGTCTTTGTTCATATTCTATATTCTTGAAGAGCATTTAATACTTCACGAAGGGCATGATGTGCTCCATCATGCCACTCCCGATTTCGATCCGAGTAAGAACCATTGTATAGTTTGTTTTTCAATTTTAAAACTCGCACCTCAAATTCATCCTTACTCAGTTCGTTCCTTGGCATTACATTTCCTCAGTTGTGTAGTTCTGCCCAATCGGCATTGAACTTTTCTAGACCCGTGTCCGTAAGAATGTGCTTGTAGAGACTATAAAAAACTGGCAAAGGCAAAGTACAAATGTCAGCTCCCACTCTAAAAGCAGCGGATACTTGGTGAGATTCCCTAATGGAAGCAGCGAGGACTTCAGTTTTGATTTGGTGAGTAGCGAAGACATCTGCAATCTCCTCAATAAGATGAATACCATTCCAGTGCTGGTCAAATACACGACCAACGAAAGGAGAAACATATGTTGCTCCTGCTTTCGCAGCAAGTAATGCTTGTGCCGTTGTGAATACTAGTGTAACGTTAACGTGAACATCATCATTTGTTAGTTCTCTACAAGCCTTTAGACCTTCCACTGTACATGGAACTTTGATTGTAATGTTTGGTCCGATTTCCAGGTAACTCTCTGCCATGTCAAGCATCTCTTCTGCCGTGTCACCGACAACCTCTGCAGAAATAGATGCGTTCCAGGGAAAGATTTCAGAAATTTCCCTGATTACTTCTTTGGGGTTTCTACCCGCTTTGAGCATGAGACTAGGATTCGTTGTGACGCCATCAATCAATCCTGTCTCGTAGGCATGAGCAATGAGTTCTGGGTCAGAACAGTCCAGAAAGATTTTCATGACTCTCCTTATAGGTTACAGCTATTTAGAATAACAAAAAAGCACCCGAATGGGTGCTTTGTGTGTATATTGAAACATTTACTTTTTATTATAGATTGGTTCTATTGATAAAAGTTGTTCAAAATATTTATCCAAGTGAATTTTGTAACAGGACCAGTATGTTACGCCTCTATATTTGAGTTGATAACATGCTGGTGGTCTGTTACTTGCATCCATATCATCAGTGTGATATCGATAATCCATCACTTGTTATAAGTGTGACCGCGATAGCAGAATGTACCATGAACTTCATCAGCACCTTGCTTGCACTCATATACTACACCACGATAAGCGGTGTGGGAGATTTGTGCATCGTGCAGTGCTGCTGCTTTCTGGATCTGCTTCTTGATAAGGGTGAGTGTGTTCATTGGATTACTCCTAAAGAAATGGGATTTTTATGCCCCGTTCCTTCAGTCGTGTGCGTCCTTGTTATCAAAACATGTTGGGTCTGTATGATTCATCCAATGGATAAGCATATCAGACTTCTCAAAAGGAGTGAAAAGAGTTGTCTCTTGTAGTCCCTGCTTCAACCATTCATAGTCTTCACAGCGAAGATAATTCTCCACTGGGACATGACTAAAGAAAATCAAAGCTAATGATAACATAGGATGAACGCTCCGTTCCGCGACTTACTTGCGTCTCACCATCGGAAAGAGAGGGTGAGATGAACGTAAATGGTAACTTTCGCTACCATCTATATTTATATTATAGCACTAATTTTGATTAGTGCGCTCTGTTACAGATTTGAGATACTTATCACTCTCTGGTTCTGTAATAAGGGTCATTCCACTTTCAATAAAGTCTTGACTTTTATCGACTTCCATGCGTCGTGCTTTTTTCTTTTCATTTTCCCAAAGCATTTCTGCAAAAGGATTGCCAGGTTGGTCTGTTTTATCTAGTAAAGAATCCCAACCATCATGTGCCATGTCTTTATGAAGTTGTTCTGTCCATGTATGGTCACCTGGGACAGGTTCAGTACCATATTCCCAGGTATCATAATCCTCCTCGTTACGGGGGTCAGAGGGCGAACCCTGCGAAGGTGTTTGCTTCGACATCTTGTTTGATTCCTCCGATAACATAAGATTCAATCTCCGTTTCTTGTGGAGCATTCTGCTGTCCCTTAGAGTTCAACCAATGCTCTGTCCAGGGGAGAGGATTATTCTTAGCGGGGATGTCAAACATTGGCTTGATACCGATTGCTTTCATCCTACGATTAGCAATCCACTCCACATAATTATGTAGGAGACGTTCGTTGAGTCCAATCATCGAACCGTCTTTGAACAGATAATCTGCCCACATTTTCTCTTCATTTACTGCAGTTTGGAACATTTGTTGTACAAATGGTTCTTCTTCTGTAGCAATTTGTTGCATTTCTGCATCGTCTCCTTCTCTCCACTTGTTCAGGATATTTTGTGTTAGAACAAGGTGTTGTGATTCATCACGAGCAATTAGAGAAAGAATCTTTGCAGAACCTTCCATAAGTTTGTTCTCACCGAAAGCAAAAGAACAGGCGAAGGAAACATAGAAACGAATGCCTTCCAGAATATTCACGTTTGCAACTGCACGATACAGTTTACGCTTCAACTCAACACGGTCGTATCGACCAGCATAATGCCCCTCTTTTGCCAACTCCCACATTGTACTCGTATCATACTGATGTGCATGATTAATAAAGTCATCGTAAGACTGTGTAACAGAAGATGCTCTGTCTAGAATCTTTTCATCCTCTAGAATAGTGTCAAACACTTCACTAGGGTCAGGATACACGTTCTTAATAATGTATGTGTAGGAGCGAGAGTGAATCATCTCCATAAACTCCCAGACCAGCATGGATGCTTCTAACTCAGGGAGTGAGCAGTAAGGAATGAATGCCATCCCAGGACCACGACCTTGTACTGAGTCCAGCATGATTTGGTACTTAAGGTTGCTAGTGAAGATATGCTTCTGCTGCGCCGATAAAGTTTGGTAATCACTTCTATCCTTCTGTAGGGAGACCTCTTCAGGTCTCCAGAAATATCCAAGTTGTTGCTGAGTCAACCTATCGAAGACAGGGTACTTGTAGTTATCATACCTCTGGACTCCCAGAGGTTGACCAAAAAACATCGGTTGTTTTTTAGTGTCTACTTTGTTGCTATTAAATACGGTCATACCTTGTACTTCAGATTTTACAGGACTCACAGTCTTCCTCCTCGGATTCTAGCAGTTGTTCGATAAGATTGTCAATCTCACTTGCACGTTGCATGTTTTCTTCAACGTCAGCATCTTTTTTATTATCATATGTATTCTGATAATAAGATGTCTTCCAACCATATTTGTAAGTAGTTAGAAGGTCCTTTGCCATCACAGAAACTGGAACTTCGTTGTCAGGATATTGTTCGGGATTGTAACTCCAGTTTCCAGAGATTGCTTGGTCAAAGAACTTTTGAATTACTGCCGTAACCTTAATGTAACCATCATTGTTCGGCATATCCCAAAGAAGAGTGTAGTTGTTCTTGAGCGTATTATATTGAGGGACAATCTGCTTAAGGGGTCCTTTCTTACTCTTCTTAACGGACAGGAAGTCTCTAGGAGGCTCGATTCCATTGGTTGCGTTTGACACAACGGAACTGCTCTCCGAAGGCATTTGTGCGGACAATGTGCTGTGTCGGAGACCGTATTGGAGAATCCGCTCACGAAGAAACTCCCAATCGCATTGTAACTCATTAGGGACAATTTCATCGACTTCCTTCTTGTATGTATCAATCGGAAGAATCCCGTCAGCGTACTTAGTTTTACCAAAGTAACCGCAAGGACCTTTCTCCATTGCCATTCGCATAGAAGCGTTCAGAAGGGCATACTGGAACCTCTCAGTGAGTTTATGAACTAGGTCATGGGCTTTGGTCGTATCGTACTTTGCACCATGCTTAGCAAGATAATGAGCAAGACCAATATATCCAATGCCCAGAGAGCGGCGATTCCTTGTAGATTCTTCTGCTGCTTTAACAGGATACTCTTGGTAATCAATGAGAGCATCCAATCCTCGTACAGCAAGTTCACAAAGTTCATCAAGTTCATCCAGTGACTTCAGTTTGCCTACGTTGATAGCAGACAAGATGCAAAGAGCAATCTCACCCCTACCATCAATGTGTTGAATAGGGTCAGTAGGAAGTGTAATCTCCTGACACAGGTTAGACATATTAACCTTGTCTTTGAAGGAGGAGTGAGTGTTGCAATGGTCGATGTTCATGATGTACAGACGACCAGTCTCTGCTCTCTCCTTCAGGAGGTCAAGAAAAAGTTCTTGAGCTCCGATAGTTTTTCTTGGAATAGACTCATCTCGTTCGTAACGAACATATAACTCGTCAAATCCATCAGTGCCAAAAGCATCATACAGACCAGGAACATTGTGCGGACTGAAGAGGGAGATTTCTCCGTTGGAGATGAAACGTTCATAGAAGAGTTTGCTGAATTGAATGCTATAGTCTAACTTACGAACACGATTATCTTCAGTTCCCTTATTATTTTTTAGGACAATGATGTCTTCGATTTCTTGGTGCCAGATGGGGAAGTGTACTGTCGCTGATCCACCTCGGATGCCATTCTGTGTACAACATCTGACAGTTGACTCAAACTTTTTGAGGAACGGTACAACACCCGTGTGCTGAACTTCTCCACCTCTGATTTTACTGTTGATGCCACGGATTCTGCCTGCGTTGATACCGATTCCCGCCCTTTGTGCAACGTATTTCCCAATAGCCATATCAGAACTAAAGATGCTATCGAGGGTGTCATCAACATCAACAAGAACACAGCTAGCAAATTGTCGAAGTGGAGTTCGCACTCCCGCCATGATAGGTGTGGGAATGTTGATTTTGTGCTTGCTGATTGCGTCGTAGTATTTTTTGACATACTCTAACCGATAGAACTTATCATCATCTTGGAACAGAGTTGCAGCAATCATCATGTACATGAACTGCGGTGTCTCGTAAACCTTACCGCTGCTACGATCCTGCACAAGATATTTATCTACAACCTGACGAATACCAGCATATGTGAACAAAAAGTCACGGTCATGGTCAATAAAACTATTCAGTTTTTCCCATTCTTCTGCAGAATAAGCATTAACAAGAGTGCCGTCATACAGACCCAGTTCGGTACATTTCTGAACATGGTCATACAGAGGAGGGTGTCCATCAGGGTGACCATTGTATACTGCTTTCCTCAAACCAAACAAGAGCAGTCTAGCAGCAACAAACTGATAGTTGGGTGCATCCAAGGAAATGAGGTCGTTAGCAGAACGAACAAGAATTTCTTGAATAGCAGCAGTTTCAATACCATCAAAGAATTGCAGGTTGGCATTCATTTCCACCTGACTCTCAGACACCCCTGCAAGACCTCTGCAAGCGTGCTCTACCATCACATGAATCTTATCGAGGTCGAGAGTCTCTTGCTCCCCGTTACGCTTGATTACATGAATCTCTTTCATACCTTTTTCCATTCGCTTAGTTTAATCTGTGCTTGTAGACCGCTGTAAGTGTTAAATTCTACCAGAGATTGTACGTCATGTCCAGCGATAAACATGTCGTTTAAGTCCTTCTGTTGAAGATTATCAGGCCAAATCACAACCTCATATCCTTTATCAATAACTTTTTCTATTCGCTTGATGATTTCTTTGTTACGCTTTTCGTTATCATAAACGAAGACAACTTCTTTATCACGCAACAGTTCCCAGTCAACATCTGCTCCTGCCATTGCAATTGCATTGTCGATATACAAACTATCAAACGGTCCTTCGGTAATGTATATGGTCTTGTTGAAATCTACTTTATTAAGACCAAAGATTTTAGTTTTGGATTCGTCCAGCATGATAGTGATGTATCGCATCTTATCATGTGCGTCTAGGGACCTTCCTTGAAATCCGAACCATGTTCCATCGGTGTCAATGAAAGGGATAATAATTCTGGGATGGTCCTTCTTGACATCTTTGAACGTAGGTTTCTGCGTATTCACCCATTCACAAAACTTGTCTGTATAGAACAAGTTGGAGAAATGTTCTTCAGGAATCTGACGACCGAGAAGATATCCTCGTGCAGGGTGTTCATTATTTAGTTGTTCGATACTTTGAAGTTCTCCCTTTTTCTTGAACTTCGGTTTTTCAAATTGAACGGGTTTAGGTTTGGGAACATACGAACCTTTGCCAGTAGTTCCATTCTTGTATCGCTCCATGATGTACTCGTCATGAAGGTCGGGAGCATTGTCCTTCAAGAAGTTAGGCAGAGTCCTCCCTACGCCGCAGTTATGGCACTTGAATACCATATCCGCCTTGATACGAAAGAAGTACCCTCGTGCCTTGTTACGGTGCTTCTGAGAGTCACCACAGTAAGGACAGCGAAAGTTATATAAGTCTTCCTTCTTCCGAGCGAACTTTTCTAGTCGCCCCGAAAGAAGGTTCACATAATGAACATCAACAAAGTTAGACAATACGCTGGACTACCGCTGGGTCCATCATACTTGTCTTCTGGACTGGTGTCAAGGCGAATCCGATGTTTGGTAGGATTTGTAGTAATGTAACTGCAGTGGTAAGGACAGCACCAGCCATCCAAACCCATCTTTGTGCTTCTTCTATCTTTTTATTTTGCTCATAAAACTTAAGTTTCACACCTTTATCAATATCAGCAACCTCTTCTTTCAATTCCTCCATCATTTTAAGGATGAGATTATCTGTTCGTTCACTCTCGGCAAGACGACTCTCGTGACGCTCTAGAATAATTGCCACCCTGTTACTATTTTCACTAATAGTCGCAACCGCTCTTTCAAGCTTATCGAGCATTTCTTTTGATAGGTCTTCATAGATGTCTAGTTTTGATTCAAGGACCGCTAATTTTTGAAGACCGAATGCCATTATTGGTCCACCGTTGCTTGTGCGCCACCAACGCGCTGTTTATTCTTTAACATCTGAACTTTCTTCTGAAGTTGCTTTTGCATTTCAGCAGTCTTCAGTTGAACTTTTTTCTTTTCATTTGCAATCTGCTGCTGCGTCATCTGCTGCTGCATTTGCTTTTCATCTTGCTCAGCAACGTTACGCATGTGCTTTGAACGCTTGTCCATAAAGAATTTACCAGCTTCGGCAGGCATGATTCTTTCAAGTTTAATATCTGCTCTGTGTTGAGGAGCAACAATCATACGAAGTTTGCGAGCAAGTTCTGCTCCAGATGACGCATAGATAACGGTATCACCAAGTTCAGGAATAGTAACTTTATATTGAAGAAGAGCAGAACGTTGTTCTGTAGATTCACCAAGACCAACATTAGTTACAGTCTCTTTCTTTTTCTTTAACTTCTTACGAAATTTCATGACAGGATCATAACCCGCATTAGGACCAGTGGCATCAGCACTACCACTAAAACCTCCAGTACCAGCAGTTGCGATTGTCATAGTCTCTCCAATTCTTCTTCTAAGTCTTGGTCTGTATCCAAATCAGATAACATTCCTATAGGATATTTATTTAAATATAAAAGTACAGTCTTTAAAATACTCCAATACTCCCTTTCCAACTTAAAGAAAAGTAAGGGAGTTGCTGCTTCACCAAAAACATTATACAGGATGATGAGATGATTAATAATGAGATGAGTCCTTAGTGGACCTCCACGAACATAACGCTTCAAGAGTCTTTTCAGATACTTGAAGCGTTTCATGTCTTCATCAAAATCCTCTCTGGTTACGCAGTAAGGATTTTCATAATGCTTTATGGCGAACAGAATGTAATTAGATTCATTCAGTTCGCTAAAGTTCATATGTTATCAGGCGGCATTAACGAGTCTCAGGGTTGCAGCATTAGAGATGACTTCCTCAGCACCCTTGCTGGTGGTAATCTTAACTCTGAACTGGATACCATCGTATGCAGCAACAGAATCATCTTCAGAACCAGGAGCACCCCACTTAGCAGTTGTAGTGTCAACCGAGAGAGTTGCACCAGTTACGGCAGTGTATGCAGCACCATCAAGAGATGTAGTGAGATTGACCCAGCGAGTAGCACCAGGGAGCTTACGTTGCCACTGATAGTAAATAGTACCAGACTGATCGACTGTTGCGGTAACTCCGAAGGTTGTTACAGCACCAGAAGGAAGTTCCAGAGTCGTTGCACCATCGCCAACGTTTGCAGGATGAGCAGAGATGGTGATAACTTCCAGAACGTCTGCTACCAGAGTATCATCAGCGTCATCACCAGCAAGGAGTGCAGTGTTGCTTACGAATGCAATGTGCTCTGCCTTGTGACGGGTGTTGCCACCGCCATCAACGTGTGTACGATACTTCCACCAACCAGGACCAGTGATTCCACGAGTTTTGTTGGAAGCAACTGTAGCCTCAGTGTCGTCTACAAAGAGAAGTTCATAAGAAGCACTGTCGCCACCCTTAATGACGTACTCAGCAACTGCCTTAGGAGCAGTACGGCGAACAGCGTTAGCAGCAAGAACAGTGCCAGACGATGCAACATAACCTGTATGAAGTTCCAGAGTAAGACCGTCACTTGCTACGGATTTTACAATATAAGGAACAGTAGCGAGTTCCAGAATGTCACCAGCAACGATGTAATCCGCTGTGGTGTCATCGTTGAAATCACCAGTAGTAGTAACAGTAGCGTCATTCTGGATGACCGCTACGTCAGTTAAAAATGCTTTCGCATCAATTTTTCCGAATACAGACATTGTTCTCCGAAGACGTTTTTCCTAATATTTATTTATAAAAATGGGGGCTTACGCCCCCAGTAAGTATCACGCTGCTTCGCGTGCTTCAAGTGCTGCCTTGACTTTCTCAAAGAGTTCGTCGTCAGCAGTAGTCTTTGTCAGTTTAACTGCTTTACCTACAATCAGAAGGCACAGGTCGATGAGTTTCTCACCGAGTTCTGCGTCATCAGGAATCTTGGAGACAGCAGCATCTACAACTTTATATGCTAAAGGTAGCAGAAAGGATACCATGATTTTTACCTAAACAGGAGTATATCCTATATAGGCTCAATCTCTTGACGAAGTGTGCTTTGCCATCGATTCAACTTCTTTCTTTTCTTTAGAAGTGTAACCATGCTTGACGACCCTAGAAACCTGACGACCAACTCTTCTGTTATGAGTTTCTGAGTCAGTCTCCTTTTCACCTTTCACCTTTTTCGTTTGACGAGAACCGCCAAAGTATTGGTCATGTTTTTTGCCTTCAGGTGTTTTGCTGATGTCAAGTTTCTTGCCAGTCTTCTTCTCGTGAGCATCGAGGACTTTCTGACGAGCACGTTTTGCAGCAAGAGTTACAGCAGATTGCTTGGCACGAATAGCAACACCTACACGGTGCTCATCCTTCTTGCCTTCTTTTGCAGCACGAGTTGCTTCATCAAGTTCAGTCTCTTCAACATACTGAGAACGATACTGCCCACCAGTTGCCCTATGAGTATCAGCAAGTTCTGCTGCTCTTGCGTCAGCATACTTTTTGCTCTTTACAGGTTTGCCAATCTTCTTCTCCTTCTTTCCATCAGGAGAACCATAAACTTGATAAGGCATTTCGTCAAGTTGCTCGCCTTCAGGTTCATAAGAACTGTAGATGCCAGACTTCATTCCTCTATACTGCTTTTCCATAGCAGCAAGAGCAGCCTTCTTTTCCTTTCTATCGTTGGCTCTCTTGAGTCTTTCCTTAGACTCTCCTTCTCTTCTACCAAGATATCTCCTTCTCTGAAGGTCGGTCAAACCCTCAGTAAACTGTCCAAATGTCAAGAGAGTTTCGGTTTCTGCGATGCTTTGATTGCTTTCTTCTGAAACTTCTTCTTGACTGACATAGGCTACGTCCTCTGTTTTAGTAGTTTTCTTGGTTTTCTTTTTGATGGTAATGGATTTGTTTTTACCAGACTGACCACGAGTTGCTTCCGCTTCGTCATGGTCAAAGTCAGGGTCTTCCATAGGGTCATAATATTTTGCTTCGGTAGCAACTTCTTTTTCGCCACCTTCCTTCCTACGCTTCTTTTCACACTTCATACAATCACAGTCTTCACCGTGATTGTTTTCCATTTCAGTGATTTCAGATTGCTTAGGATTGATTTTGATTTTAGTTTTCTTTTCAGAAAGTGCTCTAAAACTCAGCATATCAACCTCCGTAGTTATTCTGATGCTTGGGGTCTTGACCGATACGGTCAAAACGCTCACGCTCTTTCTTGGAAGTGATAGCACTTACAATCTTAGCAGACTTGTCTTGTGCAACTCGCTTTGCTTTACCTGTAGAAGATAAAGAAGTGCGAGCAAGATTTCCTGCACGACGATACATTCTATTTTCTTTGTCGCGGTCAATCTCCTTGTAACCTTCTTCGATTACATTCTCAATCTCTTCAATGGAGAAGAGACCAGACTCATACAGATGTGCAATCTGCTCATAGTCTTCACCAAGACGCTTAGCAAGTCTGTCGCTACCGCTGGATACAGCACGAGCAGTTTTACCAACTGCTTTCTTGATTCCTCTACCAACCAGTCTAGCAGCACTCTTGAGAGCACTACCAACAGCCTTACGGGTAGAACCTTTTTCAGAATCTCCAGAATCGCTACTCTTCTTTCTTGCAAGAATAGTAGGACCACTATGAGAACTTTCCCCGCCACCACCAGACTTAGAACCGCTATCAGAACTGCTGGAAGTTCCACGGGTAGACTTCAGAAGTGCATCTAACTTACCGCCAGTGCCATCGTCGTCAGAAGAAGTTTCTTTCTTTTTAGGAGGAGTCTTCTCCATAGAAGCACGCTTTGCTTTGATTCTTGCTGCTTCTTTTTCACCCTGATAGGTGCCTGCAACTTTACCAGCAGTAGAAACAGCAGCCTTACCTGCCTTAGTAGCAGCACGACCTGCCATTTTAGCACCTGCCTTAACAGCACTACCGACTCTTGTAGCAGCACCCTTAGCAGCAGTCTTCATACGCTCTAGTCTGGAAGGACCAGAAGGAGCACTAGACTTTTCAGCAGCAGACTTCATTGCAGAACCAGTTGCAAGTCTATCCTTTGCTTGGTCTCTACGACGCTGGGTCTCTTTAGGGTCAACTCTCTCAGAAATAAGTTCGACTTCTTCGAGTGCTTCGCAGATTTCAAGGAGGTCTTGGTCATCTTCAGCAACTTCAAGAATGATTTCTTCCATGAAATCAATGAGTTGCTCATCGGTCATGGCATCAATCTCTTCACCGAGCATTGCCAACTCTTGCCACTCTGCATCAGAGAATGCAAATGCTTCATTCTTAGCACCAGACTTATGGCGAGTTACACCTGCAGAATCAACATAGGTTTCTCTCTCACGTCTAGGAGATACATAACCAACACCAGGAACTACACCAGTCTGACCAGCATCACGGGCAGCATTTCTTGCTGCTGCTCTTTGTGCTGCTCTCTTACGGTTGCGGTCATACTTGGCATCTTCGCCAAGGACTTCAGCATTCTTGTCGTAGTTAACGAAGTGCTCATGCTTCTCAGAGATTACAATCTCAAGTTCTTCAACGGGGACGTTTTCGTAAATCCATTCGCCATCGGTGATGTCGTAGTGAGTTACAGTGCCATCCTCAAGCATCGTGTGCATTTCGGGAATGGTTTCAAACTCTTCCTTAACGCTACCATCGGGAGCATACTTGACAAGTTTTGCACAGTCATGACCTTTAGGTTTCTTCTTGCCACCCTCTTCGTCTTGACCAAGAGCACCAGTAACAATGTCTGCCTTGGTTACTTTGTCATAGGGCACGGCATTATTAGCGAGATTGCCGTCTCCTTTTTTCTTTGCTTCATACATCTGCACTTGTTTCAGTGCATCTGACATATCTGGTAGGTCGTTGAGATTCATTTTACTAAGCGTCCTTGTCCTTTTTATTTATCTTCTTAAGGAATTCTCCAGGAGTTAACTTCCTCATATAATTATCTAGTTCCTTTGTTCCAATTTCTCCTGCAGGAGTCCAATTGAAATACTTGATATCATTTCTTTCAACCAAGTCTTTCAACCAGCAACGGAAAATAGTCTCGTGCTCATCAATGTAAATGATGTAGTTGCTGCCTCTACTGACAACTTTACCAATCACACCAGTATTTACATTTTCAACAAAGGTGCCAACCTTGAACATTTCATTTTCAAAGTATGCTTCACGCATTCCTCTAGGGTCTAACTTAGGGGCAATCTCATGAAGTTGGAATGATGCATCGGCAAAGTCATCAAACTCTTCAACCTGCATTGCCTGACGAAGAAGCATGAATAACTTCTCAGCACCGTCCTTGCCGAGCCCTTCGGGAATGCCCTGCTGGAACGAATCAAAGTCTCCTTCTGCTGCTGCTTTACGCATCTTAGATGCAGACATTCCCTCTACACCTTCAGCATCAGGGTCACGGTCGCCAGCACTCACCACTTTGATTTCGTCGAATGTGTATAATTCCCCGTTATATTTCTGTGCGAGACTGTTGAACTCGCTAACCCTGTCGCCTCCCACCACAATGTTAACGCTGCTATACCCGTCATTATCGAGGGCACTGAGAACATCAAAAATGGTACGCATGTCGCCATTATCAATAATCGCATTCGCGTGGTCTGGATATGCCATCCGCATATATTTAATTTTAGTCCCTGCGTCGAGGGGGTTCTTCTTAGGATCCTCCGACCTTGAGGGGTATATTCGATACTCTCCTCCATTTGCTTTTGCCTCTCTTGCTACTTTTGCAAGAAGTTTTTCATGCCCAACAGTAGGTGGATTAAATCTTCCAAATGTAATAGATATTGCGCCTTGATCGACCTTACCCGTGCCATCTCCAGTTTCTTCTTCTCCATTCTGTTGAGTTGGTGCAGTGTCGGGATTCTTGGGGTCAATCTTTACAAGTTTTCCATCCTTAGACATATGAGTTACGTTGCCCGAAGCGTCGGCATAACGTCCGTAACCAATATGTGTAAGTTTTAAAGTCTGTGCAGCCTTTGCTGCGAAGGATTTTTCGGCTTCAGTTAGGAAAGCACTGAACTTTTTCATTCTACCAATTTTTATTAAGATTAAAGTTTGCTTTACTAAAAGTCAGTCGGTCTACAATTTTGTAGGGATTATCAGAAACAGTTACGAAACCTTCATGCTGGGCAGGTTCCCCATCGATGTAACATTCAACTGTCCCATTAACGATAATCGCATCGAGTAGACGCTGTTTCAGTTGGAAGATTTTATGCCACACCTTAAAGGTAGACACGTTAACCTCTTGCTTATATTTATCAGGTAACGAATTGTACATAACGGCAGCACTAGGAATCTCACCACTCCGAATGAAACTATTGACATGCTTCTTCAGTTCTGCACTATGCCCAACCTTACAGAAGGGAATCATTGCAACAATCTCTGCTGCTAGTTTCAGATTGTTCCAACGCTTGAGTTTAGCATCAGTCGTATCAATGAAACGACAGAAGTTACTAGACTGCAACTTCACACCAAGGGTTGCCTTTGCGTCAGGAGAAATCTCAGTGTAAGAAGTATGGGGTGCTAGAATAATTTGTTGACCAATCGGAGTGGCAAAGCGATACTCCACAGTATTAGGGCAATAAACACTGCCCCCACCGACACCGATCCAATCAGCTTGGACAATACCACTGATATGAGGAAGATAGCGCAAACATAAACGAAGGATATCTGCAACGTTGCCTTTATGATTCTTCGCAATGTCATCGTAAGTGTAGTTGATAAGAACTTTCTTTTTGTTGAACACAGACTTGGTGCCAACGAAAAACATGCCGTTCTCAGGATTAGTACCAAACACAATAGCAGGAGCACCGTCCCACTTGACGCTGATGTTCTTACAGGTCAGTGCTTGCTTGACAGCACCCAATGCTACGCGACGACCATCAAAGATCGAATCCTCCAAGTGCTCAAGGTGTTTGTTCGGCATTCCGTCTGTGTCTATACCACTATTATAGCACGTCAGAGTGGAGTCGCACATGGTCTTGTGCCAGTTCTTTAACCGCCCACCTTAAGATAAGTGCTGCTCTTCATAAATGCTGTCGCTCTCCTATCAGTGAAAACAATCAATCCTTTAGAACCAGCATAAGCAATCATAGACTTAATAATATTGTTTTTAATATCTTCCCTGATATTATTTTGCTCTTTGTCTAGAAGATATCCAACTTCATATGCCTGCACTTTATGTTTCAGGTATTTTGCTGCATTAAATGTTCCATTTCTACCAGCAAGTAACTGAGTAACATGGTCAACTACATGACCAGACGAATGCTGATTTCTTGATAACCAAGCAATATACTGAGCCCATTTAGGTAAATCTGCCACAAGGTTTGTGCCTCCTCCACGAGCTCTATAATTGTCAAAAACTCTCCAGTCTGTAAAGTTATGAATATTACTCCTGGCGTGTTGAACACCCTGAAAGATTCTAGTTCTCTGTGATTTAATTTGCATAAATGCTCGCCCTCCGCCACTCCTTCTAGCAATCAAAGAGATGACGGGAAGAGTTACTTTACCATGAGCAGCAGAACCCCCTCTTTGAGAAAGTTGCACTTGAATGTCAGCGATTGCCCTACTACTTTCAAATCCCCTAATATCTAAATAATGCCCAGACCTACCAGACATAGTAAAGTTGACAACACATTTTTGATTACTTTCGGAATATTCTACATCTGTAATCACAATATTCATTGCCAATGCATCTTTCAATCCTTTGACACCAGAGTGTCTCATGACTTTCATTTTTACATTTTCATCAGTTGCTTTCTTTAGGGATATTCCAACACAAGTTTTTGTCTTAAAAAGTTCATCGATGAACTGATTATATTCATATAATCCATCTAGGTCTTCCATTGCGTGAAGCATCTTTCCACCTTCACCCTTTGCCCGTATTTTAGCATTTTCTTCTTGAAGTTTTCTTGATTGAGCGTTACGTCTTGCTGGATTAAAGTCAGCAAGTTCTCTCAACACTCTTCCAGATTCGGAGTCTTTAATCGCAATAATATCAGCAGGATTCCACTTATCCTCACCAACAGTAACAACATCATACATCTGTTTCATAACAGACCTTGTAGTGGTTTGTTTTATATCGTTCTTTAATCTGTTGAATGTGCCTTTAAATCCTGGAACAAAATCTTGTCTATAAAACTTATATCTGCCACTCCTCATATATGCTGGGTAAACTTTATTTGCAATCCAAACAGAAGAATTTACCCAACCACCAACATCATTTTGAGTCAACCAAGCAGCAAATGACCTGTTACATCTTTGATAGTTGATGACACAAGCATCTCTTACTGCTGGAGGTTGTCCATTCAAGTTCTGCATTGCAAGAGAAAGGTCTGTATCTAACAAAGCAGAACCCTTTTCTTGTCGCAATGCCATGGCCAAAACTTGAAGTGATTCTTTATCCTCTGTAGTTGCCATTCTACTCTATCGGGTCGTCAAGACTATTTAGATAATCCTTTTCATTCTGGTAGACTTTTTTCTGTCCTGACCATATCTGATACCCTTCAACAACATCAGGGATTAACCATTGGTCCACCCTATAGCAATACTTCCAGTTGGCAGGCTGAACACAGTTCAACACAACCACCTGGAAGAATGCTACTAGATGTATCCAGAGACTATACATCTCCCTCTTGACGGTTTTCAGAGTAGTGAACATCAAACTCACCACCAGGATAACGGGACTTGAGTTTGTCCACGTTCATTTCAATAACTTCATCAAGACTGACTCCAAGCCCAATACACGCTTGAGCAACATACCACATGATGTCACCTAGTTCACGCTTGAGATGGAACAGATTTTCTTCATTCACGGGTTTGCCCTGAAAGATAATCTTTTTGATAATTTCAGTAAACTCACCCGCCTCAGCAGACATACCTACAGCAGCAGTAAGCAATCGCTCGGTAGGAAAACCTTCTCCTTCGAGGTCAAAAAGACGGACGGTAAAGAAAGAATAATCTTTACTTTCTTTCGACGTGACGGCATCGACGAATTCAACATACTTCTTAGGGTCAATCATACTTTAAGTCTTGGAATGTTTTCTTTGCTGTAAACTTTTTAACTAAATCGATTTGCTGTTCTTGAGAACCTTGACCAGAATCAACTAGGTCTTCTTGAGCAGAATCCTCTACATCATACAACCTCATCTTCGACCTGTCAATACCTACACAGAATCTTTTGTTAGAGGCAATATCATTATATCTGTTCTTGAGTTGCTTGACCATGATTTGATTCATGCCCTCAAGCTCCTCCGTGCTAATAAGGGCAAACATAAGATCAGCAGTAGCAGGGAGACCAAAGGATTCACTAGTGTCAGTAAGGTCAACATCAGTGCTACCGTAACCTGAACGAGTGGTCTGCGTAGCACTGATAATAGGAACATTACACTCCACAGCAAGACCCCGAAGTTCTTCTGCGATTGCCTTGACGTAGGTGTAGGAGTTGACAATGCTGCCTTTATATCTCTGGGAAGCACAGATATTAAGGTAATCCACAAAGATAATATCGGGTCGAATAGACCGCTTAAGAGCAAGGTCGCTAATAAGAGACTTAAAGTGTCCGACATGAGCAGAGGCAGTTGGGTACTCTTTAATAATTAGCTTGCCTTGAGTCTTCTTAGAAAGATTCGCCATCTTTTTGTCAAACATCAACTTAGGCAAATCACCTAGTTGTTGGATTGGAACGTTGAGCAGATTCGCATCAATGCGCTCTGCGATCTTCTCTTCCGCCATTTCCAATGTGATATAAAGGACGTTCTTACCCTGGAGGAGGGTAGCGGCAGCACAGTGGCACATAAACAAAGATTTGCCAACCCCAGTACCAGCGAGTGCGATATTGAGAGTCTTGTTAGGGAGACCGCCCTTCGTAATCTTATTGAAGAACGAAAGGTCAAACGGGATTTTATCTTCTTTGCGATGGTAGAAATCATAGCGTGCTTCTGCGTCCGAGACATAATCGTGTCCTACGTGTTGGTCGAATGATACTCCGAGTGCCTCAGAAAGAATCTGTGGAATGGCACCTTTATCACGTTTGGAATCCTGTCCATCAGCAATCTTGACACTCTCCATAAGCGATAGGTAGATTGCACGCTCTTGACACCACTTTTCCGTAGAATCAACGAGCCAGTCAAAGTCTGCGGTATCATTGGAAAGGACATTTAGGACTCCGATAATCTCTTTAAATTGTTCTTCAGTAAGGTCAGTTCGTTCCTGACACTCAATACCAATAGCATTTAGCGAAGGCATTGCATCGTACTGACTCACATACTCATGAATCTCAAGAAAGATAATTTTATGCTCTCTTGCAGTAAAGTAATCGGACTTCAAAAAAGGAAGAACCTTACGAGTATACTTCTCATTATAAATGAGGTTACTGAGAATGGTTACTTCTAGGTTCATACGTAATGCAGGTAAGTTCCGACGATGTACTTTTTAGATGTTAAGGGTGGCATTCCCGCATGGCGATATTGCCAAGTAGGTGGGAACAATAGTATTGTACCACACTTCGGAGAAACAGAGTGTTCGATTTTAGGAAATTTTGTTTCTCCTCCAACCTTTACTGTATTCAGATAAAGAAAACATACTAAGAATCTACGAGCGGAATTATAATTGCCAACATCAACATGGTCTTTGAATTGGTCATATTCATTGGCATTATACATTTTGATACGAAACTCTTCAAATGCATAATTGGATGGAAAGTCTGGTCCCAAGTCCAATTCCGACATATAAAGTTCAATTGCATCAATAAAATGATTCTGCACTTTTTCTTGAATAGACATCCACTTAGGGTCTTTCTCAAGATACTTCTTAGAAATATTCAGTTCATTGAATGAAGGTCTCTGCTCCCTATCAAAGTATTCGAAATCTGATGTATCAAAGGATTGTATAATTTGACTACAGAATCCCTCATCAACAACATTATCATATTGCCTAATAAAGTCTTTAAGTTCAGTTCCCATAACGAAACTCCTTTGCTGCACACTCATCAAGTGCTTGCATTATTTCGGGCGTGAAGTATTTCTCGGGATCAGCGAGAATAGACTTAGGATAAACAGCAGATTCACCAATGACGATACGATTGCCCCGCTTTTCGAATACTCCGTACTTTTCACCCAGTTCCAGTAGTCCATAATACTTGTCCAATCCACGGTCGTAATAAAGACGGGTTTCAACATCAGAGTTTTCCTTAGTGAGACGAGACTTTGCTGCTTTACACTTAATGATATTCCCTACAACTTCGGTGCCATCCTTCTCTTTCTTCTTAGAAAGATAGATGATAGTAGAAGCAGCATACTTCAGACCAGAACCTCCACCCATTTCCTTGGTGGGAATATAGGCACCGACAACATCATAGGTATGATTGGTCACAAGCAGAGGAACATTTGCCTTGCCCAGTTTCAGAGTCAGCACTCGGAAGATAGACTTCACAACCTGAGCACGAGTCATGTCACGGGTCTCTTTACCTGCCTCAGAGTCTTCAATCTCCTTGGAGGTAGACAGCATACCCAAAGAGTCCAGAACAAACATCATAGGTTGACGTTGCTCAGGTTTCTGTTCCAGATACTTATCCAAAATCTTGATTGCTTGAGTACGAAACTCTTGCACAGTAGTAACAGGGACAATCATCATGCGCTGGGAATCGATACCTCGGTCCTCAATCATTTGACGAGAGATAGCAGACTCAGACTCGAAGTAGATTACCCCAGCATTGGGGTCAGACTCAAGAAAATGCTGGACAATCCCAAGGCAAAAGAAAGTCTTGCCAGTACTAGACTCACCAGCGATAGCAGTGATTTTGTTTGAGGGGACTCCACCGTAGATTGAACCGCTAACCAGAGCATTGAAAATGTAACTACCAGTATCAATGAAACCAGAAGTATCTCCTGCTGCGACACCATCACTAACAAGTCCTGCATATTCATTATTAATTTCCTTTACTACGTCTTGTAAGAAATTCACTCTTTAACCTCCAATAATGATGTGATGTAATTGGAACGTTTCATGGCACGTTCAAACCATTGTGCTTCTGATAATTCGCTAAATGATTTTTCTTCTATAAGAGAAAATCCAAATGCTTTTTGGTACTTTACTACAAATTGTACTTTGCTCATCCAAATAGAAACTCCAGTGATGCTACTTTTTCTGCTTGCCATCCAATCGTGTCCATGATTACTTTGATAGGTTCCAAGAACGATTTTTCAAATTGTAAGTCATAGTCCACCTGTCTGTCAAGACCAAACTCTTTGGGGAATGTTCCCAGATAACTGATAACATTCTCGTTAATTTTATTGGGGGTCTTAAGATAAACAAACTTAATCTTTTCGCCATCTTGAATCAACGGATACTTATGAGTAAGTTTATGTTTCTTGTTGTAGAAGTTGTACAACAATGCACCACGAACATGAATAGGTGTACCTTTACTATAGATGGTCGCAGGATTGGACCACTTATTTATTCCATTACATCCTCGGGGGAAAGAAATATCTTCGACTGGTAACGAAGAAAACTCATCTCGAAAATCTGCAATGAATTTCTGAGCAGATTCTTCATCCCCATTCATGATTACCTTCATACAATCTTTAATTGCAGTGCGACATGCCGCAGGAGTAGAAGACTTAACTGCTTCAAGACCCATAATTTTCAGTTTAGGTTTTTCATACCTAACACCCTCACTGTCCCAGACATTAAGGATGTAACGCTTTTTGGCAGTCCAAATACCTTTGTTAGCGATATTCTCTCGCTTCATGAACATCTTCTGTTCATAAGCACCGACGTAATCTGCTAGCTCTTGATACGATTTGTCGATGAATGATTCGATTCGGTCCTTACAAGCAGCATCGATGAAGCTGACAATCCTCTCTGCAGGAACATCCTGTGCATTAAATACAGAACGGACAAGTAAATCAAGACAGATATAGATGCTGTCAGTATCGGAAGCAATAACATAATCATGGTCCTCTGTTTTTAGTAATTTGTTTAGGTACTGGTTTACCTTCCCTTCAATCCAACGAATCGAGACTTGACCCGAGAGAGTAATCGCCTCAGCATTCGCCAGGTTGTAGTATCGGAAGTATTGATTTCCGATGGCACCATAGGCAGAGTTGAGCTGGATTTTTCTTGCCATTTGGATATTGTTGAATTTGCTAATATCCTTTTGTAGTGCCAGGGTCTCTGCAGATGTCTTGGCATGTTCAAGAGATTGCTTTGCGGCAAGCATCTTTTTCTTGTAAATGGTTCGTTCATCATAAATCTTCTGCATCATTTCTGGTAGGAAACCGTGAACGTCTTTACGGTACTGAGCACCGTTCGCACAAACGCAATAGTCTCCCTTGATATCTAGTGTCTTTGCAAGAATCTTATCAACTGTTGCCGTTGGATGTCTCTGGTCAACAAGTGTCTCTGGCGAGATGTTGTACTGCATAATAAGGTGAGGGTACAGACTATTAAGGTCAAAAGATACAACCCAGTCATACTTTCCAGGAATCGGTTCCTTGACGTATGCTCCTGCATATTTTTCATCTTTCTTTGCACCTTTCTTAGGAGGAACTACAATATTGCGTTCACTAAGATAGTTATAAATCATCGTATCCCACATGCGTACTTGACTATACACATCTTCAAAATTCACCTTGGCATCATATGCCATGGTAATAGCAAGTTCGAGTAATTTCATCTTATCTTCCAATCGGTCGATAAGTTCAACGTCTTGGATGTTGTACTCCATGAACTTCTGCCAGTCACGGGTATAGAAATCTTTGAAGTTTTCGTACTCGCTATGGTCTACTTTTCTTTGCCCAAGTTCAACGAAGGCAATATGGTCGAGTCGATAAGACTCTTGGTTTGAATATGTAAACTTACGATAAAGATCCAAATAGTCAAGGATGTTAATACCAGAGATATCGTAAGCATAATTTTTGCGTCCTTGGACATAAACCTCCCTCTCATTTGCACGATTCCAAGGGGACAGACTCTTCATCCATTTTTCCCCAAGCACACGATTAACCCGACGAGCAATGTAGGGAACGTCATACAAGTTAACGTTCCAACCCGTCAAAATGTCAGGGGTATTCTGAGTCCACCACCCAAGAAAGTGATTAAGCATTTCTTGCTCCGTCCAGAAGAAGTGTGCTTCCACACCATCTGGAGGAGAAAACTCCCTAGTACACCAGCAGTAGTATTTCTTGGTCACCATATCTTTGATGGTGATAGACAACATTTCTTCTGCTGCCTCTTCCACATTAGGAAATCCGTTTTCGCATTGGACCTCAATGTCCATTGCATAGATTTTCATAGTGTTGATATCATAATCAACCTCTCCAGGATATTCTTGGCGGATGAACTGATATACAAAACGTTCATATCCATGCACTTCAAATCCTTCTACGCCTTCATACTTAGCAATAAATTCCTTAGCATCCCTAGAAGAATCAAACTTTATAGGACTAACATTTTTGCCGTCTAGAGTTTTAAATGGTTCTTCTTTCTTAGACAGTGTATATAGAGTCGGACAAAAATGGGTACGAGATTGGACAGGTTGCCCATTCTCATACCCACGATAAAGAATAGTATTACCAGCGAGTTGAACGTTGGTATAGAAATGACTCATTGCGATTTATAAGTCTCCAGAAGTTTTGGCGTTGGATCCAGTATAGTCAAAATCGCTTCAGATGTCAAGAACAAATCACGTTGTTGCGAGTGAAGAGGAAATGGTCTCAGGGTTCCATCTTCATTAACTTCCATACATTTTTCAATGAGAATACTCGGTTCTTCATCAAGTTCAGTTACAGCACCAAGAAGATACTCACTCCGCTCCCTCAGTAGAATCAGTTTCACGTTTTCCATTAATTTTAGCCTCCACTAATTTTGTGTATTGTTCAACAACTTGTTCATGTGTTTCATATGCTGCAGTGACTTCATCCATTCGGAAAAAGATATGGTCATGTTTGCATAGAGGCAACCATGGTTCCATCACAACTTCTGGGTCGGAAAGTTTGTGAATTCCTCCCTCTTCACCGTCAACATCGACATTGAGATTCATACCAGAATTAATCCAAATACTATATGGGTGTCTCAACTGATATGCTACAGGTGTTTTTTCTTCAGAATTTCCTTCACCATTACTAGAAGTTACTTCATAGATATCTGAAATAATATCTTCACCGTTTTTTAGTCTTACGATTCTTACGCTCATAATTCCTCCTTTCAATTTCTAAAACTGCTTCCTTAATGATGTCCTTAAGGATTTTATCTTCGTTGACATTCTTTTGCTCTGCGATAGGTCTGACATATCGTAGAAGTTCATCAGTATAAGATGCTGGAACTTCAATTGTCAAGAGGTCAGATTCGCCGTCGTAATTATTTGGTTGTAAATTTACATAGACATTCATGGTATACTCCAAACAAAAAAAGACCCCTGAGGGTCTCTTCGGTTGTGTACTATATAGACAAGATTATACACCTCGTTATGGCATACTTCAAAATTGAAAACGTTGACGAATATAAAACTTTAATTGACAAACTTATCGTAGAAGAAAATTTAGAAGATATCAGTAAAGAGTATACTACAAAATATGGATTGCAATACAATCTTTATCATTCTGAACGAGCAAGAAATGAATTGACTCCAATTACAGACATCATAGTAAAGAAAATAAAAGAAACATCTAACCAAATAAGTAATGCAGATTTAATTGCTGCATGGACTTGTATTGGAAAAAAGGGGACATACCATACAGCACACAAGCACAATACAAATAACGATTTGGTTGCTGTCTTATATTTGGAATGCCCCAAAGCATCTTATCCAGATGGAGCGATATACTTTATCGAAAACAATGAAGTATATCGGCACATGCCAGAAACAGGAGACCTATTAGTTTTCCCCGCCACAACTATCCATGGTACATATCCACAAGGAGAGGGTTTAAGGCAAACTCTCAATATGGATTTTAGAATCACTAGTCGATAATCCTCTTACACTTTTCAATATTCTTTTTGCAGAAGTTACGAACGTAACTATCAGCATCAAGACTCATAGTGTAGTGAGCGTGAGTATGCATAGATTGAATAATAAAAAGAAAACCTACCACCAACACATTAAAATGAGTGACAGGATGACGCAGGATTTGTTTAATCTTGGATGTCATAAATTTTAAGTTTTTGGTGGTCAGGAATAATCTTCTGTAATTCTATCACAAGCATCCCATTATTAAAAGTCACTGTTCCAAGTTCAACATCATCACTCAAGTTGAATCCTCTGGCGAAAGTCCGAGTAGCAACGCCCCGATGCATGTACTCTTCTTCTCCTTTAGACTTCGCCGCCTTAGACCTGACTAGGAGGACGTTAGATTCTGTAGAGACTTCAATCTCATCCTTACCCCAACCAGCAAGTGCCATTTCAATCCTCCACTTCACCTCAGATTCTTTCACGAGGTTGTATGGAGGATATGCTTCGTTAACAGAACCCATTCCATAAGAATGCAGTCTGTAGAAAATGTCATCCAGTCCGACGCTGTATCTTTCTGCAGCGTCAACGATGGCACCCAAATCTTTGGTGCCGAACTTTCTAAGTCCAGTCATTTGTTATGCTCCTTTAAAAGCGAGTTTGATTGTGTGAACCCCGAAGGCATTCAGTATTATTTAATAGTAATACCTAGAAACACATTGTCAAGTAAACCGAATATAGATGTAAAGTTTCCCCAACCTACATATAGATAGGACTCCTAATCGATGGAAAAATGCGTAAACTTCTTCCTATCGTAATGATTTTGATGGCAACCCCTGCATACGCTGGTGGTCTTGTTACTAAGCACGCCTCTTCGGTCCAACTGACTGTTGATGCTGCTCGCTCTACTGCTGTAAGAATTGGTGGTAGTTATTCTGCCTCTGGTTCTAACATCACGGCAGGCACGATGGGTGGTGTTTCCACTGGCGCTGGCACATACACCGTCACCACGTCTGGACAAGATTGGTCGTTGACTGAATCGTATAACGCAGCAGATAGTGTTCCTGCCTCTGCTGTTAGCACAGGTGATGTTCCTAACTTCGGTAACCTTACCTCTTATGCTGCTGGTTCTGCTGGCACACTCGCAGGTACGATTGACAGAACTCATGCTATTACGCTGACTGCTGGTGGTGCTGGTTCATCTGCTACAGGACAGTTCGTCTCTGAGATTACTGTTATTGATTAACACTATATAATCATGAAGAGATTAATCTTGGTGGCATTCTTAATGGGGACACCAGCAATGGCAGTCCCCGTTGTACCTAACTTCACTCAGGGGTCAATGACCAGCCACACTGAGACAACACAAAAGATAACAGAAACCATCAACTCGATGGACTATAACACAGGGTATCAATACTCTGTGACAGGGAGTGGAATTACAGCATCAGGTTCTTTACAACCAGGCACAGGTGCTAACAATGTAACTATAGACGGTGTGACATCATCATGGACAGGACTAACAAGCAGACCGAACTTTACACAGACAACTCCAGGGGGAGCGTTTCAGTTCACAGAAACTTACCGAGGTCCAGGTCTCAGCAATCAAACAATTATTCAAAGGACCACAGAGGTCACAAGTATCACAGATACTACAAGTATCTTCTCGCAATAGGACTTAATTTTGTTTTCCCAATTCAAGCATATGCTGAAGTCGGGGGTGTTAGTGCTACAGCTGCTCCCGTTGCTAATTCTTCAGGCTCTGTTACAAATCAGGCAATCCAAGTTTTACAAGGACCCTACATTACAAACACCTATGGGGCTGGGATCCAGTGTCAGGGACCCACTCTAAACATCACACCCTATGTCACTGGTAGTGCTTCTGCTACTAAACCATACGAACCATATTATAATGACCCTGTATATGACATGCGTGACCTAGATGATGATGGAGCACCAGACAATCCTGGTTCAGTTTTGTATCGTGTCCCCGTAAGAACAGGACAGAAAGATAATTACAACCTGGGTGTTGGTTTCTCTGCTACATGGTCTCGTCCTCTTGATAAGAAACTACAGGACCAATGTAAAGAAGCAGCAGCTGCTAACATCGCTTTGATGCAACAGCAAACTGCTAATAAGAGATTGGATTTTGAGATTGCTAGACTTAAGAACTGTGGTGAGTTAATTCAAAAAGGAATTATGTTCCATCCAAAGAGTCCATACTATTCAGTATGTGCTGATGTAGTGGTAATGAACAAGAATGCTATTGCACCACACGTTCACTCTATACCTGCACCAGTATCAACCAAAGCAGAAGACTTAGGTGGTCCTATTCAAACACAGGATTAACTTTATAATGATATTGGTTTCTCATACGTTTTAGAACATTGGGGTCATTACCATAATACCCCATGTTCATATATACACAATCTAAATATCGCAAGTCTTCACGGTCTGCATCCATTGTAAAAGAATCACAGTAGTACAAAATCTCCTGAGGAACTTGCACTTGTTTATAATCGTGCTCAATGTAATAAGGTACAGTCATTTCAGTTTTGCCCATTCAGTAATATTGGGGTCATTACCCTCATAAGAGTAATTTACATACAGATTGTCACCACCAATGTTAAGGTGATACATCTTACCATCGGCAAGATAGATTCCCAACCATACAGCACGACCTTCTTCCATGGTCTCATAGTGTAGCATCTTCACATTCTCCAGTACAATCTCGTCTGGATTCTTCACAAATTTACTCACCTTTCACCACCTCATCCCATGCTTCTTTATACTTACGGTCCCAGTTGTCAGTGTATACTGGAAGGAATGCATTCAGAGCATGGGCAATGTCATGGGCAGCATCCATACGATTGTTGTCCATTGCCTCAGTCAGTTCTTCTAACATAAAACTAATGGCGTTGATGTTGGAGAATGATTCATTCAACTTGTTCATTACATCCCAGTGCTTACTAATCATCACGCTACTCCATCCGCACTATCTTCAAGCACTGTGCCCATAGGACCTTTTTTTAGTCGGTCCCATTCTTCATCACGCTTCACCCACTCTTTGAACTTCTCATCAAGGTCTTCATCCATGGTCAGTTCAAACTCTTTACAGACTTTACGCTGGTCATCTTCTCGTGTCCAATCATTGAAAACGAGGGACATAGCACCAGAGCGAATAGATGCGGGGTCCATACCTACACAGAGGAGAAACTTTTCAAAAAGTTTAAAATACTGTTTGGCGTTAAGGTCAGCAGCAGGAGCAGTAATCACATAATGCTCTTCGGGGAGGAAGTCATCATCACCAATGGTAGAACCAAACCCGCGAGTGTAATCGTGAGTGTAGGTAGCATCAAACTTGAATTGAACTTCTGCTTCGTAAGTCATAGTTGCGGTTTTTTCACAGGTTGCATAGGTTGACGTGGTTGTAGATTCCAAGGGTCTTTTACATACTCATCTCGATTTCTCCACTCCATGATAGCATTGACGAGATCAATAATAGTAGGGTTCTTATCTAGATATTCACCATCACGATCTACTGGTGCTGGATTATTACAGAATACTTCATCCCACCAGTCAGATACAATATCATACAGTTCTTGTTGTTCTTCAGTCATCTGTAATCACCTGATTTGTAACGACGATACTTTGCTAGATTGCGTGGCTCGAAGTCAAGCACATCAAAACGAATCTCAAACTTCCTCCACCTAAATGTGAAACCAATGTCACGAGGACCAATACCAATGACTCCATATGGATACCATTCGGGAGAAGCAAAATCATCCCACTGAACTACCATATCAATGAGAGCAAACTTGGTAGAGATTGGGAGCAGTTGGAAATACCACTCGTGCCCAAAGTCTTCGTAATAGACATAATCAAAAAGTTTCATTTCAAATAATATGCTTTGTAGTCACAGTTGTAACGGTCAATGTATTTTTGAGCATGTTGCTCACACTGAAACCAACAGATTTTGTTTTCTGTTTTGTCTTCTAGTCTAATAGGAAATGTTTCGGAATAAGGAAACAACTCAACCTTCCCAGAGGCGGTCAGTTTCAGTAGGGAATCCACCTTCTTTGAGGGGCGGGAGCTCCCAGAAGGTTTCTTCGTTTGTTGCTTGGATGTAGTCGGAGTCTTCTTGCTCCGTGATGTCGTCGCCTTCCCAGAAGTCTTCGTAGTCTTCCTCGGTTGCTTCGGAGATTCCGCTAGTTTCTTGAGATTTTCCTCCAAACTTTTCTGCGTTTTTACCGACGTATTCTTCCTGGGACTTTTCGAGACCGAGGCGGTAGTTGAAGAAGTCGATGAAGTCTTGCTTCGTCCAGTCGTTGAGGATGCTTTCTTGCGGGTCGTTTTCGTCCCAGTCGATCGTGAACGAACCGTCGCCGTTTTCTGTGACATTAATCATTTCGGTTTCAGGGTTTGCCTTAATGCCATTATAGCACGGTTTCGGTCTCTTTGCTCGTTTCTACGCTCGGCAATGGACAGTACGGGAACTGTCTTCCCCCTAATAGCAGCAATCTTTTTCATAACTTTCTTGACCGTTGGTTTGATAACCTTTAGTAAGACATCTGCCAGCGGTTTTGCCATAAGTGCTGATGCTGTTGCGACAACAGCAATACTTGAGGTAGTTACAACTGTCCCAGCAGCAGGAAGACCAGCAACAATCTGTTCTGGTAGAGGCACAGGTTCTGTAATCTGAATACACTGATTGCCAACTAACTGATAGTCAGTAACTTTCTTTCTAAACCCCTCAATGTATGTGCCGACAGGTTCCTTTGCTGCTTGTGCTGGTGTAGGGCAATCTACCTTGGCAGTAGCAGGTGGTGCTGCTGGTGGCAATTCTACTTGCCCAGGAGGTTTTGGTTTCTCCTTCTGTCTAGTATCTACCCCAGAAGGTCTTGTAGGAACTATCTGGTTAGGTTCAAAATTAATAGGATTGTAACTGGGGACACCACTATCGCAGTAAGTAACCAGTCCCTTAGGGTCATCCCCTCCAACTGTTTTGGACTTTGAATTCGTCTCATGAGCTTCTACGCATCCAGGGATGTCCACTACAGGCACACCAATATTTACCACCACGGGGGGTGCTGGTGGCAAAGAAGTTGAAGTTGTATTAAGAGTATCAATAACAGGAGGAATATCCAGTTGTCTTATTTGAATACCCCTAGTGCCAATATCACGAATCTCCATCAGTCATCGTCTTTAAATAAATTCGCAATTGCAGTGAATACTGAGTGGAATGCAACATAAAGAAAAAACTTTCCTTCAGCATCCTTGTCCCTTTTCCTTCTTGTAGTAGTCATAATCAACAGTCATTGAATACAGAACCAACTTGGTTACCAATATTAGAACCGACTCTACCACCTAGAAGAGTCACCCAACCAGCAGCCAACCATCCTATGTAGGGGATATTGACCACGGCAGGTACAAGAGCACCAGCGGCAATGCTAGTCCCTGCTAGGGCACCTTGAGAGCGTGCTCCAGCGTCCGCCCGTATACACTCTTCGCTTTTCGCACCTAACTTTCCCTCGGGGTCCAATGCCCCGCCTCCTAGGTTTCTAACACCATCCATAGTGTATTGATCGACGCGATACTCTCTGCGACTTTCAACACCACCGCCACCAAATAATCCACCTTTCTTCTGATCGAGTTTTAGTTGTCTCTCGGACTCTAAAACACGAGGGTCATTAGCACGATATTTAATCTTATATCCATCTCGGGTTGCTTCTACTTCATAAGAAGAGTAGTCACCACCAGGAAAATTAATAACAGGAAAATCTGGTCTCCTAGTGGCATTCATAAGATGACCTAGTACACCAATGTGAGCAACACCAACAACACCCAGTAATGCCAATGCAGCAGTCTTTATTGGCGTTCTTTTCTTAGTTGGTGTTTCCGTTGGTGTTTCGGTCTTCTTAGTTGTCATGGTTAGAAGGGGATAGCGGGTCCTGTCGTCTTGGGAAGGGACGCACCACCTTGAGGAATTGCACCACCAGTTACAGATGGCATCTTAGGAATCTCAGGCATAGCACCCTGAATCATACCAGGGAGTGCCTCAGATACAGATGCTGTAACTTGTTCGATTGCTGCTTTCTTAGCAGACTCAATAAGTGCATCTTTATTGAGAAGCACATATGCACTACCACCAATAAGGGCGGCAGATGTCAGACCAGAAAGAAGAGCAATAGCGTTGATAAGTTTCTGCATTTTATTGTTCCAATAGTTTTATTCTATCATCTATATCACGAAGTTCAGAATAATACTCACAGGGATACTCCATAGACACAGGTTCTTTATCAATCATCATGTCAGTTCTACACATACCATTACCAATCTCCATGTGCCCAATAATAAACAAGGTCATTAATAACATGGTTTTATACCGTAGGCATTACAGGTGGCTCACCGTCTTTCTTAGGTGCAGTGGCAATTTGAATTGGTGCTTGTTCAATACGAATCGTCTGCGAAGGAGCCGTTTGTGCCGCCGCCGCAATGAGTTTCTCAAGATCTGCTTTGGAGACACCGCCGCCAGCAACGCCCTTGAACGTTCCGTCGCCATTCTTCTTTGCCGTCTGGACGCCAAAGGTAGCGAGCACCCCAGTAAAGACAGACGCGATGAAAGTCGGGTCAAGTTTCTGCTCGGGGATGCCAAGTGCGGGCGGCAACTTAATGTAAGCAAGGGTAAGAATGCCACCAGACCAAACGAGGATGCCAAGACGCACGAAAGTGCTAATGATGGCAAGGTGTTCCTCGCTATCACCAGCAGCTTCCTTGAGTTTAGCAAGTGGTCCCTTCTTCTTTTCTACCTCTTTAACCTCCTCTTTGGGAGATTCTTTAATTTCTTCTGCCATGATGAGCCACAAATAGGCTCATCTATTTAGGCTTCAGTAGGTTGACGTTTCTTGCCGATATTATACTTGGACTCAAGAGTCCATTCATGCTTTTCTTTATAAGCAATAACTTTGATTTGGCTAAGAGGAGCAGCATCTTTAACTGCATCTTCTTTTACAATTTCTACTAGTCCCCAGTCCGACAATAACTTAATGATGCGATTACGTCTCTGTACATCATTCTCAGATAGGTTTGCTTTTTTACCATCAAGTGCAAATAGTTCTTTAAAATGAACAATGTAATATTGCCCCTTCTTATGAAGAATATGACATGACTGGTACAACTTCTTTTCTTTTCTAGAAGCAACACCAATACGGGTGAGAGTCTCACGAACTTTCAGGAAATCATCAGGTTCCTTTAAGTTCACTTCTACCATATCATCTTTTGTCCAATGAACTTCTTTAAGTTCGCTCATTTTTTCTTACCCCCTTTATTCAGTTTGGTTCTAATAATTTCAAGTTGGTTGTCGGTAAGAATCCTGAGTGCTTGCAATGCTTTCTCGGTTGAATAACCATAGAACTCTTTGACAAGTTCAATATTCTTCACCTTTTCTTTCTTACCCCAAGGAGAAAATCTCTTGCGGGGTCTCACCGTATTTATAAAGAAATCATACTGAAGTTTCTTATCTAGTCCAGGATACTGATTCATCTCGTTTGCAAACATCACCGTATCCATGTGATGTGACATACACTTGTTGATGATGTATGGGGGATAATTTTTTTCCCATGCAGGATCTTCATCCTCCATCAGATTTTTTTTAGAAAGATTGATAGAGTTAAGATAATCCTTCAGGGGATACCTTTCATCAAATGACATAATTTAGAAGAAGAAGTTCTTTACGTTGTTGTTGGTCTTTCATGTAATCACCAACAGAGCGCATCGTATAAGTATGGTCATACTCATAGGGTTTCCAATCAATGAATCTAGACTTGATTAAATTGGAAGAATTATAGGAGACCATCTGGTCACACTCAGAATTATCACAATCAAAATAAAACTGGTCGTGGTCAAATCCTTTGTGCATATTTCCACGTTTACCATAGAGATTGGATTTAATCTCATACGGAGGGTCAAGGTAAATGAATGCAGACCCATCGTTTGTCAGTAAATCTCTGTACGACAAGTTAGTAATTTTCCACTTTTGGATGACTTGCTGGTAGTAAGGGAGTTTGTCGATTCCTCGCATCGAAAAGTTTGAGTCTGACGCCTGGGCGCTAAAGGATGAGGATTCAGTGAGACCAGAAAAAGAGCACTTGTTAACAATATAGAAACTGACAGCACGGTCCTTAGCAGTAGTCTCTCCGATTGGTTTAGAGAGATACTCTTTAGCATCCAAGAAAAGAGACTTTGCCGAACTGGGGTCAATGTGCCTTTGTTTAAGTTGGACAAGTTCGTTCTTAATTTCATGACCATTCTGTTGTAGTTGTGTCCAAAAAGTGTACAAAGGTTCGTACAAATCGTTCACCCAAATATCTAGGTGAGGATACATTTGTGTCACATACAATGCTACAGAACCACCACCAAGGAAAGGTTCACGAAACTCTTTATAGTCAGAAAACAATGGAAAGAACTCTGCCATCTTCTTGACAGCACGAGACTTACCACCAGGATAACGAAGGGGAGTTTTCAAAGAAGTCATTTAAAGTTACACTCCAGCATTAGTTGTGTCAAGCAAGCAAGGAGATTAATCTCTTGGTCTACAACAAAGGCAGACTTGTATTGATACTCAGCAATAATCAAAACCGCTGCAGCAATACTAGGACCATCCATCACACCAGACAGATTATCATAAAGTTTACGCATGATAGAAGTGGGGTCGGCATCAAGATTCTGTGTCACCCACTTCTTCACGTCGTTGAACTTCTTATCCTTCAGTGCTGCTACAAGAGAGTCTACGTTAGCATCACCTAACGTCGCCAGAATGCCAGTGTCGATAGACCCAGTGCTTGCATATCGTTGGAGTTCGTTGAGGGTGCGTCGAAAGTCGGGGAAGTATTTCTGGATGACTTCTGCCACAACTCTAGGAGCGAAGGTGACCTCCTCCCGTTTGAGAATATCTTGACAACGTACCATAAAGGCACCCGCAAGTTCTTGTTTGGTTTGACCTCTGACATTGAACTCTACGACCGTCGTCCTACTATGTAGGGGTTCGATAATCTTATTTTTGAAGTTACAAGTGAATATGAACCTACAGTTTTTCTGGAACTCTTCGATACTTGCACGAAGGAGTAGTTGTACATCGGGTGTTGTGTTATCCGCTTCATCAATGATAAGAACTTTGTGCTTAGCAGAAGCAGTGAGAGACACAGTAGCAGCAAAGGATTTTGCTTGATTGCGTACAGTGTCCAAGAAACGTCCCTCATCCGACCCGTTGATAACATAGTAATCTGCCCCCAATTCATTACAAAGTGCCTTGGCAATAGTAGTCTTGCCAACACCAGCAGTTCCAGAAAGCAGCAGATTAGGAATCTCGCCTTGCTCAAGGAAACCTTTGAAGGTGTCTTTTACAGCATCAGGAAGAATGCATTCGTCCACAGTCTGAGGACGATACTTCTCCACCCACAAAAAATCATTCATAATCAAATACTTCAGATTTAGTCATATTAAAGGAAATGTTACCGCTGATAATTGTCTTTTGACAATCAGAGGTTATCAATGGGGACCTGTGAGGATAATATCCTGGGAAAATCAGAACCTGCCCCTCAGATACTTCAGGTTGTATAACAGCATTTTGTTCTACATGATAAAACTGTGTAGAATAATCACTATCTGGCAATTCAACAAAATAAATGAATCCGATAGAGGTTTGGGGATGAACATGCCAAGCATGGGTATTTCCAGTCACGTACTGCTGGAACCAAATATCAGTAATTTCTAAACTAGAGATACCATACCTATTATAGATTACGTCTATCATATCATATGCATACTCAAAGAATGTGTGTGCATATGGTTTCTCTTGTGGAGATTTATTTAAAAAATAGTCCGTGTTACAAATCTTGTCGGCACCTTTGTCAAATGGATTAGAACCAAATTCGGCAATTTGTTTTAGGACTAATTTCTTAAGTTTATGGTGTTGTTGTACATTATGTGTCCATATAGATTCTCTCATAAATCACTCCAGGGGTCTTTGAAATTCACGACTAATCATGTTACTTGCATGAAGCATCTGCCTCATATATTCTACACCATCTTGAGGATTAGTGTGGTCTCCACAAGTGAAAACATCACAAACTGCCATACCCAATTCTGGCCAAGTATGAATGCTGATATGACTTTCAGCAAGCATTGCCACACAAGTTACACCCTGAGGTTCAAACTTGTGTGAATTAAGTGCTAGAAGAGTGGATTTACACTTAACGCTAGCATGATAAACAACATCCCTAATGTACTGTTCATCGTCAAGGAGAACCATACTACACCCCTTAAGGGTAAAAAGGATGTGTTTCATTACTTGTTTGGCTCCAACGCAATGAAGTATTTGATACCGTCACCTTGGAACAAAGCAACGTTGTGCTTGCTGACAGTAACATTGTAATCACCAGCAAGCAGTTTCAAGTTCTCAACCTTAAAACAGAAGCAGAACTCATCCTCAGTTTCACCAACTTCAACAGAATAACTGTTAGAAGTATCATTCTTCTTGTCAGTTACACAGAGTTGCATAGAACCATCGTGACCATAAAGGCATAGGTCAGGCAGTTGGTAGATGCTAGCAGCACGTTGAAGTTGCTGCAAAACAGCAGCATCCAAACGAAACTTCACATCAGAAGAGGGAATCTGAATTTCCTTCTCGGGAGGTTGGGTGATAATATCAGGGTCAGCATAGAAGAATCGAGTCTTAGAACGACCAGTAACATCGCTGACAGTCACATAGTTACTATGACTAGTATCAATCTTAGGAGCGTCAAACAAAGACAAACCTCCAAGAAATACACCCAGGTCGTAAATAGAAATCTGCGTGTCAAACTGTTCTTCGACATCAGCGATAGCAAGAATGTTCTTGTTGATGCTAAGGGTAGAAATCTTGTTACCAGGTTTGATAACAATGGACTTGTTAATAGAACAGAAGTTCTTCAGTACATCAATAGTAGGACGGGAAATAACAGTCATCGATTAGGATACTCCTCACGGTTGGCATTTTTATCATTGAAGTGCAGTAGAAGAACTGCATAGTGCAACACCTTGATAATGTCACGACGGGCAGTACCCTTCTTATCGTATCGGGAAGCATACTTAAGAATGTTGCTCCGACAGAATGCTTCACCATCACCACATGCTTCAATCAAATCAAGGGTTTGGATGCCATCATCACCAGTAGAATAGTGTTGACGATAGGTATCGGTGATGTAAGTACGCAACTCATCTAGAATTGCATTTTCATTGTACTTGTTCATAATCAAATAGAGTCTTCGTTCTCATTGTACTCGGAATCCTCGCCTGCGTCAACCTTAGTATACAGGTCAAGGAAAGATTGTTTGGTGTCATCATCAAAGCGATTGACACACTTGGTAATCGCGTCAAGGCGGTCACCAAAGATTTGGTATGCCTGAACAATATGCACCAGGCGGCGAGTGGTGATGACTTCATCAACACCACCGTCAAAGAAGGTCTTACGGATAACACCTGCCCACTTGACAAGGTTCTCAGCAAACTGGTCATCGCAACCAACGTTCTGCAGAATCTTAGTTTCTACAGTTGCAGAAGGATACTCCTGCTCAAAGGTCACAGGGAAACGCTCAAGGAATGCTTCGTTCAAGATGTTGGTGCCGACAAAGCGACCATCATCAGAACCTTTGCCCTTGGTGTTGGCAGTAGCAATCACAGTGAATCCTGCAGCAGGACGCACATAGCGACCAATCTTCTTCAGGAAAACACCCTTACCTTCCAGAACAGATTGCAGACAAAGAATCTTGTTAGATGCCAGGTCAATCTCATCTAGAAGCAGCACAGCTCCCCTCTCCAGAGCCTCGATGACAGGACCATTATGCCAAACAGTATCACCATTGACGAGACGGAAACCGCCAATAAGGTCATCTTCATCCGTTTCGATGGTGATGTTGACACGAATCAACTCCCGCTTCGCTGTAGCACAAGCCTGCTCAACAGAAAGGGTTTTACCATTTCCAGACAGACCCGTAACAAAGATAGGATAAAACTGACGGGACTGAATAACCTTTTTAATAGACTGAAAGTTACCAAACTGGACGTAGGAATCATCTTTTTCAGGAATGTAAGATACTTCGGCGGCAGGTTGGGCAGAAGGTGCTTGATAAACACGTTCAATTTCTTGAGCGGTCAAATTCCATTTGCCCCTACCAGATTTATAAGAGTCAAGACGCTTACAACCAGTAGCATAAGATACACCAAGTTTATCACAGACTTGTTTAACTTGAGCGGCATCAACTTCGGTGCCATAGGTGCTAGTCAAATTAGAAACCAGTTGCTCAGTGGTGATTTCAGACTTGCGGGGCATTACTCTCCTCTTGATTACTTTGTAATTATAGCAGAAAACCTGGCGTTTGAGCCAGGTCAGTGGACAGGTCTTGGATTGCCACATATGGTAGCACTGGGCATTTCTGCTTGTGCAATCTTCTTTGCTTCATGCTGGTACAAAGCATCAACAATCTTCTTATGATACTTTGCACCAGTAGAGGGCAACTTATAAGTTACTTCCCATTTACTCAAAAAGTAACCTCCCAACCACTAGGACTCTTTACAGACTTAGCACCTTGCTTACCAAGTTCTTTAATGGAAAGGATTTCATCTGCAACAGAGGGAGTCTTTGCCGCTTCAGCAAAAATTGCTTCGATACCACTAAAGTTATCATTAACTTCAGGTTCTTCCTGCACCGAAAAGTTCTGCTGGTCTTTCTCTTTCTTCCACTTAGCATAGTGCTTCTTCCACTTTCTAAAAGTGGGATAGAACTTACCAGCAATCTTAGTGTTGGATTGCAGATAACGACTGAAACCTTTATCAAAGGCAGTAGAAGAAACTGCATATTCTTCACTATCGCTCATTTCTAAGCAGTTTTCATTGAAGACAGAACGAATACCACAAAACTTTTGAACTCTTCGGTCATCATTAACGAGCTCGTTGAGGGATTCCATTCCACCATTTTTCTCAGCAAGTTTGAGAACCAGATGGTGACATCTATCAAAGTCTTTTTTAATTAACGCCCAAGTGTAATTTTGTTTTGGCACAAGTCGTTCGGTTTTATTCATGTCTCTGATTTTTGGATGATTTTAAATTTGTGTGAGTTGTCTTCAGATTATATATTAAATAAATGCCAATGTCAAGCAATTTGTTCGATAAAGGCATTAAGGATGGTTTTATTTGCCATTTTAGAACCCATATGCTTTTTAAATGCACGAGTAAGTTCTGCTTTAGTGGCAATTTCGTTCTTGGTTTTTACTTGAAGGTCTTGAGAAGACTCACCAATACCTTGGTTAGGCATGTAGAAAGATTCGCTGAATCCTGCTTTGTTCTTGATGGAAGCGAAGCGTTCTTTCTTCCACTGTTTATCAATGGCATCAAACTCGTCGTTAGCAAACTCACGAACCAAACGGGTTAGTTCTACTTTGGAGCAAATGCGGATTCCAACCCAATTGTAATCGGTAATCTCTCGATAGAAAGATACGATTTCTTTAGTGGTATCGTAAGCGTTATTAGAAATCTTACGGGTATATCCAGTAACAGAATCTCGAAGGAAGAATACTTTACCACGAGCATGGCATAGATATGCATTTCGAAACTCTCGATTACCAAAAGTATATTCCTTAGGCATCTTCTGAATATAACTCATCGGGTTTGCTTCACCATCAGTTAGGCAAATCACATTAACCTTACTAACCCGTTCAACACTTTTCATTCGAGCAACAATTTGGCGAGTGCAGTATACCGCTTCTGCAAGAGGAGTTCCCCCAAGAGTATACTCACTAAAGAAGTTTAGGCGATATCCACCCATGGCAAACACCTGAGTGTAAACCAGTTGCATGGATTTTTCAAGAGACTTTGCATTCTGACGGGAAGAGAAAAACTCTAATAGTCGAAAATCATTTCCAACGGAAAGTTCATTCTCACCCTGTTCAGTGTCATCCAAATTATCATCAAAAGAATAACCAGATTGGAAAGCATACACTCGGAAAGGAATACCTGCTTTCTTGCAGAACCAAATCAGGTTGTAGACTTGCTTAAGAGTATCCAGCAGTTGATGTTGCATAGAACCAGACCAGTCAAGGTGCATTACCAGACCGTGATTCTTACCTTCGGGAATGACAGTGACTTTCTTAAAGATGTCTTCGGTAAGTTTGTACTTGAACAGTTTGTTAGTGTCAAGAACACCCGTCTTAGAAGTTGCTGCTCGCTTATATTCGTCAGCAGACTTCTTCATTTCAAACTGCTTGCACAGATAGTTGACAGTCTTTTGAGTATCTTTCTTGAAAGTTTCGTAGTGATTTAGTGCATACTCAAGATTGCCAAAGTAATAGTCCTGACTATCTTTAGAATCAAATGCCCGACCATAGAAATGGAAATGCAGTTTTTCTTGAATAACATTATAGGGGACGATGTACCTGTCAATATCAATATTAGGCGTGGTCAGATACACCCATTCCTTAGCATTGTCATCAATCAGGGTCTCTAGTGCCTGAGAAAGTGCATCCTCAGTGACAGATTCGGTCTCATCAACTTCTCCACCACCTTGATAGGAAGGAACATCGAGTTGAGCAGAGTCATCTTCACCTCCAGAATCTTGCTGCTCAGATTCTCCGTCATCGCCACTTTCGTTTTCACCCTCATTGTTAGTGGGGTTTACTTCTTCTTCACGGTCAGCAGGAGGACCGTCTTCAGATTGAGGCATTGCCATTGCCTCTTTTTCTTCTTGCTTTTGGTTAGCATACTCCCAGAGTTCTTTTGCAAGTGCAATAACCTCAGCAAAGGTTTTAGTCTTGGATGCTCGTTGCACCCAAATCATTTCTTCGTCGGCAAAGGGAACTTCGGGATTGCCTTTGAAGTACAGGTTAATGCGGTCAATCAAAGACAGAGTAGAAATATCATCGTTCTTTACTCCAAAAAAATCTTGTTCCCATAGTTCACGGTATCCTTCAAAGAAGGACTTACGAAGACCAGGATAAGTACGCTTCATCATACGTTCGATGCGAGCATCCTCTAGGACATTCACAAACGCCTTGGAGACGCCCCTGAAGTCTTCGTTGGGGGTGTATAGGGCATGACCGACCTCATGCCCTACCAGCAGGTCGTAAACGGTGTTAGAAGCGGTCTTCCAGATAGGAAGGATAAGGAGACGTTTATCGACATCAAAACAGGCAGTAGAGACCTTACGATGCTCTACAGTCAGGTTCTCGGTTGCCAGTAGTTTGGCGAGAGTGCCTTTGACTTCTTGAGTGTTCATCCGCTTCCGTCGTTTACCTGTGTATTATAGCACCTCATATGGGCAGGAGACAACAGGTGGGACAGTTTTCGCATCGTCCCAATGCCTCACTGCGTTTGCAACAATGGCAATATTAGTGACAAGGTAAGTACAAAATATAAAAGTCCGTAGACCAGCAATGTAATCTGCCTCTCTGTCATTCTTTCCTTCCTTTGCCCCTAATGCCTTCGCCCAGATTCTCCATGCAGACCTACGCTTTCCCATTCAATACACCCTTGTCGTTCAGGTATTGAAGTGCTTCTTTCAAACTACCGATATGCTTTGACCCGATAGAAACTTGAGGATACTCGGCACCTTTACCAAACTCCGCCTCAAATGCTCTCTGACTGAAATGGTCATTCAGTCGGTATTCGTGGCATTCACCGCCAAGATATTTTAAAAGAGAAGCAACTCTCTCACACTCTTGGCTACCGTTAGTATAGATTACGCAAGTGTTGTCAATCATTGGCTCGTTTGATAACTGAAATAACGTTTTGTTCTGGGTGCAACCCTCGTACTACTTGAGCAGCATCTTCATAATCAATAGCATCTACTACAGAATGAAACCTAACACACTTATGTTGGTCGTCCCAAGTTTGAACTTCAAACCCCATTGCGATTTAATGCTACTGAACTTTCGGGATGGCACCACTCATCATGTTGTGCCATTGCTTCTTTGAGTGCCTCGGTTACATTCTCTTTGAAAGAACGATAAGGAATGAACATTTCATCATCATCTCTCTTGTAATCTTGATGTGTTTCTACAAACTGACGCTCTACCTCATACACAAGATTGGATACAATGTCATTAATAACTTCAATGGACTTTGGTGTGAGTGAGTGCCACTCATAACCAGGGAACATATCATCCTTGACACGATTTAGCAGTGCTCTTTTGCAATGCCACTGACTATCAAAGATTTGGGTAAATGCTTCCCAATCATGTTGGGATTTAAAATGTGGAATACTCATAATCAGTCTCGTTGTCTCCAATCATCGGGTTTATCTTGTTTGAACCAGTCTACGATTTCGTCGGCACTACCAAATCCACTTCTATAGTTAGAAGGGTCGGGGTCACCGAGTCCCAACTGATTCATAAAATCATCCATACTGCCTTCTACCATATCGGGATTAGCAGCTTTTCGTCTTGCTTTGTTCAACCATTCACGAGCAGTTGTATGCCTTTTGGCAAGTTTCTCTGCCCAAATCATGTCTTCAAGTTTTACATCCTCTCCATTTACAATACACTTACAAATAAACTCTAAACGTAGTCTGTATTGAGTAGAAAGCATATTATTCGTCCGAGAGATAGTGCTCTAGTTGGTTGATTCTTTGAAACTCGGCATAGGCAGTCTCTGACCGAATATGCAGAATGTCACGAATGTCATCCATGATAAAGGTTGGGTCAATGTAGTCGTCCAGATATTTGTCGATTGCCTCTTTTAGGTATCGATATCTGTGCCACTCAGGACTGTAAGGTTTGTAATCCATGATGTAGATACTAGATAAGAATATTTAGGACTCGTCAGACATTTTGGAAAAGTCGTTAACTTTTTCAAACCTAAGGGTCCTGAGGAACTTGTCAACCAGTATATCACCTTTATGCGAAATAACAAACAGGTTTGTTCCATTTCCAAGACCTCTTAAGATTGCCAGGAGTTCTCCAGTAGCAGAAGCATCAAGGGAACTATCAAATACTTCATCCAGAATCAGAAGATTAGTGGAAACACTGTTCTTCATACGGGCAACTTCACGCCAAGTGAACAGAAGTGCCAGGTCAATCTTTTGCTTTTCGCCTTCAGAAAACGATGCATAAGAAAACTCATCACGAAAACGACTCTTGATAACTTCATTGAACTCTTCATCAAGTGTAAAGTTCACAAAGAAGTCCATGGACTGAAGATACTTGTTAATCAGTTTATTGAAGATGGGGATGTACTTCTTAATAATCTGACTCTTGATTCCAGAATCTTTGAGGAGAGAAGAAACAACTTGAAACTCATCTAGTCTCTGACTAACAGATGCACAATCAGATTGAGTCTGTTCATACTGTTCTTGCAGAACTTTCAGTTCTTTTTCTTGGTCCTGAATATTAGGACGGTCATTGAGTTTACTAATCTCATCTAAGATTTGAAGATTCTCAAACTCAATACGAACAATCTCTCGGTCAAGAGTATTGTAATCGCTACGAAGTTCATATAGTTTTGCACAGTTATCATCCATCTCTGCGATGACTTTCATTGCTTCTTCAATGTCATCGGCAAACTGGGAGATTTCTTTAGTGAGAACCTTGCCAACTTTAGTCATGGTGCCAACCTTATCCTTCTTGAAGTCAGCATCAATGTCCTGCTCACATGTAGGGCATACATTATGCTCTTTAAAGAACTGCAAATCCTTGGTGATAATCTTCAGTTCAGACTTCTTGTCTGCCTGTTCTTGTCGCATCTTCTGAACAAACTTACGTTGCTCTTCGGGTTTAACAACAGTCGCTTCAAGTTTTTCTAGTTTTGCTTTCTTCTCAAGTCTTTGAGCAACAAGACCAGTCATCTTTTCACAGTTTTCTGCATGACGCTTTCGCTTTTCTTCTTGGCGAGAGTCATTAACTTCCTGAAGAGACTCAATCAGTTTTACCTGAGACGATACTTTCTCCTCAGAGAGTTGCAACATATACTGACAATCTTTACTCTGACCTTGTGCTAGACGGATTCTATCCTTCAACAGTCCATTCATGTTGGAGAAAATGTTGATATCAAGCAGGTCTTCGATTACTTCCCGTCGATGAGCCGCTGGGAGTTGCATGAAAGGTACAAATGTCGAACTTCCCAGGATAACGACCTGTGTAAAAGATTTAAAGTTGAGCTTGAGAACTGATTGTTCAAGATACTTTTGAGTGTCTTTGGTTGCTGCATCTTGGTCTATTAGTTTGTTGTTTTTGTAGAGTTCAAACACATTTGGTTTGATGCCTCGGAACACACGATAATCATCTTTGCCAATAGAAAAGGTAACTTCTACCTTGAGACCTTTTTCATTAATGCTATTAACCAACTGCGGTTTATTTATCTTTCGGAATGCTTTGCCAAACAAACCAAAACACAGGGCGTCCAACATGGTAGACTTCCCTGCGCCGTTAGAACCTACAATAAGAGTTGATGGAGACTCACAAAAGTCAATCTCAGTCCACTGGTCACCTGTCGAAAGAAAGTTCTTCCAACGAATAGTTTCAAAAGTAATCATGTGTTTCTAAAGGTGGAATAATCAATTCATCGGAAGAAATAATAGAAAATGCGTAACCATAACTTTGACAGTTTATAGCAACGATTTTTGGATCAACTTCAAGTATTTCTAAATTTCTTTTATATCCGTCTGCTTTTAGGAGTTCGTGATATCGGATGGCATCATCCTCTTTTTCAAAGACATGGACGGAATGTATACCATCTCTATTTTTGATAGCATATACTCCGCCAGTATCAATCTCACTTAAGACGTACATTAAAGTTCGGATGCCTCCATGTAAAGGGACCTCATAACGTTTTTAACGTTACTCTTGTTAACTCTGATATCTATTTCATCTATGTAGTTGTCCAAGAGGGTCATCGTATCTTCGGTTTCCAGTATAGAATCAGATTTTTCCAGTTCTACACTGAGGTCTTCGATAATCTTAAGGTCACCCAGAGACATGTTTTGCAACTGTTGAACCGCATAGTCAAACTTTGCATAGTCTCCTTTGTCCTCTACAATCAGTTTGACGAATGTTCCCTTGAGTTCATTCTCATCTGGCAGAGTAACTCCACCATTATAATACAACTTATGAAAAGTATCAAAGGGATTTCGGTAGAAAGTCGTCTTGAGAGTTTCAGTATCAAACACATGGAATCCTCTCTTACATCCATAATCATTCCAATACAACTGATAGGGATTGCCAAGATAAGTAACATTGTCTTTCTTAGACTTCATATGATAATGTCCGCTAAAGACTCTATCAAATTTAGAAAAGATATTCTTATCCATTCCGTTTTCCATCACGTGCCCAGGGTGAGCCTCAAAACCATTAAGCTCAAGATGACCCATGCAGACCCGTGCAGGACTAGTCTGGATTTCTCGTAATGACTCATCTCGGTTTCCATCACAAATCCAAGGAAGAAGCAATATATCAAGACCGTCAAACATAACAGTAGTTGGACTGTCATGGATGATGATGTTTCCGTACTCTCCCAGTAGTTCTCTAGGGGCATTGATTCTCAGGGTATTCTTGTAGTAGATGTCATGATTACCCGTCAACATGTGCATACGCACACCCATTTCCTCAAGAGGATTAAACCACATTTCTTTTGCCTCATTTAGAGACATAAAGTTGATGGACCTTCGTTTATCAAAGGTATCACCAAGAGCAATCACTGTATCAATCTTAGATGCCTTGATGAAAGGGACAACTATCTCGTTGTAAAACTTCTTATAGTGATTGATAAAATGCTGATTGTCATTCCGAACACCGAAGTGCTGGTCAGTTATCAGAAGGATCTTCATACTCAATCACATACTTTCGTCTCACTTTACCACTATGGTCACTACATGTCAAGTGCTCCAACTTGCCGCCAAGAAGTTTAGTGACATTGGCAAGTTGCATTTGAGCTAAGATTTTCTTTTCTTGTTCTATCATCTTTTAGTGTTCAATTCAATTCTAGATTTCATTTGATTGTAATCTGCATGACTATCACCATCGATACTAAACACATGGTCATATCCAGACTTTTCTAAAATTTTATCCTTGATTTCTAATTGTTTCTTTTCTTTAGCAATCCTTCTCAAGAAAGCGTAGTAAACAATCTGAGTGAAATATGCAAAAGGATTTTTAGATTTTTCTGGATCAAAATTGTCAATGTACTGAATACAGTTTTCAATTCCATCACAAATCATATCATCCTTATACATGTAGTTAATGAAGTTTGGACGATACGATAAATGTGTTGCAATTTTTAGAAAGCATCCCCCAATATAATTATTAACACGGGGTTTAGGAAGACCTTTCTCCTGAGCAATTTTTACCTTGTGCTTATACTCAATGATAGCAACCAAAAAATCTTGATTATTAACATAGTGTTGCTTTTGTTTTGCTGTTTTCATATGAGTATTACTTTTCTGTTTTTATTGTAGCATAGATTTACTGTAGTGACAAGATGACAAAAACTTGACAGATATCTAAAATCTAAGTAGAATAACCATGTCAGGGTTCAAGAGTTATTAGAGCTTTTATAGATGTCTTCAAATAATTTTCTTGCATCTTCAATAGTACCTAAGTAACCCATTTTTGAATCTGGTTCTACGTGTAAGTCGGAATTTTTTAGTGCTTTAGATTCAAATTTGTTTGGTTCATCATCTTCATTATCAGAGATGAATGTTTCATACATGAACATAACTTCCCGACTCATTGAAGCAATTGTAATAATATCTTTTTCTCGAAGAATGAAAAAATCTTCATCAGACATTTGCATCCACCTAGCAAATCCCATTGCCTTTAGAACTTTCCCGTCAGGAAGTTCTTTCATAACATTTTGAATCAATACTGGTGAGGAAACAAATATTAAAGTTTCACCCTCATCCTCTGTTAAAACTGCTTTAGCAAGAATTTCCTCACCGTTGGTGAGTTTAATTACTCCATAAAATTCTTCATCATGTTTTGCGTAGTTAATCATAAGCTTTTACTTTTACATCTATGATTTCATAATTAAATTTTTCTTCGTTATATACCTTGACTCTTTCCGTCAGATGATTGAGGGTGTAGTTATTCCCCCTATCAGTGGAAATGTCATCTGCAATATCATATAATGTTGCTTGTGATTTATTTTCGCCTTTCCTTAGAACACGACCAATAGATTGAAGGTTCCTCACTCTAGACTTAGAAGGTGAAGCAAAAATAACGTTATGTAAATTTCTAATGTTGATTCCAGTTGAAAATGTGCCGTATGAAGCGACAATGATTGCATTGTCAGATTGTTCAGTTAGTAATCTGATGTCTTCACGGTCATCAACATCAACACCACCATGTACAAAATGTACTGGTCTGTCTGTGTAACTATTTATCAATTCATAAAGAGGGACCCCATGACGCTCTACGTAGTTAAATAGTACCAGGGTATTTCCTTTCAAATCACAGGCAAGATTGCGGATAAATTTATTTCTACCTTCATGTTCTACAAGGTATCCGATTTCATCTTGATACCCTTCAAAAAGTTTTTCCTCATGCTTGATAAGAACAATCTTTACTTTGAGTTTGGCAACATGACCCGCATTCATTAAATCATTAGTTCTTGTTACTTGAGAACATCTACCAAAGACACCTTCAAGAACTAACTGATTAACATTTGCACCGTCAAGCGTACCCGTAAATCCAATCCTGTACTTACACTCATGCAACTTACCCATCAGCGAAGTCAGAGATTTAGCTTTGAAAAGGTGTGCCTCGTCACCAATCACGACATCGAACCTGTCAAACCACTTACGCGGTTCCTTGTAGATAGATTGCCAAGTGGTAATTACCACCTGATGTTTCGTGTATTTTTCTTGCCCCGCATATATTTTGTGGCAGTATTCGGACGCCATCCATCCATATTCCTCAAAGTCCTTGTACATCTGCTCCACCAAACTGGTGGTAGGGACTACTATGAGGACATTCCTGTCAGCGTTTACATGGAAGCGGACTAATGCATAAATCATCAGACTCTTTCCAGAAGCTGTTGGTGACAATAAAAGTCGTCTATTATATTTTAGTGCCTCGTATATTGCTTTATACTGATAATCCCGAACGGGATAAGGTAGATGAAGAGACTTTACGAAAGATGCAACACCCTGAGGAGTGATGAAATCATTCTGGTCCAAAGGATGACCGAAGAACTTACACGTTTCCATTCTGTAAGTGTACTTCTTTTCATCCGCCCAGTCCAAGAGATAGTCTAAGAGACCGCAATAAATCTCTCCCGTCGCTGGGGAATAAAGACGGATTTTTCCATCCCAACCTTTCCAACGGCGTTGTTTTTGCATATACTTTGCAGACTCAACTTCAAAACAAAAGAAGTCTGCGAGTTCGTAGTTAATATGAGGTTCTGCCTCAACCTTTAGATAAACTTCATTCTTTTTGCGAATAATCAAATCAGACATATGGGGGACCATAAAACCATGCTACAACAGATTTTCTTACACCAGATGTGACAGGGCGAACCCGATGCCACTGATCCGCTTGGAAGAAAATGGCAGAACCAGGTTTCAACTTGAAAGTTTTATACCTAATTTTCTCTGCTGGACTATATAGTTCCAAATCAAACTCGCCTCCTTCGTAGTCGTCATTGAGGAAGAGTGACATACTAATTTTTCTTACGTTGCCCCGAACTGGTCTTGGGTGTTGGTCTACGTGCCAAGAATACGTTCCTCCAACATCATACAATCCATATTGAACAGGTTCTATACCGCCGATGTTTAAGTTCCAACCAGCGTCTCGGTTTATAGATTTTACCATCCTTAGCAGAAGCAAATATAATTGCTCATCTCTCACCCAAGCAATTTTACTCTTTCGCTTTGCTTCTTTCTTATCTTGGTCAAATAACTTTCCGTCTTCCCATTTAAAATTATTGCCAGACAATGCAGTGTTGACCACTTGCATCGACTGGCGATTAAAAGAAACTTGCTTATAAAAGAGACCGTAGTTCATTAGAATCCATTCTGAAACCTCTTCCATTCAATTGCGTTCTTGATGTGATAGGTACGACTGTTGATTTGTCGTAAAACCCCATCAAGGAAGAAGAGAACCTGTTCTATGTATCCTATTTTGTATTGAAGTTTTCCAATCTCTTCGTCCGCTTCAATGAACATTGAGATTTCTTCCTTGGTTGTAAGTTTCAGGTCGAACGGCATTTCTTTATATACTGCCGCTGGTGCCTTACCTTTGTAATACAACCATTTGTCTTTAATCAGTTTCTTCATTTCAATCTCTCTTTCTCGTTTCATGAGAGAAAAAGTATTGTGATATTCCATGTACTTCATGTGAAGTTGAGGAATTTTCAAAGAGTCATTGTCATGTAGGTCGTCATCTAATACAGAATCAGTTCTCCACATTTCTTGAAGTGTTTCTAAGTTCATTATAAAATCCTATTTGTGCGTCGTTCCAGTCCCCCGAGTAATCCCATGGGTCAGGTATCTGTACCGTATTGCTTGAAGATGCCACGCTTGCGCTAGGCTCTTCGGTCCCTCCTTCAACAACTGGATTTCTAATTCTGAGAGTTGGAAGGTCGGGCACGCTAGAAGGTCCCTCTTCCACTGTTGGTTGTCGGTTGAGCTCATCTTCTTTGTCCCAGATTTCTCCAATGTATTTGACTTGTTTGTCGATGGATGCCATCTCCATCTCCACTTTACCATCAACCCAATGTTTATACAACCATTCAATAAAACCTAAGGCGAGGTGACTGATGGGAAACTTTTGTTTGTTTGCCCATCGTTTTGATTTTGTATACCAAGTATCTTGACCACCCCATTGGTGCTCAAATTCAATCATCTTCTTGTTTGCGAGTTTACATTTCTGATTTCGTAAAGCGTATATTTAAATGTTGCTGTAGCAGTAAAGTAATCGTTATCGCTACCAGTAACATCAAATGATAAAGTGGACAATTCAACTGGAAATAAGTCTTTGAATACAACATCAAAGTTGGCAATGTTATTATTATTTAAAACTTGTAAAGTTGCGTCGGAGAATCTTGCATCCTGAGTAGGAGAATTTCTTTTTGCATCATTCCAAATACTACGTTCTTTTAATTCTTGGGGAGTTCCTAATGCACGCATCCAATTATGCAACTGCATATAGTTCTCTAGGTCTTCATCAACAATGAACTCGATAGTAAAATCACTATATCGCATATTCCCTTCAATTGGAATGGGAACCAATCCTCTTGTAGGAATATTAACTTCTCCCAATGATACTGGTGGAATCTCTGCTTTTTGGCACAAGAACGAAACCTTACTTGCTTTATCCAAAATGAATAAAAATCCAATTGGAGACAAAAAGTTCTTGTTTGTTAGTTGTTCGTCGTACCAGTTTGCCATTTATTGTGAATACTCCACATGAATATTTAGGACAAAAAAAAGAGGGGTCCGAAGACCCCCCTTACTTCCTTCACACGGACGGAAGTATTTATATCACATGAGGTTAGCAACCTGTACGCGACGATAGTAGCGGTTGGTGTTAGCAGCGAGAACGCCAGAACCTTGAGCCAGACCTCTAGCGAAGGGGTTCGCAACCATGCCGTAGCGGGTCTTGAAGCCAATCTTTGGAGTGAAGGTATCAGGGTTGATAGCACGAACCTGTTGAAGAGGAACGTAGGGGCAGTAGAACAGACCTGCGTCATATGCACTGGTGCCCTTGTAACCTGCAACGTAGAAGTGCTTGTCAGCAACGTTTGCAGAATAGGGGTCAACATAGACCTTGATCTTGCCGTTGAGAGTACCAACCAGAGTGCTGGAGGTGTCGTCAACACCAGTCAGACCGTTGTTGCCAGCGAGAGCAGGGGTGTAATCCAGAACGCCTGCCATGCCGAGTGCCGAAGCAACGTCAGCAGAACAGATGAGGATGTTGCCCTTCCCACGACGAGTCTCATGACCGATTGCGTTTGCATCGCGCTCGATTTGGAACAGCAGACCTTTGAACTTCTCAACAGACCAGCGACCATTGGAGTCAACGTCGAGGTCGAAGATACCAGGAGCAGCAGTGTTGTTCTGAGCACCTGCAACAGCGTTGGTGTAGATGGTACGAACAACTTCACGGTTGATTTCAGCAAGGATTTCAGTGCTGAGGATGTTAGCGAGCTCTTGCTCGGCATCCAAACCATGAATCGCCTTCAGGTCCTGAGCAAGCTCAAGGCTGTACTCTGCCTTCAGGGCACGAGACTTAGCAGTGACGCTAACTTTCTCGATGCTGAATCCCATCTCACGGAATGCGGTGCCAGTGGCAGCGTCCGAAAGTGCTTCAGCGGTGGCTGTGTTCATGCCTTGAGCATCGCCAGTCAGCTCATAGGTGCCTTGGGGGCTATCGTTGAGGAGACCAGGGTTGGTGCCTTCAGCATCGTTGGTTGCGCCAGAAGCGGTAGGATCGTAGTTAGCGAGTCCAGTGCCAGGACCGCCAGAGAAACCAGCGTTAGGCTCGTTGAACATTGCCTCTCTGTAATCGCCAGAAGAGGGGTCACGCTCAGAACCGTACTGAGTACGCATTGCAAAGATCAGTCCAGTAGGACCAGTCATAGGCTGAACGCCTGCAACGTCGTATGCAATCAGTTGAGGCATCGAACGGCGGATGAGGCTAATCAGAACGGGGTCGAAACCTGCGTTAGGAGCGTCTGCACCTGCACCGAAACCGCCTGTACCAGCAGTTGCGAGTGTTTCCGAAAGCATACGTGACTCTTCAGTCAGTGCTCTCTCTTGGTTTTCGAGGAGTTGTGCAACGACACCACGCTTATGGGAATCTTTGATCTCAGGGAGAGCATCGTGATTCAGTACGGGTGCCCACTTCTCCTGGAGTTGTTGTAAGGACATTTTTTTCTCCGAAAGTAAGTAGTTTAGGGTTTACAATTATTTGGACCAGCGAGCGAGTGCATCGACGTACTTCGACATCGAACCGCTTACTGTGCTTTCGACAAGGGGTTCCGAAACTTCCTCGGTGGGTTCAACTGCAGAAACAGTTTCAGCCTTTCTAGTGAAGTAGGATTCCTTAATCGTTTCGATTTTCTTACGAAAATCTGCTTCAGTTTCAAACTCAACACCCTCTGCGAGAGAAGCGAGCTTCTCCTTCTGAGTCTCTGCGAGACCAACAGCGCATTCGTTCACAATTTCCATTTTGACAAACTCACCAATACGCTTGTTCAAAGTAATATTGGTGTCGATTTGCTCGTTGAGTTTAGCTTCCATCTCATCAAGCTCTTCAACCATGCCATCAAGCAGGTTGAATTTCTCCTCAGGCACAGTAAAGTTGTGCTCTAAGAAGAGACCTTTTAGACCGTTGAAGAACGACTCTGCCATCTCGGTCTTAATGCCATGCTCAACCTGAAGAGCATTCTCTTCCATCCAGGTCTTAGCGGCATAAGTCAGATAGTCGTCTACCTTCTCGGCCAATTCTGTTTTGATGCTCTCGACTTCTTCAGTCAGAGTAGCTTCAAATGCTTCTGTCAACGCTGCAACTTCAGCATTAACCTTAGCGGTTACTGCTGCTTCAAAGATTGTTGCTGCTTTTGCACGGAACTCTTCGCTGAGTTCTTCACCAGCGACAAGAGCGTTAACATCTTCAGTAAAGTCGTACTCGGCTTCAGTGATTGTCTCTTCGCCATCTTCTACTTCCTCCATTTTAGCGGATGCGTCAGAAGGTTTGGTCTTGAGGGACTTGTCACCTTCGTGCTTTACTGCACCAGCAGCAGAAGCACCAGCGTTCTTGGTTCCCTTAGCACCTTCTTCCGAAGCGCCAATAGGACCCTCTACGCTCACTACCTTTGTACCACCACCTTTTGAAGTGTCGATTTTTTCACCAGGTTTTGCATTCTTGGTGACGGGATTAGAACCTTCGGACACTTGCTCCATGTTATCTAACTCCTGTTGGGTCTCAGCCATTTGTTTGAACTCCGTTATGCATTAGCGTTGTCTGTATTTATTTATAAATCACAAACTCTTTAAAAACTGGGAGAACGCGGAAATTTTGCGTTCTTGTAAGTTAATAAGAGTTGCCTGGTCAATTTCATTCTTGATAGCAGCAACATGTGCTTCTTTCAGGATTCCATTGTCCCAAACCCATTCTTTTCCTTCCATGATTCCGTCAACAAATGCATCAGGAGCAGAAGGGTCTGCTACAATATCAGCAGCAGTGGCAAGCATAAAGTCATCAGCAACAACGTTGCATCCTTCTCTTTTAACCAAAGAACCCATGCCTCTGGAAGATACGCCAAGTTTGACGCCCTCATCAAGGAGGTTCTTTGCAATGTTGCCCATGGGAGTGTCAAGAATTTTCGCTCTACCAATGAAGTTGTTTCCGTCTTCTTTGAGAGCGGTAATCTTGTGAGAAACTCGGTCAAGGTTGATGGAAGGACCATCAGGATGACCTAATTCGCCAAGGGCACGCCCCTTTTGAATGTAGTTCTCGTCGTATTTAGCAACTTCGCGTTGTAAAGTTGGTAACTTATACATGCGACCATTGCGGTTTTGGAGTTCCGCCTGCAGGAAGATTCCTTCAATGAAGTAATTCTTCTTGCCTTCCGTTTCCTCAGCGATAAATTCGACCTGAGTAATTTCTTCAGCTATCAGTTTCATTGTCTTCATCTGTAGTTTCTTCTTGAGGTAACTCGTCGGTAGGAGGTTCATGAGGCATACGCCCATCAACTTCTACATCTTCTGCACCTTCAGAACCATCAGGTAAATTATCTGCAATTTCATCTGCAGCATCCTGAGTAGTATCTTCTAAATCAAATCCCACACTTTTCGCAAAATCTAATTTGCGTGCTTGAATGGCATCAAAAGATGCTGCAGCCAAAGCATCATTGATTGAATCAATCGCTGCTGCTTTTTCTCCACCAAAAATTTGATTTACAATTTGTTGTGCAATTTCGCTAGGCATAATAATACTCCCACTGTATATTATTTAGTTTATTTAGAATTCACCCCTGCGGGCATCACTGGGTTCTACTGCGGGAGGTTCTTGTCCTCCTGCTTCTGGTGCGGCAACTTCATCGCCAGCAACCATAGCGGGATCCATTTCCGCTGCAGGATCAGCAATAATACCAGCTTCCATTTCAGCTTCAATTTGTTCATCAATCTCTTTAATCTCCTCTTCAGTCTGCTTAAGAACTTGACGACGCATATATTCAACGGAAAAATACTTACCGACATATGGGTCCATAGTATTAACCTGATTCATACGCTCGTTACGAATCTCAATCTCTTTGAGTTCTGTGAAGTAGTTATCCGCAATGAAGTCAAACTGAATGTGATTCTTCATATCTTCCCATTCTTCAAGGGTCATAATACCCTTAAGAACAAGTTGTGTCTTCAGTAAATCTGTGAAGAGTTCGGAGAATCTCTTGCGGAGACGTGCAATAAACTTTTGGAACTTAACTTCATCACGAGTAATTTCAGCAGCACGACCAATATTGAAAGTCGTTTCTGTTTCTAAACGAGAAGAAGGAACGTTGAGTGCCTTGTAAAGTTTCTTCTGGAAATACTTAACATCTTCTAGTTCGCCAAGGTTTTGTCCACCAGGAAGCGTAGAGATTTCTGTTCCTCTACCACCTTCACGTCTAGGAAGCCAGAAGTCCTCCAACATAGACATGAACTTTTTATCATCCTTAATCTCACCAGTGTTCGCATCATAAACCATCTTGTTACGATAACGACCCATAACTTCACGGAGGTATTGTTCCGCTTTATTTTTGGGAAGATTGCCAACATCAATATAGAAGATTCTACGCTCAGGTGCTCTACTCAAACGGTAGATAACCAGAGAATCTTCAATCATTCTCAGTTGGTTGACTGCCTTAATCGCCTTGTGTAGGTGACTAAGGGTCATGTTTTTGTTCAGGTCTTGAATGCCCGAATGGCAATAACAGACTGAATCTGCGGTAATCTTGATACCTTGATTTGTAGAATTCTTTAGTCCTTTGGGATTGTAAAGAAAATACTCTGCTGCTTTTTGAGTGAGTTGGGTATTGATATCAACGCCTCGCAGTTGCTCTGGACGTTTTTGTTCATACTCAGTGACCTTGCGAATCTTACGGGGGTCAATGTAACGAAGTTCTGTTAGACCGCCACGGGGATTTTTAGGGTCGATTACCTTATGGTAAAATAGTCTTCCATCAACATACCAACGACGGAAGATTTCATATGAACGATTTTCAAAGTCAAGAAGACGAAGGATCTCATCAAACTCTTCTCTAATGAGTTTTTTAATTTTATCCGACGCTTTTAGATTAGAAAGTTCAACCTCAATAGGTACATCATCAAAGTTTCCACAAATAGTTTCGTTGACAATATCATCAACTGCACTATCACACTCTGGTTGCATTACCATCTCCCTATAACGGGTGATGAGTTCATATTCATTACGAACAGTTCCATCAAAATCGACGGAATATCCATAGTATCCGCCACCGACAATCGGTTGCGAACCATCCATGCTATCTTTTTGAACAAAAGAAGGTCCCTTGGGGACCTTCTTCGCTCTTTCAAGTGAAAATCCGAAGAGCTGATTCGACATTATGTTATACTTTTATTGGTCCTAGTCTATTTATCAAGCATCCGCACCTGGTTGAACGGGAGTCCAGTATTGTGTCTGGAGTTCAACTGTAAATTCTTCAATAGCATCATTGCTGCCGAAGTCCAGTTCAATCGCGGCAATCGAACTTGGGAATACGTTATAGAACTTATAAGACTTAAGAATCTTAGGGGATTCTCCGTTTTTAATGTCGCGTGCCAACTGATGAACAGTCATATCAGCAAAGTAACCAGTTGCATCATCGGAATCACCGAGTCCAGCAGCAGAAGTGAAGTTCTCGTTATATGCTTGAATGCTTGCTGCCCACAGTTCAAATGCATTACGAAGGGCGAAATTGCTATCATTTTGAATTGTGATTGTCCAGGGTTCAAATGTTCTGTCGCCAGCAATTTTTAATACGCGACCTCTAAAAGGAACTTCGATAACACCAATATTGGATGCTGGAAGATTTGCTGCACGTACTGTAAACTTACCAAGTTCAATCAAACTTGCATTGTTGATAATTCCCTGGGGAAAGTTTAAATCTACTTGAAATAAATTAGGACGAGCAAAATCGGCAGCTACATTTGCCTTAAAGTCGTCAATAGTTCCTCTTTTTGCCATTGTTTTAAAATGTCTCCGTCGTTAATATTTAGACTAAACAATATTTTCAGACAAAAAAAGAGGGTCCGAAGACCCTCAATTCTGCGATAAAATATTATCAGGAAGCAACCTCGGTGAATGCAACACCAGTTCTTGTTGCAACGAATGTCAGAGTAATGTAGTTAATGGTACGGGTGGGCTTAACGTAGATTTCTGCGTAGAACTCACCACGGTCAACTGCTTCAGGGGGGTTGTTGTCGCTGTCGCACTTAACCAGGAAGTCGGTTACGCCACGACGACCTTGAACATCGCGCATATATGGCTCAACGATGTTGAGGAACAGCGAACGCTGCGACTCATCGTTTTGCTCGAACAGTTGAGACTTAGCAGCACCACTGATAACACGCTCGATGGTGAGGAACAGACGGCGGACGTTGATTCTATCGAATGCTGATGCATAACCCAGAGCAGTCTTGTCACCATACAGAACAACACCCTGACCAGGGAACGAAACAATGGGGTTAACACGAGCAGCGTACAAGCGATCACGCTGAGACTTGGTAGGAGTCATTGCAAGTTTGATTGCATTTCTCAGAACACCACGCTGGAAACCAGCGGGAGAGAACCAAGGTTCTGCAACTTCAGTTGTTTGCAGGCAAAGACCTGCAACGTCACCGTTGCAAGGTACATAACGATAAACATCATTGTACTTATCGTAGATGTACTTGTAACCAGAATCAAATACCATGTACGAAGACGAAGGAAGTTGATTGAAGAATGTAATAATATTATCTACCGCTGTTGTTGCATTGCTTACACCAACAACATTTCCTCTACGGGGAGAAACAAATACGATACAATCACGACGCTCTTCAACAATATTAACCAACGAAGTAATTTTAGCAATTGCTGCCGCATCATCTGCTCCAGAAGGACCAGTCAGGATGAAGTCAACTTGTTGGGATTCTGGATCATCTGCCAGTTCGTATGCACCTACTAAATCGGTATTTGTGACAGTGTATGAGCCGCCAGTGAGAGTGTAATCAGCACCCGCCTGGAGACGATAGTAGAAAGTGGAGTTATTTACACTACCTACAGTTGTGCGTGCTGCTGGATAATCGGTAGTACCACTGGGAGAACGGAGGAGGTTGAACTGACGGCTGGTTGCAGATGAACCCCAAATACCATCTGCAGGAGCTGCTGTAGCAGAGAAAGTATTCTCTTCGTGAGCACCCCAGTAGATGTATGCAGAACGCTGCTTAATTACTTCTACATAGTAGTTCGCTTCACCAATGGTGGTCTTAGCATCAGATGCCTTAGAAAGACCAATGAAACGCTCAAGAACAGCACCAGTTGTTCCAGTAACTTTACCATCGATATCAATTACGAGAACGTGCAGTTCATCACGGAAACCGCCAACATTATTGGCATATAATGATGTTGCAGGACGGGGAGCAACATTAACCCACCTCAAACCAGGCAGATATTCACGCTCGCTATATTCGTCACGAACAGCAGATACTGTTACCGAGTTTGCGTTGGTATCAGTTACAACGTCGCTAGCGGCAAATTCAGCACTACCCTTGTCCAGAGCAATATACAGGCGACGCTCAATACCAGAAATAGCAATGTCTGCAGTATTGCTGCCTTGGGTAATAGTCTGACCATCAGCAATGATGCCAGTAACACCACCGCCAGGAAGCGCGATTTCTAATTTACGGTTAGCGGGATTCCAAGCAATAACGTTGACGGATTCATTAGAACCAGAGATACCGATAGTTGTCGAAACGCCTGGAGTAAAATCACCAACAATAGATTCTACACTAAGAACGAGGCTATACTTATAAACTTTACCAGCAGCACCTGATGCAGCGGTGACCGCTTCGTCAGCAACAAACTCGTGCTCATTACCAGAACTAGGAGCGGGAAGAACTGCAATTTGGTCAGCGCCTGCATCCGTCACAAAAATGCCAACAGAATTTCCGAGAGAACCAGGAGTTCTTGCTGCCCATAAAAATGTATTTACACCACCCTCATAAGTGGTTTCATACTCGTCTAAATTCTTGATTAATACGGTGTCAACACTACCAGTTTTATCTGCAACAGCATTCTTTAAAGAATCGGAGGAAATACGAATCGCTTTCAGAGTGCCGCCGTAAGCCAAATACTGAGAAGCAGTAAACCAATATTCGAAGTTGGCATCAGTAGGTTTTCCAAAAATTTCTGCTAATTCCCTTTCATTGGAAACAGTAACGATTTGCTCTACAGGACCCTTTGAAAATGGTGCTGCAATAAGACCGACGTTTGCGGTCGATAAAGTGGTAATAGTCGTCAGGTCTCTTTCCTGAAAGACTACACCTGGCGAAGATTGGTTGGCTGCCATGTTTAAATTCTCCTAGAGTGATTCCAACATCGGTTGTCTAGGATTATTTATATTTTTGAATCTTTACCTCCACTCCCACATATAGGATTTATCTCCATATTCCGCAACCTGCCACACATCACCTTGAGCATCTGCAAAATACTCATCGCCTAGTCCGTCATCCATGAAACCAAACGGAGACATATCCTCCTCAATTGCTTCACGTTGGTCTTCATAGATGCGTTTACGAACATCATCGTCATGCATTTCCTTGAAGTATGGTTGCATTGCCATCCATCCAAAGATAACTAGACACATGGCAAGGTCATCATTACACCCGTCTTCTGCGGCAAAAGATTGACCCTTAACGATAAATGTAGTTAGTTCTGCAATCGTATCGTAGTCTGGAATAATAAGTTTGTCCTCTTCAATCAATGCTTTGAGGTTAGAACATCCAACTTGCTTTACGGCAGTGGACATCTTGACACCTAGTTGAGTCTTCTTACCAGAGAATCCTTGCCCAAGTTGTTGACCAGCACGACCCCGCATTGCTGCCATCAAAAGGTTCTCATACTCCAAATCAAACTGAATAATGTCCGCAACCTGTCCACCAATGTCATTTACTTCGCACAGGATGTAAGCGTTATTATAGTTCTTTGCAACATCAACAATGATATTGGGGAATACGATAGGTTTAATCTCATTATTCCTATAGCGTGCAACAACCTTGTAGGGTAAGGTAGTTGTATCCATAACCATAAACGCAGAATAGTCATTGGATGTACCTCTCGCAACGTCTACCGTTATGATATAATTATGGTCTTTTTCTACATTTTCATATACTGCCAACCCCTTTGATTGTTTGATAGGGTCCACATAAGGCATTGTTCGCAGTTTACTTGGATTGACGAGTGTATCAACCGAACCCAAGAACTCGCACTCAAACTCAACTTTGAACTGTGCTTCTGATGTGTTCTTGATAGTCTGCTCTTTCCATGCAGCATCACGCCCAGGAACTTGAGACCAATGAACCTCTGTTGGAATATATTCGTTCTTACCTTTCTCCGCATCATGCCAGAGTTTGTAGAACATGTTCATCCCATGAGGAGTAGAGATGATAATAACTTTTGTTGACTTACCTGATGATACAGTAGGATAAACAGAACTGAAAAACTGATCAGCGATATGATTCGGAACGAACGCGAATTCGTCCAGAAAAATAACGTTAAAAGACATACCCCTGACGGCACTAGCCGAAGTAGATGCAGCCAGGATTTTGCTTCCATTTTCCAATTCCAAACTACCTCTGTTCCACTGGAGGATTCCTTGCTGGAGCCACTTGGGGAGGTTTTCATAAGATAGTTGCAGACGACCTAACATTTCACGCGCAGTCGCTGCTTTGTTTGCCAGGATTGCTACGTTGACATTTTGATTGAACAAAACATACCAAAGAAGGTATGCAGTAACGACAGTAGACTTACCAGACTGTCTAGGAAGTTTTGCAATATTGAATCTGTTGTCATGGAAACTCTTAACCATGTCAACCTGAAAATTATACATCTTGAAAGGGATAACACCCTCGTCAAGAGATACAATCTTGATGTAATGAGTGACGAAGTATACTGGGTCTTCAGAACATTTCAAATACTCTTGTACTTGCTCTGGAGTAAACTCCGTAGCAACATTCGCTTTTTTTAAATTAGGATTACCTAAGTATACTTCTGTCGTACTCATATTCAATACCTTTTAATACCTTTAGTGCCAGTTGGGAATGTTGCTTCCATTCCCCAACATAACAGTAAAGTAAAACCAAAAACAAATAATGTACTAATCATACCAATGTTCCATGTTGTCTGCGGATTTCACGCAACTCTTCAAAGTCTTTTTGCTTGGTGCCACCATCATATGCCCAGGCGTAACCTTCGGCAATCATTTGTTCGTTGAGGGACACGTCGGCGTCTCCGATGTAGAGCCACCCGAGAAGACGCCCATACTTTCCAACCCCACCAACAAGCTCAGTACGAATAATGAGATCGTCATCCCCTTCAATAGCGCCTTTAAGTCTTTCTTCAAGCCAGTGAGTAGCGTCGTATCCGAGTGCTTTTTCTTCATCATCTTTTGTGCGTTTTTCTGGGGTGTCAACACCAGCAACTCTAACTCTTTCTTTTTTATATAAATCAAAACCGAGATCAATCGTGACATCGATCGTATCGCCGTCGAGCACTCTATCTATGCTCGTCACTCGGAAGTTGTAACAACTCTTCCGACTTGGTGGTGTCATCGCTCCCATGGGATTCTCTTTTGTCAACTCCTAGTATATAGACAACAACGTAGATTACACCTACTAAAAGGAGTATGATACTGAATATCACACTCCAAACAGGATCATTTATATCTTCTAAAGGACGTAATAATAAATTCATGGGTTGTTAGGGTCTATACCTAAACTAATTAGATACTCATGCCACCATTGTAGTTTTTCTTTTTTCCATTGAGGAACTGGTCTACCTTGCTCAGAATACCATTCATAGAGTGCATCATCGATAATCTGTGCTACTTCCATATTCCTCTTCCTCTTCGTCAATATCTGCATATGGATTTTCCAAGAAGGGTCCTCGTTCTCGTAGAGGTTCTTTTCTGACATAATCCGTCTCAGCATTAACAGCTTCTATCCAGACCGCAAGTTTCATGATTATAAAAATTATAATCAGTGGAGTAAAACAACCGACTAGAATTATGGGGTTCATTTGTGCTTCCTTGTGAAAGGTTCCCAGTGCTCCCAATTGTATTTATGAACTGCCCACATTCCAAGGATGGGGACAAACACTAGAAGGAATCCCATGATACCTAAACACCATGGGCGTTCCATCACCATTCTTGCTATGTGTCCTAGTTCGTGCATTATTCAAAAAGTGATACTACAAATAAAAATACTCCAAACATACACATGAAGATGAGTATGCCTAATTGAACTGCGATCTCAGGTTCCATAGTCTCCTAAAGTAAACATCTACTTCATTCAACCCTTCTAGTGGAGCAGGCATTGTTTGTTCTGCCCAACCAGCACAGAAATCTAGCATGTCTGCTGTAACCTTATCAACACCATACATTCTAGAGAATGCTGATGCTGCAAAATGAAACCGCTGTCTAGTGTGCGGTGCCATTGCCCTTATAGTGTTCGGATTCATAGTAGTGCCCCTTCTTAGAACCGAAATAGATTGTAGTTAAAACAAAAGGCACTGCTACAATAGCAAGTGCCCATCCAAGTAAGTGTTCCATTATGGATTGTGATTCTTATTGTTTTTGATTTGATTGTATCCCCAGACTGCCAGGGTGCCGATACCTAGACCAGCGATGCAACAAAGTAACATGTGAATTAAGTGTTCAAGGGTTGAATGGTCTGCGTGATTCATCCGAAATACATTACAGAAAGTGTGAAGACAACAAAGATGATGACGGTGAACATCATCAATCCTACACCTGCCCAGGCAACCCAGGCAGGCATAGGTTCATAGTTGTGATTATGAGACATGCACTGTCCCAATCATGCCCGCACCTTTATGGGGAGCACACCAGTAAGTATAATCTCCTGCCTCTGGGAATGCAACCTCAAAGTCTTCACCTGGTAACATTGCTAAACCTTCGTGAGACCACTCAGGATGGTCTTCCACAATTACATTATGTGGAGGAAGCATATTGTTAATAAAATGAACTGATTCGCCAGCAGCAATAGAGACCTCTGCTGGTTCAAAAACTAGGTTGCCATTGGCACCCATCTGAACATCTACTGCCCATGCAGGAGCAGCGATAAAAAGTGTAGCGAAAAGTGTAACTAGAAAGTTTCTAATCTTCGTCATTCTTGAGTAATTCCTCAACTCTACGGCGCATGTTTTCCATGTCCCGTTTTATATAGCGTTGAGAATACCCATGATGCTGTCGCATTATCATGGTTCCCTGATAGAACATAGTTGCTGCAAATACTAACAGCAATACTATGCCGATTACTTCAGCGTGATGTCCAGCCATGGGAAGATGGGATCGATTACTCCAATGAGTCGAAGAAGACCTTCAGCAAAAAGTGCAAGAACAACCCAACCAACACACATGGAGATAATTGAAGCATTACGATTGTGCTTTCGTATGGCATCATCAATCATCTCCTGTACACGTTCTTCAGTCAGTCTTTCTGGGGGTTCTACTCCTTCGCCCCACTTCTTAAAACTAATCTTGGGGATAGTCATCTTCGAGCTGCTCCAGACGTTTTGCCCATGTTATACCAGATGTCGAACCTTTGCATGGATTTATGCAGGTTTCGTCACCAAGTTTGTTGCAAACCAATCCAGCAAGGTCATGAGGATCGCCCTCTTTACCAGTACCAGACCAGTAATGTTGTCCGTTTAACCAAAGAGCTCCGCACTTTGGGCATTCCTTCCTGTCAATAGACAGGTCAGACATTTCTTTATCGTTTGCCATAAGTTTGATAGTGCTTGATGATGCTTGTTCTTGGTATGTTCAGTTCCTTTTCTAACTTTCTTCTAATGAAGAATCCTCTGAACAAAACCCATTGCCAACGCAACTCCAAGTCCATGTATGCAATCAACTTCATTGTGTTATCAACGCCAGCATATGCAACTAGCACAATGAAAATAGCAACAGTTAGGTAAAATGAGACCATACGAGTATCACGCTGATACAACTATTATAGTCACTATTTAACGCCTGTAAAGCTACAAATGATTACAATTTGTAGATATATGAAGGAATCCTGAATAAATTATTAAATTACCTACTAATTTCTTCCCAGTCCAGGGAAGCAAAAACATCAGCACCAGCACTATTAGTGGCGCATACAAGTGTCAATTCATAAGGAGTTCCAGTCAATCCATTTCTTTCTAACTGAAACTTGAATAGTGCTTCTTTCAGAATATTTACTGTTGTGGAAGATTGCTGTGATGATGAGAAGAAACCAGATGCTAGAACTCTTCCACCACTTACAGTTCCTCCATCAATCTTATATTCCACAGCACTATCAACACCAGCACTCGTCCAAGTGCCCCCAGTAGTCGTTGCCGATGCTCTCACTTGCCAGTTGTATTCTGGTCCATTTCCAATACCCATTATTGATAGTGCTGTCAAAATTACAATAGCATCTAATCTATCTGGAGAAGATTTGAGACGGATAGAAACAACAGGATAATAAGTTCCCGCAGGAGAAGGTAAATCTACTGGTGCTGTGATTGGTGTTTGAACTGCTTGTTGTAATCCACGCAACTCATAACCACCTTCAGAAATCACGGTAGAGCAAACTTGCTTCATCGTGCTACTACCACTTGTAGCACCAGTATTAGTAAGCTCACATCTCAAAGGTAATGATGCTGTTGTGATATAAGTTGATTGGATATAATTTGCGTGATGAAATGAATGTGCGTGAATAAATTGACCATCAATCACAAATCCCATTCTGACTGTGCCAAGACCCAACCACTCAATATCCATCCAAAGAATTTGTGCTTTGGTGATATCTAATGTAATACCAGAAACACCAGTGCCATCTAACTTATCAATATTCCAATTTGCTTGTGCTACTTCTGTTTGTGTTCCAGTAGATAAACTCCTTTCTACAAAGTAAGGTGTCGTGCCATTAATCTCAAAATACATTCCATTGTCAGCACCAAAATATCCAACTCTCTGTCTCAAGTTTTCTTGTGGTGTGGCAGGAACAAAGGTATTCATTACAAGCAAAGATTTGCCTGGTTGGTATGAGAATGTCTTTGTGGTCTCACGAATAATCTGTGTTCCAGAAGCATTATCAACTGTTAGATTTACCAGACCTTCAGTAGCACTAAAGGTAGCAGAAGCCGTGCCAGTAATACCAGTTTCCCACAGATTATTATCTCTGTATCTGTGGGAACTATCAAATAGAGTGAGGGGTTGAGATATTCTTGTACGACCGAAAGCATCAGGATTTATGGAAACTGGCAGACGATTGTAATTATCTACAACGTTTCCATCTTTGGTTGCTAATAAAGGAACCTCAAAAAGAGTTCTTTCTTGATTTAAGAAATCTTGGGTGTTCTTATTCCACTGTGCCATGAGTTAGAATGCTCCGTACTTATGACCCTCGCCATCAATCGTAACTTTGTTTGACTTGGTGATATTCAGTTTGCTCTTTTCTACAGGGTAGATTGCCTGAACCATTGCGCCAGGATATTCGCCCTGAAGCATTTCTACCAACTCATTCTTAGTAGGAGAACCTTCCGAGACAAACTCGATATTATACAACTCACCTTTATAGAGTACATCGGCAGTGTAGGTTTCCCCTACCTGCTGAGGTTCTTCAGGTTGCGAGTTGATGTAGAGATTTCCGTTGAAATCTCCCGAGATGTTGACAGACTCGGATATAAATTCGTTGTAAGATTTCATCAGCAGTTCCACGCTCTAAGGGACTTATTGATTCTGCTATCGGGATCGTTAGCAGTTTTGGCAGAAGTCAGTCTCTTCTTCATTCCTTGCATTCTCGCACAAAAAGACGCTCTACGCTCGTTCCCAACTTTCTTTGAAGGTCTCTTAAGATCGCTTCCTGGATTCTCAGCCTCATAGGACCTGCGTCCTTTTTCGTTGAGTCCCCCCTCACTGTTTTGTCCTTCTCTTCTTGTCCAGGCTGCTCCTTCATTTTGTACCTCCTCAGGGACACAGTTGGGGACCATCTTGGCACCCTTCTTTTTCATACCAACTTGCTTGTATCCTTTCCAGCACTTCTCTTGAAACTGTTGGAAAGATATTTCTTCAGATTTGTTACCCCAGTTAGCAGCACCAACTTTGCGGCACTTAACGAGAGCACCAGATGCATATGCACTTGGCCAAACCTTATAGCGTGATTTGACTTTCTTATAGCAAGCATCCTTTTCGCCTGCTGCTTCATCAAACTGCTCTTCAGTTAACCATTCAAGTTCTTCATTCTGCTTTTTAGCATCCCTTTGCTTGAGATAATTTTGAAGTTGTCTTTGCTTTAACTTGCGAATCATCTCAGAACGCTTGCTCAAATACTTGGGATTGTCACCCTGAGTCCTGCGAATCATATTGATAGCAACATCAGTTGCTCTGCCTTCTTCCAGTTCAAACTCTTCTTTAGTTGCATAACCAGCCGCAGCATCCATGTTATGCTCAGTATCAGTAATTTTTGCTTGCATCCAAGCAGGAAGATTCTTTTCCTTTTTACCGAGTTTCTTCTTCAGTGCTTTGACATCTTTCTCAACACTGCTTAGTTGAGACTGTGCCATTGACACTTCATGGTCTTTCTCTTCTTTCTTGATTGCCTTAGCAATCTTATGTGCTTTCTTGATAGTGGACTTTTCAAGAGGAGGAGTATCGCCAGTAGACTTCATTGCCTGTGCCATACCAATAGCATAAGGATCGCGTGCTTCACTCTTGATACCAGCAACTCTGTCAACTACACGACCGATTGCACGACCAATCCTGTCACGCTTACGCTCTGTAGGTGCAGGTGCAGGTGCAGGTGCAGAAGAAGACCTACCTGCTTTTTGACGCTTGGCATAATCCATGTAGGACTCACCAGGACGCAGTTTCTTGGGGTCTGGTTTCGATGAAGACGATGAAGACCTGCTTGCTCTATCTTCACGAGCACGAGCCTTATTACCTTGACCGCTGATTTGACGGTCTTTGTCAGGGTCTGGATGCCAATAATCGCCTGCCTCTCTGATAGTTTCTTCAGTTGCCACGTTTTTCGCTTTGCCTCGTCTATCTGGATTTGGGTCTTCAGCATTCTTTCTACGGAATGCCTTTTCCTCTTCGTCACTATTTAGTGCTGCTGCCATTTTACTGGACCCGCACTTTGGTTTGGTTGTTTGTCCTGGTTGTTTTGCACAGGGGAGTCCTGCATATTTGCCACCCAGTTGAACCCAACCAGGGGTGCCATCAGAAGCGCGACTCTTGCTAAACCAGTCACGCAAAGAAGAATCACCACTCTTGTTCGCTTCTCCGAAAATTTCATTGTAAGTAGGGGGCATCTTTTGCATTTCTCCCATTGCCATTTTATTGGCAGTCTTGTGCATTACCTCTTTGGCACGAATGCCATAAAGTCTGTTCCATCTAATGCGTCCTTTTTGCATACCTCTAATATATCTCTTAGCGGTATTATTGACTGCAGGTGGAATATCAGATTTGAAACCTCCTGCCACAATCAACCACCAACTACTTGAACTTCCTCAACAGTAATAGCATTAGTTGAACCAACGACAAACTTAACGCAACGTCTCACAAGTGCTTGGTTGCCGCTATAAGCATAAGTGTAATCTGCAGGGGCACTAGAAGCATCAATGTCTGTTGTAATGCTATTCGCGGTAACAGCAGTAACTTTCTTACCAATAGTACCAGCAGATAAGAAGTTTGCATTGATAGCGGGAGAAGTACTATTGTCTTCTACAGCAATATAGTCCCCAACAGAAAATGGATGAGTATTACTAAACTCATTCAAATGATGTCCTAGAGTATAAACTGCGGTTGCAGAATCAGTTGCCTTTACAACGGTTGCCTGACCAGATTTACCACCCTTAACAATCAAAGGCTGGTTCTGAATCAGAGTAATAGCAGGACCATCGTTAATACTAACCGTTTGATTTGCTGCAGTACAAACGATACGATAGACACCACTTTGAACAACTTGGTACTCTGTACCACCGCCTGCAATAGCGTTAGTACTCAATACATTAAGGACGGTCATTTTAGTACAACTTAAGATTCTTCTGTTTTATTTATCTCCTTTTGTTGTTTTAACATTTTTTGGAGGTCCGCAGTACTGCCAATAAACATCGTGTTATTAACAGTAGACGGCGATGACTTCTTTTCATCTGCATCTAGTTCTTTCATTTTCTTTTGTAGGTCGATGAGCTTGTCTGCTACATCTCCGACGTTTTTAATAAGTTGACCTGCAACTTCATAAGCACGAGGATGATCTGACGCTCGTGCCACATCAAGTATGCCATCGACTGCTTCTTGCCCCTTCATAACTAGGTTATGTAGTTGAGCACGAGTCGTCTCATAATCCTGCCTAACATCAGCAGTCTCACTCTTTTTTAAGGATGGTTTGTCACTCTCAATCTTTTGTATTTCAGAAGGCTCAGTGCCAAACACATCATTCAAACCATCAAATGCTCCCATACTAAATCTCCTCGTCTACTCCACTTACAGGGTTTCGTTTTTTATTATCAGTAAAGTCTTCGTCAACAATACCAAATCCAAAATCATCATCAGCATCTGCATCGATGGGGTCTGGTTGTATAGTATACCTAACCTCTCTTGGTGCAGTAGTTGTATTTGTATCGGTATAGTAATCAGTAATAACTTTTTTAATAACCTTACTGTCGGTGACAGGACCATACAGATAAGTTTTTACAGTAAATTGTAATGTGTAAATGATTGCTCTACGAGTAGAAAAATCGCCCTCATAGTCATCTTCATAATCAACGCTATTTAAAACTACAGGAACATCCTTAGTTTCATTTGCATCTGGCAGTAACTTTACTGGAAGATTGTAATGTGGTTGAAAATATGGAAGAATTTGCTCCAGAATCTGAAGACCATCTTCTTGAGTTTTTGATATAATTGCTAATTCAAATGAGAGATTGTAAGGAACTGGCATGAAAACGTTTTTGTTTTCATCCGTATCTTTTGCAATTTTAATTTTTTGCGTTGGAGACACCTTTCTAGAAGAATCGTATGTGATTCCATTAATTTCAAATGAAATTCTAGGTAGAGTGATTTGAACTCTTTTATTTGTAGGGTCTGGAGTTTGGTCGAGGCGTGCCAAAAACTTTTGCTTAGGACCATATGCCAGAGGCACTTTCATAACCTCATCAGTACGACGCAGTTCAATGTTATTAAACAGTGTGCCAAATGCTACAACTGTCTTTCTAAAAATTTCGTGATATGAATAAGTACCTAACATCAGATTGTAGTGTCAGTAGTGGACCCAATGCTACCGAAAGGATTGCCTTCGGTAAAGTCGATAATATCGTCGTCCTCAGTCTCAAAAGAATAATTCTGATCGATTGTATCGGCAGTATTTGTATTATTTAGAGTGTTATAAGATTCAGGACTCCACTTAGCACCAGAAGAAAGACCAGTGATTACTTCTGCTGTATTGAAAGTTCCTGTTCTGTTGATGACTTGGAGTTCTCTTGTAGAAGCATTCCAGGATTTGACTTCTGCTCTATTATCTTTTGGCGAGTAGTCAATGGTGACTGTTGGAGCACTAGTGTAACCAGTACCACGAGATGTAACATTAATGCCAGTGACGATGCCAGCAGAGCTAACTGTTGCGGTCGCAGTTGCACCATTTCCTCCACCTCCTTCAATCGTTACACTTGGAACTAAAGTAGTGTTATAATATTCACCACCGTCGATCACTTCAATAATATCAACTTCATCGCCACTTAATGTTGCAGTCGCTTTAGCCAAGTAGAGATCGCCAACGACCTCTTCACCCACTGTAAATGCTCCAGTGCCACCAGCATCCATAATAAGTTTAATTGCATTGGCGAATGTAGTTTCGACAGCATCGATTTCTGCAACACCAGTGTCGATTTGCTCGTCGCTGTATTCGAAGAGTTCGCATTGACATTCCCAGACATATCCTTTACCTAACTGATAGAATGGACGTTCTGCTTCAACGAACTTAATTTCAAACAAATGTTTGGTAGCAGGAAACCAGATAAGGTCACCCTCATTTGGACGACCCTCAACATTCAATACTGCATTATCATCTACTTTTTCTTCAAACTTTTTGCGAGAGAAAACAAATGTTGTTTTATCCTCAATACGAACACCAAACTTACTTAAAAGTTCTCCTTGTCCTTCCCATCCTTCTACATTATTAACGTATGCTCTAACAGCAAGTGCTTGTTCAAACTTACTAGACTCAACTTCATTTAAAATAGTGTCACGATTAATGTAGATTCTAGGGAGATAATAAATGTCTTGACCATAAAGTTCAATACTCTCTACAATCAAGTTTTCTATAAAAGTCTGTTCCTGTGCAGACCCATTAAGATTCAGTCGGCAACTACTTGTGTAATCCGACTGAATACAATTGTTTGGAGGATCGTTTCTGTAAGTCATATCAACCGATTAAATCCATTGGGGGAAGTTCGTAATCTTTGCGAATTTGCTCTTCAAGGTCTTTCTTGAATTGACTTGCATCTTCAAGAATGCGACGACCATTCAAGGTTACACCACCTAACATTTGAACGCCATCATACTTACTTAAGTTGCGACCCCACTGTTGCTGGAAGAGTGCCTCAACATAATCCTTCAACCAAGCATCATTATACATATCTGTGTATGTTTCGGGGTCTTGACGCATAACAACTTCAACAACGATGTAATCACCAGATTGAAGTTCATTCCAGTCAAAGTCAAGATATAATCTTCTTTGAAACTCATTGAACCTCACTCTACGATTTTGAGAAGAGTTTGTTACCCAATCAAGTGTTTCAAGATACTGAGAGGTCATAAAGTAATGAAGAATCTGTCCATGTGTCATGGAGTAGATATCATTCAAGAAAATCTGATACTTGATATTAAAAATATTTCCAGGAACAATACTAGACGCACCGATAGCACTGTAAACATGATTGACTGCTAATACTCCAGGTGGAAGGGAAACATATTCATTTCCCTCATACCAAGCAGTCGCACCTATTTGAGTGGTAGATTTTGCAGCAGTTTTAATTGCATCAGTTACTTCAATTTTAATAAATGCCTTATAACTTCCGTTATAGGCAAACTCTTGAAAATAATCGATTGCTTCTTCTATTAGGTCATCCAACTGCTCATCACACACGTTAATGTCAATAGCAGGATAACCTAATCTACGAAGAGCGTAGTTTTTTAACTCTGTCTTAGAGGCGGGTCTTGTAGCGGACATTTAGTTTACCAAGTAGCGAGGGCGGATCTTTTCCAAGTATTTGTGGCAACACAAACATAGACATAATCTGCATCATAACGAACATCACCTGCAGTGCCAGGATCGGTAGCAGTAGCAGGTACAGTACCTTCAAGAGTAACTTCACCTGCAACATTACCATCAACGTTACCAGTTACATCACCAGTTAAATCACCCGCAAAAGTTTGTGCGGTGATTCTATTCTGGAATGGATTATAGGTTGCACCCCCGTCAGTGAGAACGCTTTGATTAATTACCGAAGCACTGTTAGAAACAACGAATGGAAGGAAGTGTTCCTGGTTGAAGTTTGTTTGAACTGTTTGCGTAGCAACTTGAGTTGCAGTATCAGCAACAGTTGCGGTATCAGCATTGCCTGTTACATCACCCGTGACATCGCCAGTAAGGTCTCCAGTAAATCCAATAGTAGCAGTAACACTATTTGCATTAATATTGAATTGGATGGCTCCAGGATCCCTAGGTGAAATTGTATCACACTTAATTGTTTCTACTTCTAAAGTTTTAGTAGATGGATTATATGTTGCAGCTGCACCACCCGAAGCCTCTGTATAAATCTGAGTATTAGTTGGAGTTGTAAATCTTGCCGATGCAAAAACAATTGGGTAATCAAAATTAGTTGTAACCTCTTGAGTAACTACTCTATCTGCACCATCTGCCTGACCAGTCAAGTCTCCAGTTACGTTACCAGTGACATTACCAGTTACGTTACCAACCAAACTTGCCGTAATTGTGCCAGCAGCAAAGTTACCAGAGGCATCACGAAGAACGAGGTTATTTGATGCGTTGGTGCTCGCAGAAGCGACGTTAATGGTGATGTCGCCTGATACACCGTCTGCATTAGTAATCGTGATTCCAGACGCTGCTGTGGCGGTCACAGAGCGTTGTGCGTAGGTATTAGCAGCAGTTCTGGTAACCAGACCTGTACCTGCCATAGCGGCGAGTGCAGTGATGTCTGCGTCGTTGTAGGTGGTGCTGATTGTTACGTTGGAAGAACCATTAAAGGAAACGCTGCCATCAACAACTCCGTCGATTGTGATTGTGCGTGCTGTCTGCAATCTAGATGCAGTAGTAGCATTGCCCGCCAGGGAAGCAGTGATAGTTCCTGCAGCAAAATCTCCCGAAGCATCTCTGACAACAACCGTACTTGCAGTATTAGCAGTTGCAGTTGTATAACCATCCAGCAAGTCAGCATTCAGGTTATTAATCTTAGTAGTGTTAGGAATAACCAGAGCAGGACCAGATGTAACCTGAGAGATAATCTGACCATCAACAGTCAGAGTGCCATCGATGTTGGCATTAGCATCAACGTCAAGAATGGTGCCAGTGCCAGTCAGATTCAGGCTACCAGCACGAAGAGCAGCATCTGTGCCAGTGTGAACTTCAGATACATTGGTAGAATCTGTTAGGAATGTGAATTGGGAGGACGACCTGTCGAATCCGAAGAAACCCACTTTCGCAGAGCCGTCGTAATAACGGAACTCAACACCACGGTCCTTACCGTCGTTAGTTGTTGGTGCTGTGTCACCACCCAAAGTAATAATAGGGTCATCGAGAGTTGTGACCGTAGAATTAACAGTAGTGGTTGTGCCATTTACAATTAAGTCTCCACCAACAGTAAGTGTATTGTGTAGGGTGGCATCGCCAGTGCTTACATCAACAAAGAATGCATTTCTAGCGTTTGCAGTATCATATACAGTGAAGTCTCCACCCGCCCAAAGTTTCTTTCTAATAATACCGCCACCATCAACTTGGAATGCAACGTTATTATCACTAAGAGAGTCTGCTTCAGCAGTATTTGTAATATCAATTCGTGCATTATAAGTGGTAGTACCATTGATGACCTGATTACCAACAATGTTGAAGTCCCCGTAGACCATAAGGTCTTCACCAACTGCTAAGTTCTTAGCAACACCAACACCACCCGAGAATCTTGCAGCACCGTCAAGAGCAATAGAATTGCCATTAATAGATTGTTGAGTATTATTGGTTGAGGTTACAATACCAGATACGCCGAAGGTATCATTAATCTGAGTTGCATCACCAACGGTCAGAGTACCAATGATGTTGGTATTACCGTTATCTGCATCAACACTAAACTTTTCAATAGCAGAACCATTTCTGATAGAGAAAACTTCATTAGCAGCATCAACAATCAAAGAATCGTTAATAGTTGTTTGACCTTGGACGACCAGAGTACCATCAGTTGCAACGTTACCAGAAGCAGAAGCAACAGTAAATTTGTCTGTAGTGCCACTTCTAACAGCAAAGTTGGAGTCAACATCTAAAGTACCATCGATATTGGTATTACCCAATACGTATAAAGTTCCTTGAATATCAGTGTTACCTGTTACGTTGTCAACAAAGAACTTGTCGGTTGTGCCGTTTCTAACAGCAAAGTCTGCATCAACATCAACCGTGCCATTAAACTCGGAGTTTGCTTGGACAGTCAGAGTATCGCTAGTTGCGTTACCAAGAGTGATGTTGCCATTAGCAAACAGGTCTCTGTTGAATGTTACATCACCATGGACAGTCAGTGTACCTACAGAGTTAGTGCCTGCACCAGAGCGACCGATTGTAGTGTTGCCGCTTTCACCGACGACTTGGAATTCAATAGTATCGCTACTGTTGAGTTTACCGATATACAGGTCATCACCGATGTGAAGGTCAGTTGCAATACCAGCACCACCAAAAACTCTTAAGTTAGTTGTAGTGTCTGTTGCATAAGAAGGTGTGCGTGCAGAAGAAGAACCTGCATATAGAATATAACGAACGTTCAGGTAGTTTTGTCTGTTGAATACTGCGGTTTCGTCTTCTTTCTGAACTACAGTACCGTTGACATAAACATCGGAGTTAAACATGAAGTCGCCTTCAATGTATCCACCACCATTAAATCGGAATGCACCATAGTCACTGTTCTGAATCTCATACAGACCAGTGCCAGAATTCAGAGCAATCTGAGGTTCGTCTGTACTTTCCAGATATGTAAATCCAGAAACATTCAGAGTGTTGTTAAGGTCAAGAGCACCAGTTAAAGTAGTCTGACCAGTTACTCCAAGTGTACCAGCAATGAGAGTGTTACCAGTTGCAGAAGCAACATTAAATTTATTAGTGTTGATGTTAAGGTCATTGGTAATATTGACGATACCATAGAAATCAGCATTACCAGTTGTAGATTGCAACTCAATACGAGTTGTACCAGTACCATTATTCAGTTGCAGTGTCTTAGAAGCACCTTGGATGACCATGCTGTCATCAAAGCGAGAGGTGCTGTGGACGCGCAGAGTGCTGTCAACATCCAGAAGACCACCAATATTAACATCCTGACCGATACCAGCACCACCAGCAAGTACAAGGTCGCCAGTTGTATTGGAGGTGGAGTTAGTGTTGGTAGTTAGTTTAAGGTTACCAGCGATGATGCCTGCATCTGTTCCAGAGAAGACTTCAGAAGTGTTTGTAGCATCGTAGAGGAATCGGTATCCTCCTGTATGACCTGCGAGATCAGAATACGAAGCATCGTAACCGTAGAATCCAAGCTTTGCTGCACTATCATAATATCTGAACTCAACGCCTCTATCGAGATTATCGTTAGCAACAGGAGCAGTATCACCACCAAGAGTAACAATGGGGTCATCAACCTGAAGGGTCGTCGAATTGACCGTCGTCGTGGTGCCGTCAACCTGTAAATCACCCCAAACTCTGACGGTTCCAGTAACCGCCCTATCATCACCAGGATCAAGGTTGAGAGTTGCATTTGTTGTAGCAATATAATTATCTTGGAAACGTGCATCTTCTACCCAAACTTTACCTGCTGCTTGAGATGCACTAATTTGAACAGTATCTTCAGCAGTGACAATAATGTTGCTAGTTCCAGAACCAGCATTTGTTGTCAGGATGTTGAAGTTTCTGTTAGAAGCAGTATTCTGTGTTAATTGAAGAGTGAGGTCACCATCTCCAGTCTTGTCCAGGGTTTGAGCAACAATACCATCAAGAGTGATATCAGGATCGCTGAAGTACGAGCGTACATTGATATCAATCTCACCAGCACCACCGTCACCTGTATTATTAGCGCCGAACAGTAAATTACCACTCGTGTCATTAACTTTAATATAGTTAAGATAATCAAAACCAGTATGTGCTGTAGCAGTAGTGAGTTCGTTATCTAACTCAAACTCTTGAACAGTGTTCTGGTCAGTAAAGATAATTCTATTATTCTGTAATTGGGTGTTATCTACACCAGCGGCGGCAATGGTGACATGCCCGTTGTTGTCAACGTCGAAATCTTCCTGTGCAAAGCTAGCCAGTCCCTTCTGCTCTGTTGCCGCAGACGCGAGGAACCTCCATCCTCCAGTATCGCTGCTATCAGTATGAGCTGGGGCACCAGAACCCGCAAGAATATCTTGAATGGCTTGATAAACGTTGCCACCTTCTTCGATGATGTCATATCGGGAATAAGATGCCCCAGCACTATATGTAGGATACTTGCTACCTTCGGTAGCAGTAGCAATTGGTACATTTGTAGCAGATTGAAGACGACCGTACTTATCAACAGTAAATTTGACAGTATTTACTGTTTGAGTTCCTACTGGTTCTCCTTTGGCACCAACACTAGTTACTGAAGTTAACGATTCTGTATTATAGTTACCATCACTATATGTTGTTGGGTCTGGAACAACAGTAGTGTTTGCTAAATCGATTGCGGGATTGCCGCCAATACCATCACCATTATCAACAATGATGCGTTGTGTCGAAGCAGTTACAATATCTCTAACGGTAATGTTACCTGTAGATGTTCGGGTAACAATACCAAAACCTGCGGCACCATCAGGAAGATTTGTGAGCGATATTAAATCGAGGTCATATGGTTGAGCAGATTGACCAACAACAGTGCCATCTAGTCCGTAGTCTTGAATAGTGGTTGGATTGGAAGCATTGGTTATTCTACCCTTGGCATCAACTACAACTTTTGTGTAAGTGCCACTAGAAGTATCTGTACCATCGTAATGTGGTAACGATGGCACTAATCCAAGAACAGCATTAATATTTAAGTTAGCAGAACCATCAAAAACACCAGAACCAGTAACGTCTTGAGACAACTGAATCTGGCGTGTAGATGACAGTCTAGATGCAGTAGAAGCATTACCAATTAAGGATGCTGTGATTGTTCCTGCCGAGAAATTTCCATCGGCATCACGTTGCACCAAAGTATTGGCAGTTGCTGACACAGATTCAATCGGTCTCTCATACCTCAATGAGTTCCATGCGGTAACACCATCACCGATTTTGATACGACCCGTATCAAGTTCGATTCCCAACTCGCCTTGAGCTAGAGTGGGGTTTGCATTACTCCACTGCGTAGCCGAGCCACGTCTTAACTGAATTCTATTTGCCATTCCCGAAAAGGTGAGAGATTACGCTTCCAAGTTATTTATATGCAATAAAAAAGGGGACTTGCGTCCCCTCAATAATTATTCCGCAATATCCTCTTCGGGAGGATGCGATGCAGTCTCTTCCTCAGCACCAGCTCCATAATATTGAAGAGTCTCAATAGCACCCTGAAGTTTAAGTGCAGTTACCTCATTCTCTTTAATCTTTGCTGCAAGTTTTTGATTTTCACTTACAATATTTTGAAGACGCTCTTGAAATTGTACGAGCATTTCTTCTTGAGATACTTTTTCAATAGTCATAATTTTATTTTTGATTTTGAACTAACGTTAGTAAGAGCGATTTGATTTCACTCATTTCAGATTTTAACTGAGAAACATCATTTTGTAAAGCCTTCTTTTCATCTTCTTCTTTTTGTCTAGCACGGTATGTTGCCATATATTTTTCATACCGTGCCTTATCAGCATTATCAAAACTTCCACTTTGGGTGTCTTTAAACCACCCATCATTATCTTTCACTGGTAATTTATCCATCATACTGCAAGAGCAATTGCACGAAGGTCTTTAATAATTGGGGTATATGCCTGGTTGGAAGATACAAATACAATCTTGATTTGATATTGAGTAAAATCTAATCCAGAAATTTCATATTCATAATCAAAATAAGATTCAATATCAGTGGTCCCAGGAATTGATGCGTCACCAGTTGGGAAATAATTGAATCCTAAAGATTCAATAGAGTCCGTAGAACCAGTTGGCAACACTCTATATAGTGGTTTGATGAAAGTGTTGGGTGGACGGTAACCCGCAAACATCAACTTAATTGAAGAAGATGGATTTGTCAGGGTTGCAATCTTCGAAATGTAAACGGCATCATGTCCATCACCAGTTGCCAATAATGCAGTATTTGGGTCTGCTGGACTATTAATTCTATTACTTACTAAAGTAATAGACATTCTGTCCGTATCAAGGACTGGAGATACTGTGGAAGACTCACTAGCTAGTGATACATCCATTCTAAGTGATTTTGCGCCATTCAATTGAGAATCTTCATTAGTCTTAGAACAAATAATTCTTGGACTGGTGAAGTAGTTATCTTGAGATAATAAAATGTCATCAAAGATGCCATTATTCACAAAAGAATTTTGAGTAACGGTTTGACCGTCATTGATAGAAGTTCCTGTAATTGTATTCACTCTTGCACTAACCAAAGTTTTTGGTAATGTTAAAGTTTGTAATTGTGGAACCAAAATTTCATAAGGAATGTTTTGAGATGCGATTACATTCCCACCACCAGCATTGATTCCAAGATTAGCAATCGAAGTAGTTGCAATATCATAAGTATCAAGTGTTGGACTTGTAATTCCTTCATGAGTTTTATTAATCTCAATTAGAGGAATGCCGTCAAGGTTATAGCACTCAACAATAGATTCATCTGCGTGAGCAACTGCATTGGTACTTCCAATTCCTCTTTCATATACGGTAATCGATTTTCCATCCCCACTAATTGCAGAGTAGGAAATAATTTCATTATTAATCTTAATGTATCCAGGATTATTAATGGAAATACCACTGCCATTGATTCTGGTGTGGAATGCTAATGCATCATTTACAGCAATCGAAGTATCCGATGCCGAGATAGATGATGTCAGGAATGTTTCCCCAACCTCAGACTCAACTCCTGTAATTTCAACATTATTGTCAACATCATGCATACCATGATTAGAATGGCGAACACGAATTCTTCTTTGTGCAGTAGTGTATGTTGGGGTGATGGCAACAAATGCATCACTAATTGCACTAGACTCTACAGTATCTCCAGAGTACGTTGCACTAGAAACTGTTGCCGTTACACTAGATTCTCCACCATTAATTGTTTCTGTGGAAGGAGTGAAGTTTGTCGAAACATAACGAAGAGTGAGAGTATTTGTTCCACTATCCCAAGTAACAACTTCTGCAGTAGGAGCATTTGCACTATTGCCAGTGATGGTTTCACCAACAATAAAGTCTCCACTAGCGCCAGTGACAACCATAGTTGCAGTAGTCTTAGAAGAAACTACTCTGTTTGTAATAACACCACCAGTATCAGAACCAGATTGCCAAGAACCAGAAATATCGGCAACAGTCAGAATAATTCCAGAAACATTTTCGGTTACATTAATAATAGTTGCTTCTGCAAGGGTAGTCTTTTGATACAAACGAGCACCAATTGTATATGGTAAAGTGGTGGAATTCATAACCAACTGAAGTTCTGGTTGGAACGTTTGAATTGGATCATTGGAAAGATTTAACTTACCACCATTACCAACATCAAGTTGACTATTATTCAAGACAACTGTAGAAGATGTTGTGGTATCAAATTCTGCTCTGTAAATCACAAACTTCATATCCTCGTACTGGTCGGCAGTCCAAGTTGTTGCGTTTTGTGACTTAAACAAGACACCCGCATAAGGTTGTTCGGAAATAGTTCTGTCGCCAGAAATATCCAATTCACCCATTCGGGAAATCCAAACTTGATATTCATTGGAGTCAGAGAACAGAACAAAGCAATGTTCAATAGACTCGGGAATATAGACAGGTGCTCTAAATGTAAACTTAGTTGCAATCGCACCAGTTTCAGAGGTTTGAATTTGGTCTGGGGTGATAGTTACGTCAGAAAATGGGAGAATCGAAGTGGTTGGATAACCATTCTCCATGGTACGAATTTGCATGGAGATTGGAATATTACTGTCCTTCGCATTGAAGTAAACATCAACAGAAGTTAGGAATACACCACCTTCTTCTTCAACCAAGAAAGATTGTGCAAGAGGGTCCCACCAACCAACCTGACGAGTCGAAGTTCTGGTAGAACGCAATGTTCTGTTTTGAGTGACAGTATCTCTTACCAATTCAGCATTACGAACTGCGAGAATATTTTCTCTCAAGGTATTAAGAGTACCAGATGCTTCATATTCAGTTTCTGCAGAAGATGCTACTGCACCACCAAGTCTGCTATCCGTTTCACTTGTAGTGAATCTTAAAGTTCTGGTTCCTGTTGCCCATCTTGGATTTCCATCATCATTGGGGTTAGGAATAAACAGAGATCCTCTAAATTGTCCTAATCTGTCAGAAATAATTCTTCTGTTTGCAACAACTGCAGTTGCACCAGATTCTCCCCTAAGAACTTCACCAACTTGAATATTGCCATAATAAGCACCTTGAGCTTGCGCTGCAAGAGCAAGTGTATCAACGTTAATGAAATTGGATGTAGAAGAGTATGATGCTGGCAGTTCGCTATCATCATATGGACTATATGTATGATAATCATTTGGCGAAGCAACTCTGAATGTGATACCAGAGGTTAATCCAGTAACAGTTTCACCAACAACAAATGGTGTTGCATTTGTTCTTGCATCTGTTGCAGAGTCTTTAATAACTTCGATAATTTTGGGAACAATATAATCATTTACGCCTCTACCATCAAAGAAGGAATAGAACAAAGTTCTTGGTTTCATTCTTTGAATATTGACATCAATATTTCTAGAGCGAATGAAAGGAACAGATGTTTGTGCAATGATACTATCACCCTGAGAAACATTGTCGATTCTAGGAACAACTCTTGTTCTAATACCACTTCTTGTTTGTCGTCTTGTAGTGGTTGTAGTGGTGATTCTATCTGTTGCACGACCACGCCCCCAACTAGAAGCTCTACCACTATTAACGGTTCTACTACTAGAAGTGGTGCCACTCCAAGTAGTTCTCCATGCTCCCCACTGAATAGGTGCAAATCCATTTTGGTCTGCACGTTGTTCACGGAATGTGGACTCAAAGTTACCTTCAACGTTAGTCACCAATGCAGGAACTCTGGTTGTATCAATCCAGTCATCAGAAGCAGGAGTCAGGTCGATACGTCCAATATATGTAAATACGTTGAATGGGTTGACATTCTCAACACGAGATGCATAGGGTTGCTCAATAATTTTTAATTCACTATATGGAAGAGTGATAATAGGACCAGTTCTTTGAATTCCAGAAGAAAGAGTCTCGTTAATTTGTAGTGCAATGTTCGTTGTATAGTGAGATGGGTGGCAGGTTCCCTCCAGGAAATCTAAGGAGCAACCATAATCAACCAAGTTAAGTGCCGATTTAGATTGATTTGTAAAGTCATCAACAAAGAAACCATTCTTCAATCTATCATTTCCATTTGCATCAGGAATATTCAAACTAAATGTATCACTTTCAAGCATGTTAAGTGATGTATAATATTCAACCTGATTCAAACGTCTTTCAATTTTTCCAATATCACGCATGGTGTAGCGTCGATTATCGGATTTTTCGATAGCAACATCTTTAGATGGATCGAATCCATATGGTTGATGGCGAAGAATTGCCAACAACATTGCATTTTTGAGGTCATCTGGTTCATCTGGATTTTCTGCAGACTTACCTTTTAGGATTTGAAACTCTCCATTTGGAGCTAAGAATAGTTTATCAATTCTGGAAAGATACCAGTCGTAATCGCAACGGAAATCGCTATCTAATTTTGGAATATCAAAAATAGTTGCTGTTGGAGTTCCACTAACATTAAATACTCTTGATTTGAAATCAAATGTAGAGCAATTTACAAATGCTGGGGAAGAAACAGTACCAGTTCCAGAATACAAATTCTTAATACCTGGACGGAAGTCCAAGTAGTCGGCAAGATACTTTTCTTTATACGATGGAATATCTTCGTAATTTGTATCTAAGTAAGATTGACCACCGAAATAATCTCCAGTAGCAGAATGACTATAATAGTCGATAACAATTTTTAACTTTCTAATTGGAGAGGGAGTTCCTTTTTTACGTACAATTCTCGAACAATCATACATAAATCCTGTTTGAGAAGATTCGAGGTAGTATCTGTCAGTAACTACTTTAGAACCTGCAATAACGGATCCTTCAGCGTCGTTAATAATTCCAGTAATTACTTCACCACTACTATCAATACCCGTCACGGTTTCACCAAGAACAAATTGTCCACTGACATAAACCAGGGACAGTTTTAAAGTGGATGATGCAAATTCAACAACCTTAGCGCGAGCTTTAGATGTTCTACCTACGACAATAGAACCTACAGCAAAAAATCTTGGTTCTACAAGAGTAATCGATGGGATAATGGGGTCATTATCATCTAAAGATTCGTATACAGCATGTAACTGATATGCATCTTTCAATCCGAGAGAAATTTCAGTATCTTCAATTCTGGTTCCATAAATGTTTAGATAAGAAAGATTGTAATTTTGCTTATCTAAGTTCTTAATGGTTTTATTGACCTTCATAACAAACATCTTCTGAGAAGATTTTGTTTTTCTTTGAGTTACGTTTTTAGAGATAGTAGCAGTTACTTTAATAGAAGTAATATTCGTAAGATTATTAACTTGAATAGTTGTTCTATCGGAAGAAGTAAATGTGGTATACCCAAAGTTTCCGACATTTGCCGTATCAATAGGAATCTGGGAACCTACTGGATAGCTGCCATTGGTACTTCCCAGAACAGTAAAGGTATAGTTGACATCAGAAATTGCAGAAAACTGTTCATTTTCTGGAAGAGTGATAGAAACAGAATTAGCAGAAACTGTTTGAGCGTCAAATGTTCTTCTGCATACCATCGATTCGTCAGCAATACTCTTAATATATGCCTTTGGCATAGCACTTAAGAGGTCGGATGTTTCACTATTACCGAATAAGTTAGCACGATAACGAATTAATGTTGAATAATTTCCTGCAGTTGGGAAATTTGCTGCAGGTGGTGTTACATTAACTCTTTGTGCAGCAAAGTCGAAGATGACTCCAGGACCAGTTGTAGTAAGTGCTGTAGAATCAACAGAATCAACGTCAACATACTGAGTGTTATTGAAATAAATTCTATCACCAGGTCTCAAGTCTGCAGAAAGATTAGAATTTAAACCAATAATAGTTTCAGAACCTAGGGTAGAATCGTAAGTAAACGAAACCCCTTGCAGAACTTTTTCATCTTGCAATAAAAGGTCGCATGTGAACTCAATTGTCTGAGTGATTTCATCTCTACAAACAACCTGTCTTACATCAGAATACTGATAATTGTAAACTGCTGCCACTGTATCTAGATTGATACCATCAAGAGTAATCATTTCACCAGCTTCAAAGTTACCACTAACGTGATAAATCTGAATATGGTCATCCGCAACTTCAGCATCAACAACCAAAGCAGTAGCACCAGAAGACCTTCCTCTAATAGAAGAACCTGCAGAAATGGTGACTGCGCTATCCAATTGAAGAACAGTGAACATTTGAACGTCAAAGACATTCAATTTATATTGGTCATCAGCATTTCCAAAAGTATTATCTGGATTTCCAAAGAATTCTAAGGAAGATGCTCTAGCATATCCAATAATACTTCCAGCAGCAGTACCAGTAGAAGTGGTAAACTCATTACGAAGTTCTAATACCTGATATGCATTAGTAATAGATGTTCCAGAGAAGTTGGGGAATCCATACAGATTTTTAGCAATGCTATAGTTACCCAATTCGAATGGGATAATAGCATTTTGTGCAGCATCAATATCTCTTGGTTTTTCTAAATCAATATATGTTGGAGAAAGTGTCTTGATTCTATATCCCCTAACATATGCAGCACCAGGACCAACTTCAACAGAGTAAAGTCTCTCTTGTGCTACTACGCCACCACTTGTAATATCGTTTAACTGATAAACGCCATTATTAAAACCATCATCAAGATTTTCTCTCATGGTGATTTGGAAGTCTTGAACTGTATAATCGCCAGACTCCTCATACGTTCTAGTAGCAAGAGAACGCTCCAGTTCACTATATGCACTTCTATCAACCAGATTTTCTACTCTGCTTCCGTTGATACGAAGTAGTTCAATGAAATCCTTATCGGCATCGTCAGTAAGAAGTTTCTTAATTAATCGTGTACTGATTTTGAATCTGTGAGAACCAGGAGCAGCATAATTAGATGTGCCTGCAGCGTTATCATTGAGTGAAGTGTCATCTTCGGGAGTAACAATAGATTCAAGAATATCAAGACCAACTCTATACTGAGGTGTACTGCCGTATTGGTCAAGAAGAATGTACTGATAAGGAACGTCTACAAAGAATCCTCTAATAAAATAAACACCTTGTTGAACATAAGCAACAGAACCTTTTTGAATAGCTGCTGTTGGAAGAAGTTGTGCAAAAGGAGAACCAATCTCAATCAAAGAGGTGCCAAAAGTGATTTCCGAATCGGTAACCAATTGTTCATTATTTGTAAAAGTTTGCTGGGAGTTTGCATCACCACCAGACTCAATATACTTTACATATAATGTAATATAACCCTTATCAGATTCTGTCTCAGAAATACTGTACAGAACCTTTGCCTTAATACCAGAAGTAAGACCCTGAATAATTTTTCCAGCTAGTTGACTTCTATAATCCTCAACACTAGCTCCAAGAAAACTTGCTTGAAGCATGATAGCGTCAACGTTTAGGTCATATCCTACCTGACCTGGGATAACCATTGCACCATCTTTGAACAGGTGAGCACCTACACTCTCTACCTGGTTCTGTAAGATGCTTTGCATCGACGTGAGTTCTCTTGCCTGAATTGGGAATCCAGGGCGGAACAACACTCGATAAAAATTCTTATTCTTATCGAAATCGTCGTAGTAAGGGGAGACGTTGAGGTTAGTATTTTGTGCCATTAGAACTCGATTACGATTTTGATGTCTTCTACCTGGTCGTTTGCACGACTAATTGCTCTTCTATTATCTATATAAACAACCTGACCGCTGTTTGATTTAATCTCTGGTTTTGCATATCCAGAGGTAAATCTCATACCCAAATCATATTCAGTATTGTTAATTGTCCTTGAAGATGTGTTAGGAACTGCGGGGAAATTAACGTCTGGTTGTCCAGCAGCACCAGAAGTAGCACCACTGATAACATTAGAACCATCAAACTCATTCTGAGTAGTACCAGTAACTTCTGGGAAAATACCATCAATTGCGTTTTGGTAATACTTAAGAACTTTAGTTGTTGGATTCCAAGAAATTACACGTCCTCTAGCAGTAATATTCTGACCACCAATAACACGAGTTTGAGTGATAATCTCATCTGGTGCATAGTTTCCTTGGAAAGTTGGCGAGAAGATAACCGCTTTTGCTGCAGAAACAGTAAGGTCGGAAATCAATTCTTCAGTACCAAACTTAAGTGGATTGGTAATCAAACCAATACGTCGATAATCGTTATCAATAGGAAAATCACCAGCACCTTCATCGTAAGAAAGTTTGGCATTAATCATAACTCTAAATGCACCCATTTCAACAACTGGGTCAGCACCATGTCCTGCTGGAGGAGGAATGATAACATCAATTTGAGCACTAGTTCCAGTACCAATACCAGTGATGTTTTCTATACTGACCTTTCCGAATGTATATCCAGTACCGCCAGATGTCACTGTTGCAGAAATGACCTTACCACCATCAACAACTACAGATAATCTACCACCCGTCCCATCTCCATTAATGGAAACATTGTCATAAGTACCATTATTATATCCAGAACCAGCAGCATTGATAACAACTGTATCAATTTCCCCAGGAACTGCGTTTGTTCTTACAGCATCATTTGTAAAAACTGGCATGTAATCGCCAGAGAAGAATTTCAAAACAGAAGCAACTGGAATAGTATACATATACTTCCAACGATAACCATCACCAGTGGTGATAATAGAAGTTGAAGTTCCTGTTGGTTCTATTGTAGAAGGTTTTCCGTTGGGGTCGGAAGGAGAGGTTCCATTATAAATGCACTTGTAAACTTGATATTGTGAGTTTACAACATAGAAATCTGAATCGTACAACTTTGTAGCACCAGATGAAGCAGTCCTACTTGGAGAATAGTCGTGGCGATACATATCATATGTAAAACCAAGACCACCAGTAGTTTGCTCTGGTGAAACCCAATCAATTCTACGAACAACTTGAATGGTATCTGAAGCAAGAACTCGCTTCAAAGAAACCATATCATCATAAGAATCAGAAAATTGAGAAAATGAGTCTACCGCCTGTGGGGGCGAGTTTTCATTATCCCAACTTTGAGGTCTTCCGATAAAAAGATAGATTCTGTCTCTATCCTCTCCCGCATCAGCATCACTCTGATTTGGGTCGGGTCCTTCTAATGATTTAATAAATTTTTTCGCAGAAAAAATTCTAAATTGATCAGTGAGTAAAGCTGCCATTTGCTATGGATACAATGTTCCTCTACTTGTCTATTTATGAGGTTTGTACAACTGTCTGATAGGATACGCTCTTAATGCGATAAGAAGCACCAGCATTTCCTGCTAATTTTTCACCACCCAAAACAGCGTATGCAGTAGCTCCAGCACCAGTTGTATCACCAGGATCATTATTAAATGTAATAGTTGGGTGTAAAACTGAGGAACCATCTACGTTTTGGACGTATCCATATCCACCATTAGTAATTGTCAACGAAGACACTTGGTCTCCAGCAGTTGTCATAACAGGAACTGCCGTTGCTTGAATATCACCACTACTTTCAATTGCAATCGAGGGAAGAGCGGAGTAGTTTGTTCCAGGGTCTTGAATTACAATATCTACAATTGTACTAGTAGAAGAGAACTCATACAAATATCCATTAACACCTATATTTACATTTCCAGTGTTATATGGGACTACATCTTTAACAACCAAAACTCCAGATTGAGAATCCCAGGAAACTACCGTTCCCCTAACGCCAGAGATATCTCCAGTAACAATTTCATTAACACCATAGTTTCTTCCATTACCATCTAATTTGTCTAATGTAATTGTGATGAGAGAAACATGCTCAACACCTTCAGACAATCCACCAGCTCCAATAATAGTTGCAAACTTTTGTTCTGGATAAGGAGTAGCATCTAAAACGCTGTCACCAACTTGGAATAAAGTTGTGTTCTGTCCACCCTGAGTCTCTTCAATACCATAAAGAGAGTTATAAATGCCGCCGTCAAGATTAATTTGCCCTTCATATCCAGTCCCTACATTAATGAGGTCTGGAATACCATCTCCAGCTCCATCATTTTCTGCAATGTCTTGGAAGGCTCTATCTTGTAGAATGACAATACCATTCGCTTGCAGTAAAGCAAGTTCATCCCCTTCAGAGACAATAACAGTATGTGGAGCAAATCCAGTACCAGCAGTTTCTGCAATACCTGCATCAAATTGCACGATTGCATCTTCGGTAGAAGCAATACCACCATCAATAAATGCCAGTTCATCAATTTCAAAAGTTACGAATAGTTCTCTAGTATTGGGATTCCAATCATAGACTCTTGCAACTTTATTATTTGCACTCTCAACTCTTCGAATTAATCTATCACCAACGTTAAATTGATAACTAGAAACACCAGCAACATCTTGTGTGGTATCTAAGATAACTCTTTGGTCATAATTAAAGTTAGTTCCCCTAGTAAGTCCAGTGAATCTCCCTCTAGATTTACCAGTGTATGCGATAATTTCATTATTAAGAACAAAATTGCCAGAACCAGGGAAGGCATCTGTAGAATCAACATAAATCGTATTATCTGCAGCACCAACGTTGGTAACCAATCCCGTTAGATACTGAATTGTTGAGTTGAATGCCTGTCTTGCTCTACTTTTTCTCTTTAAGTTGACTAGTTTTGTGAATATAATATTTGGAGGATTGATATATCCATTTCCAGGTTCAGTAATATCGATACCAACAACTTTACCCTGGTCAATTCTAGCTACTGCCCTAGCACCAATACCACCACCACCAGTAATATAAATGTATGGGGGTTCTTGGTAGAAATCTCCTTGGTCAACGACATCAATTCTAGAAATCTTTCCGAGATTGCTAACTTCCGCTGCACCCTGAGCACCCTGTCCACCACCACCTTCAAAAATAAGAGTTGGTGGAGATGCAAAACTCCTACCTTCATTTAACAGAGTCAATCCAGTTACTGTTTGAACAACTGGAGTTGCAATAGCACCAGAACCCTCTCCACCTAGAATTCTTGCTTCTGCAGGTGTAAAATATCCATCGCCGTTTTTAGTCATCTTAACATAAGAGACTTCACCATTTTCATTTAAAATAACATCTCCTTCTGCACCAGATGGGAATTCGGAAATTAAATCTGGAACAATGTCTCCTTCAAATAATGGAGCACCAAAAAACTGCGAACCGATGCAATATGGGAATGTAGGATTACCCTCAGAATCTTCAGTTAAAAAGTATGCATATGTTCCGTTTGGATATTCGGGTGTCGTTACATACGCACCATTAAATTCATCTAAAGTACCAACGGTTTCATCATAAATGTAATCTTGATACAGATGACCCATAAGATATCCATCTTGGATACTTCTTATTCCATACTCTGCATTAGCATAAGAATAAGTATATAATAATCTAGGAACATCCGATGCAATTTCAAATCTTAATTCTCTAGTTGCAGACGTAGTAAAGTTATCAATATAATTTTCATAAGTAACTTCTAATCCATTCAAATAGAATTTTAAATCTGGATGCCTGTAAAGATATACCAAATTCCCAACATCACCAACATCTTGAGTTGGATGCCATCCATCAACTGCTTCAGATAAGAGCAAAATATTTCCATCATTAGAAGAATCATCCTGATTAAAAATGTAAGTCTTACCTCTTTTAAGATTCAAAAAGTTTGGAACTGACCCATCATATAAGAATTGTCCCCCTTGACCTGCAGAGGTTGTTACTGTATATGTAATAGTTTCTGCTGTAGTAACTTCTGGTCTAGCACCATCAATTTCTACACCAACTTTATATCTATATGATGATGTTGCTTTTTGAACAGCATTATTTTGTCCGAAATAACCAAATGGACCGTAAATTGGGTATCCATCAAAAGACATACCAAGAATTTTGGAATGTCCGTCTGGATGACGAGAAAAGTCATCCTCACCACCACCAAAAGTAATTGATTTTAAACCATAATGGTCAAATGTACTTCCACTACTATTTGCTTGATAAATGTAAACAATCTGATTCTCTCTTCTGACATCTGGAGGAATACTAACTGTTACCGTTCTTAAACTAGTGAAACTATTATCATAATATGCAGCAACAACACTAGAACCATATACTGTTCCAGAGAAGAAAATTCTTAGGTCTTCTCCGTAGTCTGGTTGCTCACCACCATTTGCACTATTACCTCGGATTACCTCAAGGTCTAATGTGAATACATCTCGAAGGTCTAATGTTAGTCTAACATGCCTATTAGCATTACTTGTTCCAAATCTAATGTGTCTGCCAATATTAAATCCATTATTGGATGAAGTACCAAGACCACTATCTACAACAGAGACTCTAAGAAATTGACCGTTATATTGACTAAGAATTTCATCTGGTTCAATGGTAACAGCACCTTTAAAATATTCACCAACGTAATAATCATTTGGTGATGAGTCATTATCAATGGTTGGATCTAAAACCATATATCCTTCATGACCAGTATATCCCGACATATGTTGGTGATATTGGCAATAATAGTATATGCGGCTTTCCTCGTCTTCATTCATGATGAAGATTGGTCTGAATCTATTTTCGTAATCCGCACCAAGAGCGTTAGAATCGCCTGTGCTGTTTAGATATAATTCTCCACCATTCTGATTCAGAATACCATCTTGAGTGGTACTGAATTGCATTGGATGACCATTTGGAAACTGAGCATTAGGTTGATTTGTAATGTCGCTTTGATCCCAAATGATTACATAATTTCTCTGTACTCGAATATTTTCTGGAGCAAAGTAATACCTACCAGGAATAAATGGTCCAAATTCAGCAGATTCTGGACCAAAATCAATATAAAAAATACCTGCAGGGAAAGTTCTTGGTGGATTGGAAATTGTAAACGTAAATCCATTAGAACCTAAAATTTCATCATCCTCCTCAAAAGTACCATTAACATCTCTGAGATAAATCTGAGTAATTCGATTTAGATTATTTCTAATAATTTTAACAATTTCACCAGACTGTTCGCCACCAATTTTGATTAAAGTTCTACCAATTTCGACAGAACCTAAAGTTTCATCAACATTAGTTACATCAATAAGTATATTATCAAATTCTACTTTTGTTCTCCAAACGAATACTTTATGAATCCCCCAATCTAGGGGACCATGCTTCAGTTTGAAGTGCTCGATTAATCTCGATGATTGATAATAATATGTATTGTTATCAATTGCACCATCAAACGGGTCAGAACGCTTAACATTTTTATTAGCAACTGAATCTAATTCGAATCCAACTGGCGCTCCGCCAGCATCAGAACCCCACTCTGGAGTGTGCAAAAGCACACCATTAGCCATAATACCGAGTGCCTTGTTCTTTTGAAAAGTTCTATTTTGTCCAAAAGGAACCTGTTTTCCACCTCTGTAAATAAAGGTCTGGTCGAAATTTCTATCGAGGATTAAACCAGGACCACCTTGTCGCTCTTCAATAATATCCGCTGGTTTGGGATCGTTATCACTTTGAATTCTAAGTCTATCTACGAGATTACCCGCTTCATCAACTTGAAATTCTCCAGTTGTAGTTGAGTTTGGATGACTTTGCCAGATTCTATTAATATCAAACGAATCAATAACACCAGCAGAATCTGATGTTGGAATAATTTGAAGTCTTAATGGGTCATATCCACGACCTCTTTCTAAAACTCTAACATGAATAATTTTTCCAGAATCCGAATCAATAATCGGATACAATAATGCCTCTTCTTCTGGAATACCACAACCAGTAATTGTTAGTCTTGGTGGGTCTGCAGGATCATACCCACTACCACTATTAACAATACTTACGGCACGTACACCAAAAAATTTATCAAAAATTGGCTTGATAACTGCGCCAGAACCAGGAACTGTCCTTGCCATTTATTATTATCCTCAGCTTACAACAATGATGGTTCCATTCATGGCAGCATGAATAGTGCATTGATAATAAAGTGTTGTTGGAGCATCCATTGGAACGGTCCAATAAAGAACTGATGTTCCATTCCCAGATTGACCCGCTGTATATGGGTTGCCAGTAAGACCAGTAGTCTCCTGAATCCTAAACGGGTGATTAGCACCATTTGCAGTATTATCAAAGGCGTAAGTGAATCCCCTATAAACATAAATTGTTGGATCGTTTTGTGTATTTGGAAATCCTGGTCCACTAAAGGTAAAGTCACTAGAACCATTCGCTCCAAGTTCCCACCATACAATAGGACTTGCACTTCTGACCCAACTGGTTCCGTTATAAAAAATACTATTTCCTTGAATTAATCCCGTGGTATCAGTATCGGTAAGTCCTGCAAAAGTTGATGTAATTGTCCCAGTAAAATCAATTGTAAGAACATCTCCAACAATATTGGTCGAGATGTTCGACCCACCTTCAATGGCAATAGAATCCGTAGACGAATCTGCAGTAGTGCTTCCAGTATCAGCAGAAATAGTAGTAAATAAATTTAAGTTTGTCAATCCAGACTGGTCATCTGCTGGAACCCACTTACTAGTAGTGGAATTCCATTTTAGAACCTGGTCATTCAATGGTGCTGATGTGGTGGTATCAACATCAGACAAACTATTGATACCCGAATATTGGGTGAGAATTGCGGCTCTGGTATCACCAACTCCACCAGCAGTAATATTAATGTTCACATATGGATTATCATCTCCATCTACTGTAAAGAAATATCCAGGATAAGTTGCTGCCACAGGAGCATTGCCTAAGGCAGCATATTCGTTCCTATAACTGATATTCGCTGGAAAATCTACAGCTCCTGTCGAACCATTAAAGACACTAGTAGTGCCACCAGCAACAATATTAACACTCCCACTTCCATTAGGACTTATAACAACATTACCACTACTAGAAGAAGTAATATTATTGCCATTAACATCCAGAGCCGTTGTCAATGCTCCAAAATCACCAGGAATGAAATTCGTTCCATTGTATTTTAAAACTTGACCAATAGCAGCATTACCAGTTGAGAGTAAAAGGGTACTGCCATTACCAATTGTTGAATAAATTTCATTAAAGTTATCATTAATCTTATCACCACCAATACGGAGGGTATCCCCCGTATTGTCATTTGCTGCAGCACCTAACCCAATAGTTTGTTTAGCCATTTGTTGCTAGTTTTTTAGTTATTTATAGAACATATCAATCGTAAACAACCAATTCTTCACCATAGTCAGCGAGATTTGGTGGAGTCCAGTCGTCAGGGACTTCAGTGTCAACGGCGATTGCAGTTGGTTTATATCCACTTCCGTTATTTGTAACTTCAACAACATTAATTCCAACAATAGCTCTGATATTTGCATCAAATCCACTAATAGAATCAACACGAACAACAGGTCTACTAGTATATCCAGAACCAGGTGCAGTAACAACAACCTTATCAAGGAATCCAGAAGTCAATACTGCTGTCGCATCTGCATTCTGACCGAATACAGACCCAAGGTAGTCAAATGTAATCAAAGAGTTTGAAGATTCAATAACGGCAACTTCACGGTCTTCTGTTTCACCCTGAATAGAAATAACATCACCAGGTTCAATTGGAGGAACAACTTCAGCAGCATCAACGTCTGCTTCAGAACCAACATAAGAGAATGCGGTGAAACTAGAACCAACGCGAGGAATTTCGGAGAAAATAATTCTAGAACCAACAATTTCAAAACCAACACCAGGTTCCTGAATAACACCATTGAGAGAAACGATAATGTTGTTTTCTGGTCTGATAGTAGAAGATTGAACACCCTCTGTCAAAGTCAGCGAATAGAAAACATCATCTCTCTTAAGGTTAAAGGATTGACGTAAAGAGTCAAATTCGAAAGAAATATCATCTAACTGTCTCAACTTACCAATATAGAATCCAGTGAATGTGGAACCTGGGTCGGGTGGTTCATTAAACTGAATCTTATCGGAGAACGCATTGTATGCGCCACCAGGAGGTTGCAGAATACCATTGACGAAAATGAGCATGTGACCTGCGGGGTCAGGCAGATATGAGGTGCCATTGCTGATAGTAAGGTCAAATGTGGTTTGAGTTCCGTCAAATCCTCTAAAGGACCTCTTCACGCGAGCGCGAGCAATAACTTTATCAAGGATTACGGACTCATATCCATTTTGAGAAATTACGTAATCATATTCGGACCAAGTTCCAATTACATTTGTGAGATAGAGGCGCTTATTAATACCAACGGTACGAATATCATTGACAAGACCATAGGCAGCACCAGGTACTACAACTTTTGTTGTGACAACTGTATCTGCAACTGCAACTGCACCACCACCTGCAGGACCAAAGTCTGCAATTGCATCTGTAATAATGAAGTCGCCCGTAATTGGTGAAATATAAATGTAGTTATTATCAACATCAACGCCAGTAATGATTGCTACTTTAGATGTATCTCTTCTAGAAATATATCTGTAGATGTAATTACCAACTGTAAATCCAGTCGCATCAACAACACCCAAACGAGTGTAACCACCAGAGATAATTCTAGAACCAACGGAGACATCCAATCCTTTATATTGCTGAACTTCGAGATACAATTCTGTGGTTCCCGCATAAACAACGGCAGTTTTCTCGTATGTTCCAATTAAAGTATCCGTATCAACAGTCAACTTACCACCAGTATTATCAAGAACGGCAGATTCTGCACGCAAGAATTGTGTTGGGGTTGCCGTACTATTGTTTGTATATCCAAGGAAAGGAATATCCTCTTCAAAGTCACCAATAAGTTTAATAAGATGAATTCTATTTTCAATAGAGCTAAGAACTGCGGTTGTGGTGTTTTCTTGACCCTCAATAATATCAGAAATTTGCCATGTGCCAGCAGTTACTTCAACATCAAGATACTTGTAGTTTTCATCTTCGAAGAATCCATAAACAATGCCAGTTACCCCAGCATCACCTTGCTTCTGAACTTCTTCACCCATGGTGTAAGGTCCATCGGTAATATCACCATCAATACGGAATCTCTTATAAACTTTAGCAATCTTTGCTCGATTCTCAAATACTGTCTTAATTTCAGCGTTATTGTCACTATACAGACCATAGAAGTAATCAGAAATATTAATTCCACCACCGACACCTGTTGGCAAGTAAGTAATGCCGTATTCCTTGGTTGGGAGAGTAATACCAGGGTTGACAGTAACATTTGCATAGTAAATAGAATTATTGAGTTGTTGTCTATAGAAATCAATATTTCCTCTAACAATTGTTAAAATCTCATCGGTATTGTATGTGAGTCTCCAATCAGGATTATCGTATGCATAGTTAGAGTTAGCGGAAGGAGATGCTAAAGAACCATCCAATGCAGATTCGATATAGTCTTCCAAGATAGTAAGAGCAATATTCTTGACATTGTATTCTAAGTTGGAATAGAAAATTTCACCACCAACTGCAGTATATGCATCAAATGCACCCTTATTGAGTTTAGCACCCCAAACATAAATTCCAGATGCTCCATCACCAGTGTATACTTGTGCTCCACCAGCGTTTCTAACTTCAACTTCAGTTGTCAAATCAGAGAAACCAAAGGAGAACTGCATGGTAACATAAACTCTGTACCATCCGTTGCCAAATGGAACAACACCAGTTGAGTAACTAATCAATCCACCTTCCGACTGGAAAATAGAACCAGTAGAACCATCGGTTAAGTTAATGTCGAAGAATACTCTCTGCTGAGACACTGTGTTGTAATCAACAGCAGCAATAAATCTAGCGCGACTATACTCACCTGCTTTTAGGAATACGGAGGTTGTATATATCTGATTTTCTCCTTCTACAGCAGAACCTTGGTCAAATGTGATAGTTTCGCTGTCAAATGTGAGTGAACCATCATCAAATGTATCGAATGCAGAAAGATTATAGACTCTAGAGAATGTGTGTCTACCATTAGTGGCATCGGCAGTAATCTTATCCGCTGTCTGAGTATTATCTGGAGAAATTGCATTATTAGCAATCCACGTGGTATCGGTAGAATCCCAATTGACTTGGAATGCTTCTGGGTTAGTCCACAAGTTAGTTGTAGAGAATTCAGACTCAACAGGAGACTGAATAAGTCTAGCATCATTAAATGTCAGCACATTACCAATGTTGGTATAATAATCAAATGGAGTCCCGACACCACCAGCAGGAATAGTTGATGTCACTCCAGAAGTAATACCTGTCAATAAATCACCATCAGCGAATAAAGTACCTGTGATTGGTCCAATATAAAGAGCATTACCAGTATCTTCAAGGACCACAGATGTGCCACCACCACTAGAGTTAATAGTTTCTCCTTTACTAAATCTTTGAGTATCAAGAACAACGTTAACATTGGTGAACGTAGCAGCAACTTGTGGATTGCCGCCAACAAACGATGCCGTTGGTGGATTCGAGGGGTCATAACCAGTACCAGGACTGGTAATAGTTACTGTCTGAACTGTTCTAAGGGTCTGGAAATCTGCTACAGGATCGGACGTAGCGCCGAGTTCTTCCTCAGCATCACTGAACGATACTGTAACAATGCCTTCGAATAATTTATTATCATCGATAATACCCAGTCTAGTTAAACCATAGTGGTCATAAATGACATTATTTTCATACGCTGTTTGTCTAACTCTGAATCTAGTTTGAGTTGTTTTAGATGCTGCTGGAAGATTAACAGTGACTGGAGTGAGAGTTGTGAAAGATGCTGCATTAGAACCAGCAATCAATGTGATGATTGTAGTCCAGGTTGCGCCAAGGTCTGTTGAATATTCAAGGATTAAGTCATCGTTTGTTTCTGGAGTATCACCGCCATTAGTTCCATTACCAGCAATTACATATGCACGAATTCTATCCGAATCTATAGTATTTAAATCGATAGTTTCACACTGTCTAGCGCCATTAGCAGCACCAAATCTAACATATCTTCCTCCCGTTAAGAATCCATCTGTACTGGAAAGAGCAGTTCCACTATTTTGAGTTTCTGTGCCAGCGCCAAAATTAACAAAATCGTCAGCATCAAAAACAATGCCATCATAGTTGATTGATGTTACAGAATCAAGAGTGAGAACCGCCGTAGCACCATCCTGAGTGATATTTGTACCGCTCAAGGAAACAACAGGTGGGAATGTAAAACCAGAACCACCATCAGTTACATTGATAATGTTTAAGGGACCAGAAGGTTCAAGTGCAGCAATTGCTGTTGCTTGAGTACCAGAAACAGGTGCTGCAATATTAACAGTTGGAGTAGTTCTGTATCCAGTTCCTCCATTGAATTGAAGTTCGCTGATAACACCCTCTCTTTGCAGAGAGATTCTTCTTGCCTCAGTTGTATTCGTAGATGATGTATCTGTAATAATAATATCATGCGACAGATTTTCAACTAATCCATCAATGAATTCATTATATTGCCAAGAACCAGCACCAAACTGACCATCAACAATGTTGGCAATTTCAGACCTATAGTAATTCTTATTGAACAGAAGTTGTTGTGAAGCAAATCTTCCAGGTTTTCCTGCAGGAGAAAGAATACTGACGGCAATGTCAACTAGTTCACCATATCTTGCCATAACTGACTGAACATCGGTCATGGATAAGGCATCACGATATGCTGAAGTTGTGGTGGATACTGCAGCATATTGTGGGTCAATAGCACCAAATCCTTTATCATAAAGAAGATTTTGAATTGCTTTAAGACCCAAATTTCTCAGTTGTTCAATTGCAAAAATAGTAGCAGAAAGTTGCTCTTCAATGTGGTTCAACTGAAGATTTGCTGTCAAATAGAATTCAATTGCCTCAATAGTGCTATTGTTTCCACCAGTTTGTAAGTCCGAAATGATACTTGGGAGAATGTAATTCTTAAGGTCTCTAATACAGGTATCTCTACCTGCACTACCATCTGGGTAAGAGAATGCATTGTAACTGATATTATTCAGAACATAAGTAAACTCTTGGTCTAACAGTCCAACTGCCTCTTCTGCAATATAGTCTCTGTTGAAATAGAGTCTATCAGCAGCAATATTAAAGTCATCTCCAGTTGGAGCAATGGTATCATTTAGTTTTGAAACCAGCGTATCAATTGCAGTCTGAACATTTGCACAGTTACCAGGGTCATTAGTAATACCCCAATCCCCAATAATTAGTGCATTTGTATTAGTATTATCTAAGTCTCCAGTAATTGCTTGTTTTGCATAGTATGCAAGTCTCGTGTGTGCATATACGGATTGCCAAATTTGCAATCTAATGTGAAGAAGACGATTATTAGCTCCAATATAGAACTTGGAAGCAGTTACAGTTTTAAGGTTTCCGCCAATCTCGATGTCATTGGCAATGGCATCAAGAATCAATCCAAGGTCAACCTTACATCTATCAGTTCCATCTCCACTACCATCTTCATTTCTTGGCATATCCAATGCAAGGTCTGGATATCTCTGAATGAGGTCATAAGATGCTTTATCAACGATTGCGGCTCTATTAGCACGAATTAGATTTGCGGCATCATAGAATCTATTCATATCAAGTGTTCCAATAATATTGGAATACAGAGTATTGCTTCCAGTATCATTATAATCTGCTGCAAATGGAACTTCATAGAATCCATCAACAGTACCACCGAGATACTCATATTCTGGTTCAACTCTAGTAACACCACCTAAGTGGTCAACAGGAGTAACCTGATTTGCTTGGTCGAGTGTATCTACAAGAATGTTCAGGAGGTTATCTGCTGTGGATACAACATCGGCACAATCACCAGTTGTGTAATTAAGTACAGAAATTGCATTTGTATCGGCAGAAACAAATGTGTGTACAAACTGAGCATCTTCTGGAGATTCTCCAACATTAACCGTGATGGTTGTAGCATCTACGGCATCAATACCGATTACCTTATTATAGAAGGGGTCATCAATGCGTGGATAAGCGTGCTGAGTTGCATTATCATCAGAATCGCATGTGAATACGATAGAACCACCATCAATCTTAATCTGGTTACTAGTGGTCAAACTATGAGCACCGATTGTCAGAACCATATCACCCGTAGCAGGGTCGTATGTAGCAGCAGTTGGAGTGAACTGAGTGTATACAGTATTGTTGGAATCTGTAATTGTGGTATCAGTAAACTGAGATACTCCATGAGAACCAGATACAGTCCAAAGAACATTATTGACGATATAAGGAATCATATCACCAACTTTGTTGTATGCCCAGATTGTTTCTTCTACTTCGGTCTCAATGTGGTTGAGAGTGACAGCAGCAGGGACAGTTCTATCAACATAAATTGCAGCAGCATCCCACATGTGGCTATTAGAACCGTTACGAAGGTCTTCACAGATTTGCTGAACTACATCACGGATATCATCTTCGCAGTTTATATCGCCACCTGGAATAACAAGAGATGGATACTGCTGTTTAGTCAGATAAACAACTTCTTTAGCAATAAAGTTCTTGTTCGCTTCAAGTAAGTTAGCAGCATCGAGGTATCTTTGACTGTTGCCAGTAAATCCAGCAACAACTGCTCCACCATTAGCATTTGTGGTTGCAAGAATTGCATCATTATTTAAGAGTTCACCAAAAGTGAAGTCTTGAGAACCAGACCAATCTTCGGTATAGGTTTGTGTATCTGCACCATCAAAATGGATAAGCAGAACTACATTTACATCACCTTGGAACATGCCGTTGCGTGGAGTAAATGCTGCTGTATAGCGAGCAGAATTGGAAACTCTCAACTCATCAATATGACCATCAATACTATTTGCATTTGCATAATCCGCACCAATAATAATTGGTTGGGAGGAACCATAATCATTATTATCAGTAAAATCACTGCCAACTTGAATTCCATCAAGGAATAACTTAGTAGTAGTTCCACTCTTAGCAACAGATACATGATGCCAAGTATTTGCGATTAGTGTTCCTCCAGTAATATGGTCTGTTCCTGCAGAACCATAGCGAAGTTCATCCCCCTCTAAGTATAGTTTAGGAGCAGTATCAGCAGCACTTGCACGTAAATCAAGGATATACTGAGTACCAACTACTGTGGTTGGGCGAATCCAACATTCGAGAGTGAACTCTCCTGTTCCAAATCCAAATTCAGAGGAAGTTGCAACAGAAACATAATCTGTAGTCGTATTAGCAAGCAGAAGAGATGCAGAACCATACTTCTTCTGAGCAGTATCTAACTGAGCACTATTATTGAAGACGACTTCATGATAATCTGCACCGTTAGACTGAGTTCTACCAATCTTTCCAAGGAAAACAGTTTTTCTCGCTTGATTGTAACCAATAATCTGCGCCTTGGTATCTTGAGTTCTAAGTACTTGACCAGCAGAGAAGAATCCATCACCAACTTCATTAGTTAAAGATAATTTTCTAACAGTAAGATTTTCAGATGATACAAAATTACCAGTTTTATTTCCATATTCAATCTTAAAGTTCTTGATAAACTCATTATCTTCAAAATCACCAGTCTCATTATCATATGGAAGAACATAATTTGTTACCAACTCATTCTCTGGGAACTTGGTATTGAAATCAGTTACATTATCATCAAATTCAACTACAGAAATCTGGGACTGAGAAATATCATCCAAAACGATGTTTGGATATGTAACAGAGGAAAGTCTGTCGAATAAGAGGGCAAAGAAACTAGAACCTTCAGAAATTTCAACTTGCTCAACAACTGCATTGGTTGCTGGGTCTCTATAGGGGGATGTACTTGTAATTCTAGCAACAACACCAGACTGTGCTGCAACAATTACATCATTCAGAACAATATCATAGAGTCCAGGAGTTGACTGATATGTACCTGCAGTCTTACTTAAAGTAAGTTTATTGGTAATAGTAATGCTGGTTCCATAGAAAGGAGTATCTTGCTGAATAGAACCCGCAGAGGTTCCCAATCTAGCTCTCTCAACAATCAAAGTTGAAGAATCTGCATTCTGTGTAATAGAGATAATTCTAACAATTTCACGACCAATCTGATAATCTTGATTAACAACAAATGTTCCTGCAGGAACATTTTGTGGCTCATCTACAGTGGATGTGTAATTAATTACTTCAAGAGATGTGGTGGAAATACCAACGCCATAGCGAAGTTTTGCTAAAGGTGTTTCAGAACCACTTTCAAGGTTAACATCCTCAATGACTGCGGTGTTACCTTCAAGATTGGTAATGCTTTCCCCAAAGATAAAGAGTCCATTATTAACTACATCAGTCTGAGATGCAAACAAAGATGCAAATCCAGTAGTGCTGCCAAGAACGAGTTCATTTGAAGTGAATGCTGTACCTACAGTGAAGAAACCAGAAACAGTATTTCCAACAACCTTAGTTACAGTTAACTTAGCACCAGAACCAGTACCTGTCAGCGTATTTCCAATATTTGGGAAAATACCACTAATACTACTAAAGGTAATATCAACAGTTGGAATTTGTTGAATTTCAACGTTTACATATCTTACACTAGCAGGAGGTTGAGGTGGTTCGGAGAATACAATAGAATCACTTTGGATTTCAAATGCAACCTCTGGAGTTTGAACAACGCCATTAAGAATAACCACTAACTGATTAGCATTAGCGATTACAGGGTCACCATTATTGACAGTTAATGGGAATGCAGTTCTGACACCATCAAATAAATTGGAAATGTCATCAATTCTCTGAACAACCGATGTAAGAATGTTCTCCGAAGATGTCAGTCTCTTTTGACGGAACAATACCTCAGTGTTGTTAAACTCACTATAAATGGGTTCAACCAAGGTAAAGTTTTGAATATTTGGAACAATCGCTTCATTAGCAAGTTGAACAGACTTTGTTAGTTCAAAATCAGTTGCTTTATTAGGAATTGTGGTGTAATCACTGATAGAGAGTTCACCGAATACCTTAAAGGATGCTGGGTGAACGTTTCTAATCAGAATATCTTTCCATTCATTAATCGATACTGCCGACTTAACTGCATACGAGAAGTCCTGATAATAGTAAGAGTCTTGAATCTTTTGAACAATTTCAGAAGGTTTGCCAACATCATCGATGAATTGACCTGTAGTTTTTGTAATAGAACCAACTTCTAAGACACCTCTAGCAATTTTAAGAGTAGAAATAATACCAGAAGACTTAGAAATAACACCAGTTATTCTTTCACCTTCAACAAATGTTCCAGTATAATCAACCAGCTTAAGGATTCTAGGTCCAACTTGCCAACCAGAGTTAGTAGAAACGTAACCAGTTGCGGTTGCAAAATCAAGAGAAATGCCTTGATATACTAATTCACCCTCAAGGAAAGTCGATGTAACTACATTTGCCTCAGCAGTAGCACCGAAGGAGCTTGTCAAGACTTGTTGACGACCAGTTCCAGCGTTTACAAAGTTGATGGAGTCTCCAAGTTCTGCGTTAGCTGCAGTCAAAGCAATCTTCAACTGGTCATCTTCTAGAGAATTTTCGGTTCCAGCAATAGCATAATATGTTGTAGTTCCATTTAGTCTGCCGATAGCACCAGCAGCAAGAGGGAATTCAATTCCATCTCCAGTGTCAATTACGTTCAGTGTAACTTCAGCACCATTTTGAATTCCATGTGGGAAAGCAAACTGAAGGAGTCCGAGGTCGAGGTTAATGACATAATTGAAAGAAGACTTCAGTTGAACCGATGGTTGAGAAGAATATCCAGCACCAGGGTCCTTAACTTCGATAGTATTAAGTCTACCATTCTTAATAGTTGCTTCTGCAATAGCTCCACTACCACCACCACCAATAATAACAACTTCAGGTGCCTGAGTATATCCAGAACCAGGGTTGGTAACAGTAATGCTATCAAGGATGCTAGTTGCTGTTAATTGTGCGTTGATTGGGAATGTAATTTCTGGTCTGAGAGTATAGTCGTGTGGATAATCAAAACCAAAGTTATTATTTTTAAGATTCTTAATCTTACCAATCTCCTCACCCAGAGTAAATATGGATGCTCCCGTTCCAAATGGAGGAATGATAACGTTAACGATAGCACCAGATCCTGTAAGACCAGGACCAAGAATACCATTGACAGATTCAATGTCAATAAATGCTGTTGTGTATCCTTTACCAGGGCTTGTTACGACGACTCTCTGGATTTGTCCTGGAATGAGACCACCCTCATCATCAGTTCCATCAGCAACAGTAATCGCAACAATTCCACCCTCACCATCTCCCTGAATGGGTACTCCAGTATAAACACCAACTGCATACTCTGTTCCTGGATCTTCAATTTCGACCCTTTCAATATTTCTAGTTGATTGAATTCTAGAAACGACTGGAAGTTTTGTATAGAATCCACCTGGGTTAACAATACGAATTTGTCCAATAGAACCAACTGCTTTAACAGAACTTGTAGAATACGAAGCATTTGCAGTTGTAGCAGCACGCTCTGGTTGATTTACAAGTAAGAATCTGAATACATCATCACCTCTAGTAATTGTACCCCCAGATGTTGATGTGATTGTAAATGTTCCAACATAAGGAGAGAACGTAACATCCAAATAACTCTCAGGAATGATTGGGGAATCTTCACCAGTTCTGGATGGGTCAAAGTAGTAAGAAATATTAGTAATAACATCTCTAGTTACCTTGAGTTTTACAGAAGGAGTTGGTACTCCTTGTCCAGTAACACCTGGAGTGCCAATTCTCTCAATAGAATTGAAAGAATACTCCAGCTTATAAACTGGGTCTTTAGAGAACGAAAGATTGCCACCAAGTAAAGACGAATGACTAAGGTCAAACAGATACTGGTGACCATAGTACATCTTCAAAGTCGGAGACTTGACAAAGACGCTGACACTAGATGCATTCGAAGAAGGAAGAGATACTGCAGTTTGTAAAAGTTTATAAGTAAACTCTACTGGGCTTATAATCTCATCTACTGGGAAAGAACCGTCGTATTCATCATAAACAACACTATTAACTGTTCGTGATGGGTTGCCATCAATATACAGTTGCTCACCCTCAGTCAGATAGTGAAGCGTATTACTAATTACATAGACAATATCACTATTAGAAACAGAGGTTACCTGCAGAATCTTCGCAAGATTTGCAATTAAAGTAATCTTTAAAACTCCAGTAAGACCCGTAATCTGAGCAGTAGAATACGAAGCGTTCCAAGTGATTTGCCCAGGTTCCAAAACGACGACAGAACCAACAGAATATGTAGAAGACCCACCAACTTCATCAATTCTAACAGAATAATCAAATTCACTGAAAGACTTAAATTTAGCATACTGGTCTAAATTATTAGTGCCGCCAACTTCTTCGGGTGCATCATAATTTGATAAATCGATATCAAAAGTTCCTGGAGTTGTATTGTTAACTTCTGGGAATGTTTGTCGAATTTCATTAATATCATTTGGAACAGGACCAGTGATTCCAAAAGTATCTTGCTCATTGAATTGCTCAGTTGATAATTCATATACATCAATATCATTATCCCAATCGTTGTTGTTAATAGCAACAAAAACCTTGAGATTCTCATAATCGACTTTAGTAATATATCCACTGTTAACAAATGTCTCTCCATTTTTAAGGAGTAGTTTTGCACCAACAGTAAATGCAAACTGCTGATTAATTGTAAGTTCTTGAACGTTATCAATTTTGACAATATCAAATGTCTTAAAGTAATAACGATCTCTTACATTTGCAGTCACCTTGAGTTTTTGAGAACCAGGAGAAGGTACTGTCGAAGTTCTAGAACTCCAAATATCTCTACTATAAGTAAGGGTTACGGTGCCCTCAGACATCGTTGTTGCAGCATCACTGTAATCCAATGTCTGTAATCCAGATTCGCCCAATGCGTATCCAGTAGTTGTAATTACCAAGGAAGACCCAGTAACAGCACCAACAGAAGTTCGAACAAATCCATAATCAGAGTTAATCAAATTATCAAAAGTACCCAGTCTATCTGCGTCGGCATTTTTATCAACTTTATATCCAAATCCAAGATAGTCAATGTAATCATATCTAGAGAGTTGTTGGTCAAACCAAGCAGTATCTACCCATGTATGGTTGAGAGCAATAGCACCTGCAGATGGAAGTGTGGTGAAATCACTAGGATATGTTACTGCAACGCCTCTATTGCGGATTCTCAAGGCATCGATGAAGAATTGACCTTGATTATCTTCAATAAATCCACCAGTACCAGCAAATCCTGGAATATTACCAATATGAATGTCTTTAGAACCAAGAGAAGTGTTGTTAACATTACCACTAATTTGTTCAACACCATTGATATAAACCTTAAAGTTATTATCCTCTTTCTTCAAAGAAATTAACTGCCAGGTATCATTAGCAAAAAGATTGCTATTAGTTCCAACTGCAGCTGCAGAAGAAGCAATGGTGTTACTAGAATTCGCAACTACTAGTTCAACTCTACCATTATCAGCACTACCATCAGTATTGTAATATAACCATAAACCGCCAGTGGTATCAGTTGCATCACCAATAGAAAGAAGAGTTTGTTGATTGGCAACTAAAGTCTCTGCATTTCCATTGGTATTATCTTTGTAAAGTAAGAAATCTATAGTAAAATCATCAGAAAGTGCGTCACCTAAGGAAGTGCCAGCAACTTTTGCTGCACTATTTTCCCAAATGGTTGGTTGACCAGTTTGGAATCCATAAATCTTAAGGATAGAATTTTCATTAACTACCGAATTGTTTAACCCAATTGTGGTGAGAGTGTGATGTTCAGTAGTATCCGATAAGTCAGTATCAAAACTAAAGATTGCTTCATTCCTATTCCAAGATGTTTGACCGAAGATATAAACATCTCCAGAAACATCAACATCCATCGCATGTGCAGTAATGCCCTCTACGGTATTATCAATGAAGTCTGTTGTTACATGGTTGACGATTTCACCCTTATAGTTAAGTTTTACCGTATCAACAGTCTTCTTATCTGTAAGATGATTTGTTCTTGTGAATGCAACGTTCAGTTCGTTAAAGATATCAATTTTAGATTTTTGTACAAGATTGATATCTCTACCTGGTGCCAAATATCTATAGTTCCAGAGATTGACGCCATCGGTATTAAATTTACCAACCCAGAAACTATCTCTAGTGGTATCATCACTCTTAAGTTGGAGAGTTGAAGATACATACATCTCATCAAATTCGTCAATAGTCAAACTGGTATTCAAGAATGAATATGCATTATTCTTAATTTCTTTGACCCAGTTAATTGTAAGTGCGGTAGAACTCAGAGTTAATCTAGCAATTGCAAAATTAATATCTGCAGCATTCTTGGAGGTTGCCGTTTCTAAGATAGCATATACAGTACCACTAGAATCAAAGGCAACGTCTACAACTTTCTCACTAAGATTTGTAGAAGAAATCTTTCTCTTAACATTAAATGTACCAACGGCATCTAAGATGGCAATAAATCCATCATAAGGACTTGATGAGTTGGTATCTGTATATCCAGCAATAGCAACTCGGTCTTCACCTAATGGAACAATCTTGGTGACGTTATCAGAACGAGTGCCGCCAGAAATACCAGCATATGCCTTTTGGAACTGAAGAGTTGCACTCAAACCATCATTTGATTGAGTATACTTGGCAACGATAATATCTGGATTATATGCATTTAAAATGCTAATGTTTGGTTTATTTACACCAACAACCCAAACATTATTGCCATTCACATATACTTTCTGGAATTCTGCATATTGCAGTCCAGAATTCAATTCGAGAGTCTTTTGCCACTCTTTTACACCACCAGCAGATAGTTTTGCAACAAATGCAACAGTATTTCCACCATCATCTAAGGTTTTACCGCAGATGAAAGATTCCTTACTCTCGTTTACAAAACAATCATTAACTTTTACATATTCTTGATTATCAATCTTTGTGACAAAATAATCAGCTTTTTTGAATACTTGTGGATGAGAAAGAATAACTCTTGGATTTTCGGTATATCCATTGCCAGAATTTAGAATATTGACATTTTTGATAGATCCAACAGAATCAACAACAGCTTCTAACTCTGCGCTTTCCCCATCACCATCGATAATGATTGTTGGAGGAATCTCATCATTATAACCACTACCAGTCTGGTCGATTACAATTTGTTCAATACCTCTAAATTGCCTTACTACAAATGTCTTATTGGTCGTTTCAATATTCTCTTCATAATCAATGAAGATGGTATCACCTTCAACTAAATTATGAGGTTGTTCAGTTCTTAAGACACCATAATTCCGACCATTTACATATTCATAGTCATAGGAAATGATATTTTCACCATTGATTCTAGAAATCCTAGCAGAAGCTCCAGTTCCTCCAGTACCGTCATTATTGAAGATTAATTTATCATTTACCTGATAGTTTTCACCAGCATTTTCAATTACGAAATCTGTAATAGAAGCATTTTCAAATCTACTGATAGTCTCGACTTCAATGTCAACTTTAGATTCAACTTTTACCTTGGGGAAGTAATCAAAGATTTGGAGAGGAGGTTCTTCTAAAATTTGATCTGGGTCATCCGTCTCATCTTGACTAATGATACCGTCTCTATTTTCATCCTCAACTTCAAATAACAGTAGGTCGCCATTTTCCAATGTCAATGCATTTGTAGATGCATTAGGAATTCTTTCTACATCAATATCAACATTTTGATATGGGTCTCTAAAGCGAACAACCCCGCGAGGAATATTTTGCTGAATTGCAGAGTCTACAAGGTTCCAAGAGTCTACAACAGAGTTAAAACTTGGACCTAAAACATAGGGGAATACAGGATTACCATCTTCAGTGTTATCAATGGTAACGAAGTAACAATATCTACCCTCTGGATATTCAGGTGTCTTACAGAATCTACCATTATATTGGTCTAAGTCTCCAGATGCAAAGGAGTAAACATAGTCTTCAATAAATGTTCCTGCTGGGTCTACAGACAGGGGCGAACCTTCAATTCTATATGGATTGGGATTTGTAATTTGGTCATAAACTAAGTTAGTCTTCAATCTATAAGAACTAGAAACTCGGATAAGGTCGGATGTCTGGTCAGTTGGATCCTGATATCCATATGGACCATAGATGGGAGTTCCATCAAATGCCCATCCAATAATAGGAGAGTGCTCTAATTGAGTCTCCTGCTCTTTAATTTGACCACTAGTATTTTCAAATAGATTATCACCTAAAATATAACGAAGTCTTTGTGGGTTGGACAGGTGTGCATATTCGCCACCATACTGATTGTTAAATCCTTCAAAAACAGAACCTTGAGAAGAATCAAATGTTGCTGTTTCTTGTAAGTTATAAGTCCACTGGAATACATTTGCATTAAACTGTGCATCTTGTCCAATAGAAGTCAGATTAATGACAGTCGTGCCCTGAACATATCCAATACCCCTGTTAAGAATTTCAACACCAGTAACTCTACCAGCATTTTCCCCTTCAGTATCGATAATCGCTCTTGCTTTAGCACCAAAACCTTCACCTTGAATCTGAACTTCTGGGGCAGTAGTGTAACCACTACCAGCAGAAATGATAGCAATAGAGATAATACGACCATTATTCACAATTGCCTGAGCAACTGCTCCAGTACCAGAACTAATTAAGACATTTGGAGTAGAAGTATAGGATGTTCCTTGAGATAAAAGATTTACAGATTTAATTGGACCACGAACTAATGCCGACGCAGTAGCGCCAGTTCCACCCCCACCAACAATAGTAATAGTTGGTTGAGACGTGTATCCAGTACCTCCATTGGTAATTAAAATATTAGATACACTACCCTTGGTAATAATTGCTGTCGCAGACGCTCCAGAACCGCCTCCACCGACGATGGAGACCAATGGAGAGGAAGTATACCCAGAACCACCATCCTCAACCTCAATATTCGTTACAGAACCGTTAACAATAACTTCAGCGGTAGCGCCCGAACCGCCGCCACCAGAAATTGTAATATTTGGTGGAGATGCAGCATCATACCCCTGACCAGAATTGGTAATCGAGACATCGACAATTGGTCCAAAAGTTTTACTTGAAGTCGATTTATAAGACCAAATTGATACGCCATTTACCCATGCACCAATAGGTCCTGGTGTAATAGCATCTTTAGTGGAGATTGTTACTGGAGACTGGGGAAATCTATTTAACTTTCTTTGGTTTCCAGGGAAAAGTGCCGACCCTGGAAAAGGTCCAACATTATAGTTAGGAATACCAGTGGAAGCAACATAGACGTAATTATCGTTAAAGAACGAGTTCTGAATATTAGTTGTATATACAGAAATATTGTTATTAATTGCCGTATCAATAGACTTACCCTTATTAAGGTTGACAGACACAAGAATGTTGCCCTGAGGTTCAACCAAAGCAGTTTGAGGTAGTTGATACTGGAAAACAGTATCAGTATCTCTAGATGTTACAATAAAGGTTCCATTATACAGGATAGGGTTAGCGCCATAAATGGTGACCTCATCGCCAACCAACAAACCATGATTATTACTACAAGTAACTGTTGCGAATCTATCATTAATTCCGCCGAAAGTAATAGACTCAATCTCAATTAATTTTTTAACGTTGTACAACCAGGTTGTCAATAATGGTTGTTCTCCAGTGCCACCGAGTTTTGCAACAGTAAGTTTATCACCAGGAAGATAATAAGAACCAGTATCCGTCAAATTAGTTTGTTGTGCATCAACGATACCAACAATATTCATAACAACTTCTTGAGAAGTTCCCTTATTGAGATATACTCTAAAATTAGAAGTTACTTCAGTAGCAGAATCCCAAACTCTAGAATTTCCAACACCACCGATAGAACCAGCAGAACCTCTAGTACATTCAATAAACTGGTTTAAGGATTTTTCTTTATATTGTACAACTTCCGTTCCACCAAGAACGAACTCACCGTTTCTTTCTGGCCAACCAATCGTCGAGTCAACTGTGATGATACTAGTATTTTCATCCAGTGGTTCAGCAAGTCTTGTTTTATAGGGTACGACAAAGGAACCTTTAATGGTTTCTTCAGAAAGAACCAATTCGTAGATAGTTATGTTAGCAGTTTCAATTGCAATATAGTTTTCAACAAGAGCACTAGCATCTTTAACGTTGATATCGGCAATATCTGCTTCTTGTTGAATTAGAGCATCTTGAATATTTCTTGGGTCACCACTAACTAAAGTTGCGCGTAAAATGGTGTTAATCGACCAAGTAGCAGCAGATGGTTTAATAATTTGGTCTTTTGGATAAGAAACACTTACAGACTCACCATAAAGCAACTTGAATAGGTATTCAATACTAAAGGTAGTTCCCTTAGTAGAATAGAAAGACTTAATATTTTTAATTGCCGTTCTTACATCGATTGCATTATAATCGAGTTTAGGAACATCTGGCAAAAGTTGTTCGGTATACTTGTCTAGAATTCTCTTGACAAATACCGCATCTAAGCACTTTACTTCAGTATCAATAGTTGCAGCAGAAGCACTAGTATTAGATTTGAAGATTGCATTTCCATCTTCGGTATATCCAGTAATTGCACTAGCTGCTCTAGCACATCCAAGAAACTGCGCTTTGGAATATCCAGAACCAGACTCCAATACTTCAAATCCAGTAATTTCATTAATACCAATATCTACAGAAGCAGATGCCTGTGGAGGTGCCTGGATAACAACTCTTGGTGGAAATTCCTGACTATATCCAGTACCAAATTCCGTAACATTAATGTCAGTAATTCTTCCATTGAAAATGGATGCTGCGGCTTTAGCACCAGAACCACCAAGATATTGTCCAGTATTACTTACTCTATCGTCAATGATGTACACCGAAGGTACATCACTATATCCACTTCCACCATCAAGAAGTTCGATATTAATTAAACGACCATCAGCATCAACTACGGTTTCTAAAACTTGAGCACCAACTGGTTCGATAATTTTAATTCTGGGAACAGTCTCATATCCTTGACCAGGATTTAAAATTGTTACAGATGTAACTTCTCCGTCAGAACTTAAATTAGTTCTAAGAGATGCCTTGATTCCGTTAGGACCAGTTGGTTCATCGATATAGATTTCTGGTGGTGTACTATACCCAGAACCAGTAGAAATAATGTCAATAGTTCCAGAAATAGAACCATTGACGATGGTTGGGGTAGAAACTACTGCCCCACCAGGTTGTTTAAAACTAATTCTTGGTACAGACGTATACCCACTTCCAGAATTTTCTAACGTTAATTTAGAAACACTTCCATTTTCAACAGTTGCTGTAATAATAGCAACTGTTGAACCGTCTTTTGTTGGTGACTCAATCTGAACTACTGGTGGATTGGTGTCACTATAACCGATACCACCCGAAATTAATTGTAAATTCTTAACACCATTGATAAGAGCAACAGCAGCTGCTCCACTTCCAGATTCGGATTCAATATTGATTGAAGGTGGATATTCAAATCTATATCCAGAACCAGCATTTTTAGTTACAACAGAATAAATTTCCCCATCATCATTAACTCTAGCATTTGCAAATGAACCAGTTCCGAAAGATGGAATGGGGGCATCGATGTAAAAGAGGTCGAGTCTTCTTCCTTTTAAGGGAACAAGACTTCTAAAAATAAATAGGTCCTTATCAAAAACATAATCAATTTTTGGAAGTAAAAGTCTTCCATCATAATATGCAATGACATACTCATCAACTTCTGGAACAAACTTTTCTCCACCACTGGTAATCCTGAATTTAGTGATACCATCACCAAAAGAAGGAGAAATATCATCAAGGTCAATGATACTGTTTTCGAGAAATCCACTAAGAAACTGAATGCTAGTTTCATCAGCACCATCGGAAGTTAATGCTGTTCTTGGAGCTTCAGTAAAAACAATAGAATTCCCAGATACTTGGAAATCTACTTCAGGAACTAAGTACCTACTATAAGTTCTTACTAGTAAATGCTTTGCTGTTGGTGGAGAAACAGGTCTATCTTGACTCAGTAAAACAAAATCTCTCTTAACATCATCAAACTGCGAGAGTGGACTCTGAAGTTCAATAGACTTTAATAATACCTGCTGATACGAAATACCAGGACTAATAGCGATATTTGGAGCAGAAATTACATCTTCATAGAAGATAATTTCGTCTCCAATCAGAATAGTGCCGTTTTGCGCCAAAAACTGATCGACACTTTCAACGGCAATTCTTGTGGAATCTTTATCAATATTTTCTACAAGAACCGTCTGACCATCTAGAATATCAACATCCAATTGGTCGATATCCAAATAATTAAGAAAGTTATTGAGGATATTCTGTCCTAGACCAGTCTTTTCCTGAGACTTGTAGTAATATTCAATAAACTTTGAAAACAGTTCATACTCCGACGAAATAAAGTCTGGGAGTTGATTCGTAACTGCTTGGGAGACCTTATTGATATTCATCTAACTACGTAAAACAGGAGGATGTATTAAGTGAACCAGCATTATCAACAGTAGGAATGTCGAGGAGATCGGGTGTTACATTGAACACTGCTGGTGTCAAACTATTTAGTGGGATTGCGGATGGGAACTGAGTTCCAATTGGAGTAACTGAAATTTCTGGACTAATAATATTGATGATTGTTCCAGGAGTTGTTGCAGGAATAACAGCACTATTTGATGGAATAATAAGAACTGGAAGTTGAAGACCTGTTGGTAAATTTTCTGGATTTACAATAACACCAACACCAGTGCTTGCATCGGTAAGTAAAATATCATCTTCATTTGGAATTAGACCACCCGAACCGACAATACTAACAGGACCAAAGCAAATTTGACCAGTAGAGTAGTTTACTGTTCCAGCAGCATTATTGGTATAGACTTTTCTATTACCCGTGTTGTAGAAGGTTCTGAGATTGCCATAACCATCATCTTCAAACTGTTGGTCAATACCAGGTCTATCTGCTGTTCTGAAGGGTCCTGAGAGGATTACAGGTTCTTTTTTACAGTTACTATCACTACCATCTTGAGATGGAGCACTATTATAAATTGGAGACCCAGTTGAAATACAATAGGTATTGGTAGTGAAAGAACTTGGTAAGATATATTTCAATAAAGTAATCTGAGTAGATACTTCGGTAATACACTTATTAGAAAGTTCAATTGCTCTTTCAAACGATTGTGAACTGAAAGAAGCATTAAAGTTATTGATTTTGGTTTGTTTGCCCCAATCTAATATTGCTTGGGAAATATCCGACTTAATTTGAGATGTATTAGAACCACAACCAGTATCATAATTCACAAAAATCTTAGGATTAATGTAGATATTGTCTGGGTCTGTAATGACGACATCAATAGATGCCATAGCAAAACTTCTCAACTGTGTTGCTAAGTTCTTTTTAGTTTGGTCATTAAGAAGTGAACCAGTTTTTGTCTTAATTACAAGATAGACTTTACCGTATACAGGCGGAGTTAAAGTATCACCACCAAATGCAACTACTGCATCAGCATTATTGTAAATATTTTTTGTGATTACTTCGTAATCCTGAGCGGTAACTGCTCTATACTGAGCAGAATAATATCTTGGAGCATAGTACTTAATAGACTCAACAGACTCTGCGTCATCACCAAGTTGAGATTTTGCTTTTACTACAACATCTGCAGTGCTCGCAGCATAAGTCGAAGTATTGGAGTCTCTGATGGTGCCGATAAAAGAGAAATTCTGTACACCATTAGCCTCTTTACCCGACGTTACCATGTAACGCAGAATGATAACCTCACCATCCCTTACAGATCTTCCGATACTATCATCACCAAATCTAATTTGATATCTCATATCATCAGATTCTGATATGAAGTATACTCTAGTAGATTCGTCAAGATTAGTAATATTATCTACTCTAGAATATAAATCCGAAGCGGTTGCACTTTCATTTGGTTTTACTCTTACCGTAAGAGTAGAAATATCAGCATCCTGCGCTTGAATAATATATTTTTGTTTAGCAAAAGTATTAACCAAGTAAGTAAACTCGATTAAACTACCTTCATAAATTTCAAGATTTTCAAAAACGCCAATACCTGTGGATGGGTCTACCTCAACCGTAGTATCATCTAAAATATTCCAAACAAAATTACCTCCTGTCGCTACAGGTCCTTTTGGTAATGTGATTGAAGATGGGTAGAATCCATTATCTAATGCTGTTTGTACCGTTATCTCAAGACACGCCCTGGCACAACTGATAGACTTAGGAGTATAGTTTAAGAGTTTAGCAATTTTTACAATGTTGTCTCTAACACTAGAAGAAGGCAAAAATGCCTCATTTAGTGCCATATTAGCATTAAATGCTGTGTAATAGGTGTTGTACGCTAGAGTATCAACAAGATACGATAATGCAGAACCATCAAAGTCATAATCCGTAAACTCTGTTCGAGTTCTTAGATATGACTTGATTGAAGATTTTATATCTTCAAAATCTAATGCGGTTAAATTATTTGGTTGCATTATTCTAATTTTTGTAAGACAAACGTGATTTCCTCTACAATAGGAACTCCAATAACTCTATACTCAACAGTTACATTAATCTTGTTATTCTCATAAATTGGAGTCACAAAAACATTGACTAAATCTACCCTTTTTTCATATTGAGTAACTGTATTTATTATCTCATCCCTAATTGCATCCATTGTAAATGGGTCTAGAGGTTCGAACAAAAGTTCGTATACTCTAGACCCAATTAAGGGTTGAAATGGTTTTTCTCCTGGAACTGTTAAGATTAAGTTTTTAATCGCTTGTTTTATAGAATTTTCATTCGTAACTGAGGAAAGGTCATCAGTAAACAAATTACGGGCAAACGAAACGTTGAAGTCTTTAAAACTTTTAGACCTCCTTACATTATTACCCGAGATTTGCTTTAGAGACATTCCATTAGAGCACTATCGTACTATTTATGGACTTAGTTCAACCTTTGCCTTGCCCCCGATAGCGTTTTTTAGCGCCATTACGAGAACTCGCTCCAAGATGAGTATTTTTAGACTTACCCTGACGAGTTTTCTTAGGAGCTCCTTCGATATAATTGCTCTTATTAAGACCGACTTTTGCTTTTGCCATTAATTAACCTCCTGACATTTCAATGAAAACATTTTTGCTGCAACCAGTTACTACTGAGTTGCAAGGGAATGAAGTACTTTTATTTCCTAATGGGTCACCAAATTTACAAGCACGCTTTTTACCAATAAAAACAGTTTTTACTGTAGAAAAAACCTTTCTTTGATGCCCAATGGCGGGTTCCCGTCCGCCAGCAGTACCTTTTGTACACCACCAAGCAGGTGTATTTAGTACAGTGATACACTCCTTTCCAACAGATGTTGTTGTATGCATTGTTGGCGTTGGGTGGGGTGTAAGAATATCTTGGTCTACCATGGGTATTTTACCATTCACAACCACCTTAGAAGCAGCTGCTAAACCTACACCCAAAGGCAATTGTGCTAAAGGTGGCCACCTGGTAACCGCATCCATAGCATTTAAATCAACAGATTTAATTTGTATTGCCAGGGGTGTATGGGGACAAGGTGAGATTGTACCTCCACCTAATCCTGGATGGTGAGATGCTCCAGAACCAAGTCCATGTCCAGAACAGTTGCCCATGAATAATCCCAGTCCAGATGCCATAGTTTTACGTTATCAGTAGTGGATTTCCATATGCTTTAGCAGCATCGACGACAGTTGCTGCAGCTCGTGTAAGATCGTGTAAGAATAATATTGTGCCGCTGGCAGTCCATTCTTGACACCCAGGTCCAAAAGGACCGCTAACTGTACATGTTGTAGTCGATGATGATGTTGTGCCCGTTTCTGGATCGGTTGTCTCTGGTTCACTTGAACCTGGCAATGGTGCAGGTGGTGGACAAACATCTGTATCAATACCCGAATTAACAGGAGTACATGTTAAGGTAACAGTAATTCTGTCTCTTTCGGCGGGGTCTGCTCGGTACTGTCGTATGATGTATTTAGTATACTCAGATGAGTATGGAAGGTCTCCCACACGTCCTTGAACAGTCTCGATGAATGCTTCTTGAAGAACATTATACTCTGGAATTTGTGTTTGAGTGATTCCAGAAATTAAATCTCCTGTACGAGATTTTCTATCAGATTCATCATTTATAATACCAGTGGCAAGGTCTTTATAATCAAGTTTATTCAAGTGACCAAGTTCAACATCCCTAACCATGATATCACGCAAAGGGTCAGTTTTATCCTTTGTGTAGAGTCTTTGTGCTAAAACATCTGCTCGATTTCGCTGAGTGTCAAATTTAATTTCAACATTAGGAGATAAATCTGTAAAATTGACATTAGGGTCAATCGAATCTGCAGATGCCGCAAATTCTTCTCTAGCTGCTGCACTCACACTACCAGGATATGCATTAAAGTATTCATTATACCTTTCAAGTTTTTCTGGTTCGTATGAGGCATTACTGTACTTGACAGTAGATTCCTTGTACGTATTTGTTATGTAAACCCTTGGAGGGTCTGTAGATGAATACAGAGTACCACCAGAGATAATATTGATTGTGGACAGTTGTCCTCCCACGAATACGCCTTCAATTTCAGCATTTTTTCCATTTTCGGAGGGTGATCCAGTAACAACCAAAACAGGGTCTTGACCATTTAGGTATTGTTTTGTCAAATTAGCACCAGGTTCAGTAATTGTAAACCCAGTAACTACTCCGTTAGTCACAGTAGCGATTGCCTCTGGAACTACTACGTTATTATAGACATCTGGACTGTTTTTGTCAACACTAGCAGTAACGTATTGGATGGATTTGTCCAAAAATTCGTACCTTCCGACCAAACATGCTCTATCGACAATGCCATATCCCGCTTTTGCAGTAACTACGTGGTTGCGTGAGGAGGTGTATTGCGTCTCTTTTGTAAAATCATTCCCAGATGCGTCCAAATATGCGACATGATAAGGAAAATTATCCAAATCTGTATGATAAACACGGAGAATATTGTGCCCATTTAGGGTATCACCCGCTCTCAAAACGTCAAATCCATCTTGCCCCTCAGTAATTTGCACTGGTCCAACGCCAGTAACCTTTAAATTTACAGAAAGTGTGCTAGTTGTAGCGTCTGGATGCGTATGTTCATACTCTAAAACAAACGTATCATTGACTGCATAGTTAGATCCAGAACCTAAAAGCTCCATGACTTCCCATTCTGTGCCAGAAAACACGGTAGGAGTGACAGTATCGTCAAAAATTGGCGTAATTCTTACCTTAACACGGAAACCAGTCTTAGTTGCAGTCTCCAATTCCGTATCATAAATGACAAAATCACTAAAAGATTCGTCTCCAGACTGCCAAGGATTCTGTGTTGAGTTATAAACTTGTCCAATTTGAAGAACTTCGTCATAAACGTCAGTATAAGTAACTCCATCATACGAAAATGCGAAGTCTTTTACACCATCAGGAAGCGTTGTGGACAGTTGATTGTACCTAAAAACAATCTTATTACTTGATGTACCAATAGCAAAGAGGTCTGGAAACGGACAATCGTCATCGTTTGTTAAATTTGGACCCCTATAAGTATACCTTAAAGATGTTGATGCAGGAGAACAAGTATGTGCTGTGCAGGGAACACACGTTGTAGTCCTTGTCGTAGTAGTAGTTTCTGTAGGAGGGTCTAGAGGGTCCTCTGCAGGGGTACTAGACGATGATTCAGTTTCACATGTATGGATGTAGTATACAGGGTTTCCTGCCGCTCCTGCCTGGTTGGATGTATCATATAAGTACGAAATCCAAGTATCAGAAGACTGCCAGTCAAAAGATAGTTCATTGGGATAGTAGTCATAGATAAATTCACCAGCATTAAACCCACCTGAACATTGGGCATTACGAAGTTTTCCACAATTGGATGTTGTAGATGATGCGCCGCCGTCAGCAGGCTCACCTAATACCAAACCAACGAATGTATAAGGATACATGACGGCATCACCAGTCCGTCCTGGAATGTTATAGTTTCCAGTTCTAAACGTAGTTTGTGGATACTCGATATACTCTGTGGAAACGCCCGCGCTAGAACTTACACTCTGAGGTAGGTATCGAATACAATGGTCACCAGTTTTACATACATCGCCTTGGTTCTTACATGCCATTTTCTAACTTGTTCAGACGTTCGTAAATGTTATCTAAGTTTTGTTTAAGTGTAAGATAATCCTCTGCACCTTTGGGTTTATAGTAAGTCTTATCTGGTGTGGGTAACTCTTGAATAGCATCTTCGATATCTTTCAATCGCTCCCCAATTTTAATAATACACTCATTTACAATCTTGTGTGCCTCTTCGTTATCTTTGAGACATGCAAAGATTTCTTTAATTTCTTCAAGGTCATTAATTTCCATCGTTTAATTTCCTGATGTTGAATGTATTGTCATCTATAATATCATATTCTAATTCATCGCCAACTTCCCATCCAAGTTCTTCACAGACTTCATCAGGAATCGGGAGAATAAGTTCACCAAACTCGTCTTCTTCTAATGTTACTGTGAATCTCTTGGACATATTCTTACATGCGATTAACTACTTGAGGATTATCAGTGGGATTATCTATCTTCCACTCAACCCATAGTGTATATAGATAATTTGTATCTTGAGTAGCATACGCAGACGCATAATAGTCTGCACACTCGTACATACGAGGGTCTAGAAAGGACTCGTACCGAATTAACTGCTCAATTGCCCATACACGAGTTTCTTGCCTCTCTAAGCGCGTCTTAGGGTCCATTTTTTTACCTGGGAAATTTTTTTAGATGGGGTGTAAGATATTATCGAATTATATCTAAGGCGTCTGGGAACCTTTGTAGGTTAGGGTAGTGGCTTTCTTTATATTTAAGGGGGCCAATTTAACTGCCCTCAGCAACACTTAGCACTGTCACAGTAAGCATCACATAAGGGGCATAGATACACTCTCCAAAGTATTCTGTATAATACTCAGTTAGTATACCAAACCCCTCAGAGATTGTCAAGGAGTTAGTTTAACATATTGTTGTGAACATTTGTCGTTAATTGTCATAAACCATCCGATGTGTTTGAGATAATCAAAGGGAGACATTCTATCAGTGTTAGGATAGTGTTCTCCCCTACCCTCTCTAACACCGTCAAGGAAAATCTCTAGGTCATAAACTGACTCGAATGTGCCTACAATCTCCTTGGAGTTGTTGTGAATGACATACTGCATGATTCGAAGCATTGTTGTTAGTAACTCTTAGAGGTGTTTCTGAACCCCTACAAGGTTATTGTACCACATTTCTGATACATTGTCAAGAGGGGTTAGTGACAACATCTCAGAGACGATTACAGAGGGACTGTGATACATTTCAGATGCAAATATCAGGAGTGTTTATGAGAGAATCTCCGAGGTTATTAGAGGGGGTTGACTGTTGTTAGGAAACGTGCTAAGACTACAATTCTCGGACACATTTAAGAACTCTAAAACACACAAACTAATTTATTTAATAGTTTTCCACAATTTCCGCATTTTCTGTGGAAAACTATAACTAACTCATTTTTCGTTATCTAACACCTCATGCCAATAGTTTCTAAAGACGAGTAGATTAACCTGGGCACAGTTTCTCTTACAATACTTCGCATCTTCACTGGGAATACAATACTCTTTGATGGTGATAGTTATGTAATCATTGTCAATGAAATTAACCTTACCAGAGTGTTCACGATAGGTGACAGATTGACCAGGAAAGAACTCATTCATTGTGGAAAACTTTGCTTGAGTTAATTATACATTATCGACGCATCATCTTCTCGTATTGTCTACGTTCTAGATATTCTTCGTAATCATCAGGAGAGAGAATGTCATCCCAGTCACCATCACTTTCAACAGAAGAATAACGGCGTACAATGTCATTGGAAGTCCTTGCACATTTCGTCGTAGGAACTATGCTCTCGGAGTTGATTGCAGAGTCGTTGTAGTTTTGCATCTTGTAATTCATTGACAGTTTGAATAGCGGAGGTGCCAATCATTGCACCGATAACAATAACAAAAGCAGCGAGTGCGAGTCTCATTCGTTGTCACCTTCAGGGAGAAGTTCGATTAGGCGGTCTTCACCGTAGACCTCACAGATTTCCTCGGTGACATCATCCCACGACCAACCTTTCATGCTTTCTTCTACATATTCTCTTGCAAGTTCTTCGAGAGTATCGTAATCCATATCCTCAACAAGTTGTCTAGCATAGTTAGACTTAAGTTGAGTAAGTGTTTCGGTGGTGATAGTCATGTTCAGAAAGAAAAGCGGATTTCGTTGTTAGCAGGGCGGACAAACTCAGCAGCGTCGTTGAGTCTATCAGAAGTGAATCTTCTGGCGTCGTTGCTATTCCAGAACAGAACAGCGATAACAATGAGGAGGAGGAACTTCACTTGGTTAGAGTAGAACTTTGCTGAACGTGTTTTAGTTAGTGCCCTCATCATTTATCAGAGTTGGAAGTAGACAACATCGCCATTCAAAATATCATCGAGAGCAGTCAAGAGTTCGTTACCGTTAGTCGGAAAAGTGTGCAGGAAAGACACATAGAATTGCTTTTCACGTTCTTGGTTTTGAGTGTTAGTCAGTTGCATGGATTTGTTAGTGAAGTGTGAAACGAAAGACAAGAAACTAATCAGGCAAAGATGAAACCATTGACAAACTCTTCCTCATTGAAGACTTTACCAGTGACGGAAGATTGACCGACCAACTTGTGAACAAACCACTTAAAGTTGCGTTGGAAAACACCTTCGCCAGCGATACAAAACTCAGAGCAAAGTGCATTAAGGCGAGACTTTGTAGTGACAGACTGCCAACCACCGTCGAAGATTTGCATCGAAGTGTCATCAATGATAGCAATCAGATTGCCATGAAGACGAACAATAGACTCGCCAGTTTCCTCGTTAAAGTGAACAGAAGTGTTACCAGATTGCCAGTTCTTGTTTGCCTGAACAGCGGCACACATTTGCTTTTCAATCTTACGCATGAGAGGCAGTTTGAGAGGGTTTAGAGTGTGGAGAGAGAGATCGGGTCTCATTCCCCTCCACTCCTCTAAGATACACGATTCTGGGGGTCTGTGCCATCATTGTGTGCCACTTAGTTGACTGGCACACTAGTTCTTTACACTAACTCCTGTTGGAGTAATGTATGCTGCTCCTCTGTAACTTCATCGACACACTCTTGAATAACCTGATAAATGTAGTCGATGTTTCCTACATCGTTGAAGATTCTTTCGGCAAGTTCAGGATTATCAACTGCCACATATTCTTCATTGTCATCATCATCACGAATCACACAATCCGCAGCAGTGTAAATCCATGCTGCACAATGAGCATCTTCACCTTGTTGCTCAACCAGAGCATTTACGCGGTCTTGGAGTTGCTTGAGAGTGTAATTCATCAGACAGAAGGAGTAACGTTGATTTCTTTAATGTTCAGTCCACAGAGTTGATTGTAGACGCGATTAAGTATCAGTTTGTCCGCAGTCTTTGCACGAGATTGTTCATACCAAACAGTCACACATCCGTCGTTAGTTTCAACACGAACTCGGTAGTTTTTCATCATCACTTTGCGGGAAAGTTTTTGCAGACAGCATCACACAAAAGTCGGGTTAAATCTTCTTGGGTTTCGGGATACTTTCCCTCCCACATTTCCCAACAAAATGTTTCAACAATGGAATCAATATCCTCCATAAGTTGTTCACGAGCAGTCAGCATTTCGAGTTGATTGTTCATTTCCATTTGGGAGCAAAAAACCAGAGAATGATTAACGAACCAAGTATAACTGTTGTCATCAATTACAGTCCGTTGAGGAAGTCAGCGAGTGCCTCTTTGTACTCTGCTTCGGTGTTAAAAACTCGACCATGAATAGTGCGAGGATAGGTAGCATCAACACCTGCATTTGCTACCATTTGGCAGTCTGCTTCGTCGTAACCCATTTCGACCAAAGTTGCAACGTAGGGATTGTGAATTGTCATCAGTTTGTTATCAGTTTGAAGTGCGATTGTGCAGGGGTCAGAATACATCATGCTGCTGCCTGGTCATAAACATCGTAGAACATGTTCCAAGCATAAGTATCAGCAACGAAGGTCTGAATGTCGAGTTGGTCGCATACCCAATCGTATGCAGTATCGCAATCTGCTTTAGTATCAATCACAAAATCGTAGAGACCTTCGATAACACTCTGAAACTCATTGTTTTCAGCGAGTGAAACAAAGAACTTGCCAGTTTCGTTATCAATCATGATACGCTTGCCAGTGATAGAGTGAGCGGGACGGTGAGTCATTTGTGTGTGTTCCTTTGACTCTTATAGAATACACGATTCTGGGGGCAGTGCCAAAAATGTGTGCAGGTTCTTCAACTGGCACACACCCCCTTGAGTTCTTTACACTTACATGTAAAGATAACCGCCTGCCCAATCACAACGGGCGTAACATTCTTCGCGGGAGTTATCATCGAGCAGATTGAATCTGATACCCTTAGCAGGCGCTTTCCACGAGGCAGACTTATAGACATCTCCAGTCATTTTGTCTACGAAACAGTGAACAGAACGTGCATTGTGCGAACGCATAATAATCTTGTGATACTTGCGTCCCGATTCAATATAGAACTCAGCATCAATTCCGTTATTGTTAATCTCTGCAATCTTGCTATTGTGCCAGGCATTGTCATCACCACCGCTGGCGATTGCTTGGTAATGATAACTCAAAGTCTTACTCTTTTTATCCATGTAGAGTGCATCACACAGCATAACTGTATAGTGCTCAACATTAGAAACCTGCTCATCTTTAGCAGGTTTGGTTTCAACGAACTCTTGAAAAGTAGGCATCAGTTCTTGAAAGAAAGTGTGAGAAAAGTTTGCTTGTTCGTATTCAGCGAGACTCAGCAACATGCGGGAGAATAGTTAGAAGGTTCGGTGAGGAAATCAGTGACCTCATAGTTAAGGTCAAGACGCGCATTAACGGTCTCAATCATCTCTTTCTTGCTCATCAATCGCATGGATTTGGTCATCTCATCACCCATAAACTTGAGAGTATAAACAAACTTATCGGTGAGGATTGCGTGAGGTTGAAACTCAACAACCATTGCGCGGGATTGACCTTGTGAAGTGAGTTGCATTGCGTTGCTTTCTTTGACTCTTATAGTATGGCACCCAATGGCGCGGAAATCAAGCGATAGTGGACAGTTTGTGCAACTGGCACACGCGGGGTTTATTTCTCTTCAGTTTCTAGCGTAAGGTCAGGGGCAAAGATAAACACATAGTCATCATCTTGAGGGTCGATACCATCAACAACCCACTCTTCATAGATGGAAACTGCATCCATTTCACGCTTATCTTCAACGCATTTGTGCATAGCATCCCAGTAAGTTTCTGCGATAGTGTCAATCATATGGTCACGGTCATCGGTGTTCTCGTTGTTGATGAACAGGTCCAAAGTGGAGTCTTGCATGTTAGTCAGAAAAGGGAGAGTTGGTTAAACTTAAGGTGGTCATCGCAAGAATCATCGTCTTGCAAATCTATCATGTCGGTATCAACATGCTTCAAGAGTTTGCCAAACAAAAAGTCAACAAACTCTCGGTCTTCGTTAGTAATCATCGGGAAAGGTTTGCAATCTTGAAACGTGCAATCTCGTCGGGAGTGTTATCGACCAGCACAGGAGTGTCGTTGAAAGTCATACGAACGATGGAAGGGTTCATCTCCTGCCACTCACGAAGAGTAAGGCGGCGGACATCACCAGAATCAGGAAAAGAGGTCAGTTTCTTGATAGTTTTGAACTCGCTCGCAGAGGTATCATCATCGAAGAAGAAACGGGTCTCACGACGATAGGTTGCCGAGACGATTGCGTTTGGTAGGAGTTGCATTGCTCTCTGTTCCTTTGACTCTCTTAGAATACACGATTCTGGGGCACCTACAAGCGCCTGTGTGCCACTTTAACCAACTGTCCACCCATCACATCCAAAGTAACTCTAACCCCTTACGATTGAGTTGCATAGCACTATACGGAGTCGTAGATTTGATGTCCACAGTATCACCTACGGTCTTGCTATTGATGGGGGCAAAGTATTCTCTTGTTTTGGTATTGTAGAACCCCCAGATAGATTTAACTTGCTCGGAAGTGTAACTAAATTGACGATGGTTATAGACCCAAATACTAACAAGATTACGCTTACAAGACTCCACTCCGTAAGAATATCCTTTAGGTGCTTCATGTATAAAATCGGGAGGAAGTTCCATCAGAGTTTGCCACCAACTTTGCCATCATTTACGACTCGTGCATTATCATTTAGTGTGCCATCTTGCTTCTGTTTGAGATACGAACGTGTCACACTCACAGTTGTATCGCGGTCCAATCCTGTAATCAGACCTTTACCATCTTTGCCAAAAGTTTCCCAGGTTCCCCACTTCTTTTGCTCTACACGAAAAGTATCATCAATCCAGTCAACTTCTGCAATTTCAGGGTGTTCATTTGCTACCTCTCGTTGTTGTGCAGTTTCGAGCATTTCTTCGTGTGTTAAATCTTTCATCAGAAAACGTTAGTCCATTTAGTGTGATTTGCTTTAGTTATTCTACCTTCTTCCAACATATTGTCACACACATTACAGAAAACTTGGAACTTTTCTTCACGGGTAAGTATATGCGGTTGAGCGCAAGTTGCGATGACTTTGAGCATCTGAGTCTTAGAAGTAATCATGAGTTTCAGTTAAGAATGTGACGGTAATCAATGGACTTGATACACCAACCCGATGCACATGTAATTTCTTCGACTAAATCATCACCATCATCTGCCTCCCAAAATGTACCAATGTAGTCTTCATAAACTTCACTCATTTCCACCTCAGTCATGGGGTAGAGAGCATCATCGAAGTCGAACTCGATTTGTGTTACTTGGAACTGCATCAGAAAGTGATAACGAAGTGGTCAGGGTCTAGAACTTGCTCATCAGAATCTGTGAAGTCCCAACTATACACAGGGACAAACTCATCATCTTTGATAGAGTAAATCGTGGCAGTTTGGTTCAACTGCTCAGGCGAAAGTTCCAGAAGTTGATGTAACAGTTGTCTGTAAGTCATCTGCTTGTGTGATAATTGTGACCAAGGAATGAGACCCCATGACATCAGAAAGGATTGCTCCAGTTGTTGTACTGATTCTCGGTGATGTAACCCTCTTTGCAGAGTGCATCAGTGAAATCATTCCACTCGGTACGCTTCCAAACAATGTCATTCTTGAGTTTAGGATAAGCAATGCAAGTTGCCTTCCAGTTGTGACGAAACTGCTCAAGGACTTGTGCTTTAGTGTGGCGCATGGCGTTCCTTTGTTTGACTCTTATAGTATTGCACCCATCGGGGTGCTTTGGGGGATTTAGTGTGCAGTACGGTGACTGTCACACCGCTGCGAGTTCTTTACACTGTCGCAGGTATTTTACCAGTTCGGAAGACATTCCTGGCGAAAGTGTAGGACGTTTGTTACTACCACCGCGAGGGAGAGTGAATACTCTTTCATGCAGCGGGTGAGTTACTTTTAAGTGTTTGCCGCCAGGTGTAACTGAGGCACCATTTTGCAAAATTAGTTGCATCGCCTCTTTCATCTTGAGAGGACGAGTAGAACGTGACATGATAAAGTTTTGAGTTGATTGTGTTAGGTTTCCCCTCCACCTCTATAGAATACAGCACCACCGACCTCAGACAAGAGGTCTGCAACAATCCGTAACAATCCCGTTCGGGAACGTTTGACCGATACCACCCCCAGAACTGCCAGAATCATCCCGCTCGGGAACGAAAACCCTTGCCACCACTAGACCGAAAACCGAAAAAATCTGCATTTCTACGCGGAAGGGGCAACAGGTCATCCCCGCCGCTGCCGATGCAAGAAAATCAGTTTCTAACCATAAGTCCGCATAAAATCGTCTAGAGTGAATATATCGTCTGTAGAAGTTTCCTCTAGCAGTTCTTCATAGGTCAGAGACTTTAGGAACTCCAAGTGTTCCTCAAGAGTCATATCTACATCAGGGTCAAAGTCATCGTGGCAGAGGTAATCGTACTCACTTTGGAGTGCATCAATCAGTTGTTCTTTAGTGTAGTTCATTCTCAATCATCCCCAGCGCCAATTACACAGAGTACCAATACAATAATTCCGATTACTAATGATATCTTCCAAAATTGAACAATTAAAACAAGAAGAAATAACCCAACTAATGCGCCAAGGATTCCACCAATATCGCCAGAACTTCCGCTGCTATACGATACAGAACTAGAAGAATTACTTTGGTTTCTATTGCCCAACCAGAGCACTCGTAACACTTCCATGCCATACATTGCTTCGGCAGTTTCTGCTGCTTCCTGCTCACTCATACAATCTTCGATGATAACGGTTTTATTCATTCCATTATCACGACGGAGAAGAACTTCGTAATCAGACATAACTTAAATCAGCAGAAAGCGAGAGGAGGACGACCTTCGATGAAGATAGCGTTGACAACATTTTGCAGACGGGATGCAATAGCGTTGCCCATCTTGTAACCCGTAGGCATAGTTACAACACCTTCTTGTTTCTTGTAAAGGTGAAACGCACCAGCAGGAATACGACCCTCAGCAACAGCAGCACGGTCATCTTTATGGACTCGAATAACCCTACCGATAGTCTGTGCCATCTCAATGATGGGCAGATTACGCAGGAGGATAGTGTGAGTCAGACCAGGAACATTGATGCCCTCAGAGAGAATGGAATAGTGGAAGATTACGAACTTACGAGCATCATCCTGACCCCAAGAAGTGAGGGTGTTGAAGAAGTCTTCACGACCAACTTTCTTGCCGTTGATGATAGCACCAAACTTGCTGGTGATGTGCATCACGTCATAACCTTTGTTCTTGAAATACTCAAGAATGTCAGTCTGTCCGAGCATATCACCCAGCACCTTAGAAGAAGGAGCAGCAACCAGAACTTTAGGATTCTGGAAGACATCGAGTTGCTCGAACATATCCTTCAGGTTGTCACAATCTACATCGTGTGCATTGTGCTTGGTGCGGATACGATTGGTCTCGAAAGGAACAATCCTAGGAGGAACGATTGCACCAGCAGCGATGAGTTCCTGAGCAGGAACATTCTCCAGAACACCACCCCAAACGGTGCTATTGTTCATGCCACGAGCATAACTCTGACCACGACCATTGCGAGGAGTAGCAGTAAAATAGTAGCGACGCTTAGCATACTGTGCAGTAGCATATACAGCAGCAAAGAAAGCACGACCGCAACCATTGTGTGCTTCGTCGAAGTAAATGGTATCAATATCGATGCCACTATCTACAACGCGAGGCAAAGAATGATAGGTAGTGAAGATAATGCAGGACTCACCTGCTGCCCGTGCAGTGTTATTGAACAGTGCAATCTTGTCGCTCTTAGTGGTGCTGAAGTAGTGCGTTTCACCACTGTGGACATGCATAACATGCGTCCAAGTAGCAGACACAAACTCCATGAACTCTTCGCACAGTTGGTTAGCGAGAAGAATACGGGGAGCAACAACAACCGTAGTCGAACCTTGTGCAGCACGATGCAGACAATCTGCAATCATGATGTAAGTCTTGCCGCCACCAGTAGGCACAATAATTTGACCACAATCGTGCTGCTGCATTGCATCGAAAGCACGTTGTTGATGGGGACGCAGTTGCATGAATGTCGTTTGAGTATGATTAAGTATTGCACAGAACCCTGTGCCTGTCAAGTGTTGTGTGCAGGTTGTACGATTGTCACATGGTAACAATTTCCCGACCAAACTTACCCAGAAGATAGAACGCCATCGCTTTATCTTTGAGTTGCTGACCGTTGTAAGTTAGGGGTTTGTAAGTACCATCAGGACGCTTGTTTGCTTTAGTGCGAATCTGAAGAAGATTGTTGGGTCCGTTGATAGTGTGCAGTTCAGTTCCAGTTACATATGCTGCCTTGATTTGAGCAGCAATGTAACCATAATCCTCTGCGAGTTCTTGATAGTGCTCGGGAGAGTTTGCTTCGTTGATAGTCTTCGACTTCAGAAAGTTACCAGCACGGTCAAAAGCAACGTAGATAGTTTGCTTCAGTTTCTCGTACACTTTGCTGTCTTCAAACTCAACAGTGTCGTCGATAATTTGAGTCAAGCAGTGCTGCAACATCGTGACAGCGATAGGTTCAGTCAGGGTAAAAGACTTCAGTTCGCCATCAATCAGGTCATTCAAATCAGACCCGTTTTCGATACCCAGAGCAGTCTCAAAGAGTTGACCACGGTCACCCTTATTCTTGCCAGGTTTGGGGAGTTGAGTGTAATCAAATGTGTTGAGTTTCTCCTCAACTTGTGCTGTAGAAAGTTTCATGGGTTGTTGTCTCAACATTGATAGTATGGCAGCAAACAGCACCCAGGTCAACCCATGGTGTGCTGTTTGCTCACTGGTACACAGCGATTAACTCGCTTGCTTTTTTTCTGCTGCTGCCCTTGGCAGAGATGCTACGGGACACCTGCAACGAATAGATTTGAGCGTTTTTGTAAAGTTCTCTACTAACGTCAGTATCATGGTTGCTAACAATAACTTTGATGCCACGATTAGCAAGAGATTCTGCTAACTCTGCCAGTTCTACTTGCTGGTCGTAGGTGAACCCTTCCTTGGCATAACTTGCGAAGTTAGCAGTATCAGAGGCAGGAACATACGGAGGGTCGAAGTACACTACATCACCAGATTCCAGACCAGAGTATAGTCCAGCGTCGTTAAAAGAAGTGCTGAAGAAATTATGCTGACGCATCAGAAAGTACATCCGAAAGTCCATCATTACATCAGCAGGTAGACTCGGGTTCTTCATTTGTCCAAAAGGAACATTAAAACCACCACTAGAGTTGTATCTAGTCAGACCGTTAAAACAGTGACGGTTCAGATACACAAACAGTCGTGCTCGTTCTTGCACATCAACAGACTCATTGAAGAACTTCCTAAATGCAAGGTATTCTTCCTTGACATTATTCTCAGGACGAAATAGTTCACCACAGTATTGAATGAAACTGTCATCGTTCGGATTAGTAACTTGCTTGTAAAGATAGTACAGGTCCTTGTTAATATCGTTGATAATATACTGCTGAGCGTCTACATTTAGAGACACAGCACAACTACCTGCAAAGGGTTCACAGAACCGCTCAGGAGTACCAATCAGGGGCAGAAGATGCTCCAGAACTTTATACTTATTGCCTGCCCACTTAAGGAAAGGTTTCCTCATGTAATTCTCTGAACTTTTAATAGTATTGCATGAAAAAAGCACCCTGTCAAGGTGCTTGTGCAGGTTATTCGATTGTCACATAGGTATAACGTCCCATCCTTGTCCTTTAGGTACAACATGCTCGATAATATGTTGCACATTGTCTAAACCAAACACAACAACTTCTTGTTGCGAATAGAACCCATTCTTTGCTTTGGGTTTAGTCCAACAGACTTTGTAACGCTCGTTATTGTTCATTGAATCTCAGAGAGAACATCATAAATTGCTTCTTCTTCACTGCCAAGGATAGAAGAAACCCAGTCATCTTCTTGAACTTGAACCATATCATTCTCGTCCCAAGAGACGCCGAAAGTTTCATCAGTCATCATCATTCTGGTCATCGTTGTTAATGTACTGTCCGAATCCGTTGTTTTGAGAGATTTGTGCAGAACGTTTCCAATTTTTCAACTGAGAACGCTTTTTCTTGAGGAGTTTTAGTTCATCGTCGCTATAAGCAACTTGACCATTCTCACCTTTTTTGATTACTTTGTTCAGCAATCGAATGTCTTTTTCTAGCATAATTAAACATGTGAAATGCTGTAGGATTTGATGTTGGTGCTATGTGCTAAACACGATTGTAACACAAACCATTCAGAAGCAGTTGAATTAACTTTGTGAATGGAAGTTGTCTCATCTGTGTGTAACAAAGTTACTATAAACCGTCGCATAGCGTTTTGGTTTATTTAGTGTGCGGTTTGTCAACTGTCACAAGATGAGTTTCTTGGTAGGTGCAACAATCCTACTGAACATACTGTTATACTGTTCCTCAAGATTGGGGGCAACAGCAGCAATAAACACTACCATTCTTTTCGGGATAGTAATTGTTTCTTCGGCAGGGTCTTGAAGAGGAGCAAAAGGTACGAAACCCATTTTGCTACCATCTTCAATAGGAATGGCAACGATTGCATCAGAAATAGTAATGTTGTTGGACGTATCTTCAACTACGTCAGCAACAACATTCTCACCGCTAATAAAGCGAATGTATTTTACAGTCATCTATAAAGTTCAGTCAAGTGTAATTTGTCAACGATACCTTCAACCTCTCGCATTTTACAGAGGTAGGTTTCTTCAGGTAGGATTTTATCATGATAGTATCGTTTTTGCAAGTCAGAGACATACAAGAACAACGCATCTTTGAGAATCATTTTCTCATCTAAATCGAGGATTGCAGTGTGAAGACCAATCATCAGGCATCCCTCCGTAGAGTCTTAAGATAGTCAAGAACATACGAACGAATATACATTAGTTCGTTATAACACTTTTGATTGTGAGCACACTGACGCAATTTACCGTCAGGTTTGAGGACAGACTCGATAAACAAGTCTAGTCCTCGGTTGAACTTAATGTCCTGAGATTCGTCGTCGAAGTTCATTTGAATTAGTATTGAACAGTGTAATCCAGGTCGTAGTCTACTGTAGAAAAGTCATCAAACTCAAAAAGTTCGGTTTCTTTTTCGATTTCAGTACCATCCTCCATCATCATCGACTGCATCAAACTTTCGTCCTTTTTTGTTATCATTTTTGGATTGATAGTTGTCATAGTTGTCATCTCCCCAGTTGGAACGATTGGTGCCGCCTTTTGCTCGCTTGTCACGGATAGATTTACCAGGAGAGTAGTAACCGCGTTCGTTACCACCACGTCGAAAAGTCTTACCCATTGTGTTGTGTGTTGAAGTAAAAATAAACTACAATAATATGTATCAGTCTACATCGTTGTAGATAGACCGATAATCGTCATCGGTCATCTCAGGATGTTCGGTGTTGATAGGATACACTTGAGTGTGCAATTCTTCAAAGACAAATCCTACACCGTGCAGAAAGTCTTGCACTTTGCTAACAACGTCATCCAGATAAACTCCTTCAAACTTCTTAGTCGTTACAGTTTCGTCCTCATCAATAGCGGACAGAACGAATCGGGGCATTGGATTTCCTCCTTGAGTACCCTGATAGTATAGCATGAAAAAAGGGGGTTCAAGACCCCCTGTGCCACTTATTTCAACTGGCACACATCACATGAACTCCATATTCCAGGCGATAGAAATACGGTCGCCCTCACAGAAATGAGGTTCAACATAGTGGTCCAACCAAGATGGAAATACAATTCCGCTACCAATGTTAGGACTAATAGAATGCTTTTCTAGAAATAACGCATTTTTATCTAACAATGCCCGTTGTCTTGGGTCAAGGAACACAAAATCTCCCTCAGGACTTTCTAAATCAGGAGGAACCCTTAACCAAAGAACTCCACTAATGTTTGCATGTGGATGACAATGAACTGCCGAAGAACCTCCAGTTCGCATCAACATTCCCCAGCAGTGAGTTCTGCACGATTCAATCGAAGGAATTACTTTGTTGTGAAATTTCTGAAAATAATTTGATGTTGCTAACCAAATCAAACCATGTAATTGTCTAGACCAATCATCATCTAACATACACAGCAAGTCTTTGCTGTGATATGATTTATCACCACGAATGGAATACTTTCTAGTGCTAGACGATTCTTTTTCTTCTGTTTTAATATAATCAATGATATTCTGAAATAATTCTTCGTTTTGGTCTGGATTTACACCAAACCGTTCGATTTCAGTTGGAAAAATTTGCATGATAAAATCACAAGGTTAATTATCTAGGGGAGTTTCACCCCGAAGGCATATTTGGGTCGCGGGGAAATGCTGCTTTTGTTGCAATAATACCGTCTAACATGGCATCACCATCAGCACCAAGAGAAATACCATTTTCTCTCATATGCTTGAAGATTTTCCACATAGTATCTGCTTGCTCATCTTCATTGGGATATTGCTCTCTTCGTTTGCCGACATATGACATGTCATAAGTAACAGCATCAGGATGCACTCTATGATTCAAAATCATGTCTTCCCACTCTTCTTGAGTGTATGGTCTACCGTCAGGAGCATCAATAGTAACTGCTTGATAGAGTTCAGGACCGCCGCCGTCACGCTCTCTATAGAAATCAAGTTTTTCTTGGTCGGTAATTTCTCTGTACTTCATTGTTCTTCGTAGGTAATTTCTATTGTACTATAAAAAATTATGGTTGTCCATAATTGTCGAGCATTTCTCTACCTTCTTGACCTGAGATACCAAATACGGATATACAGACGTTGACGCCTGACGTAACTGGTCTCTGGGCCTGGTTGTTATAAATTCGGATACCATTGCAAGGGTATGCATTACCTTCAGCAGGTCCAGGATGTCTCCAAGAACCGCCACCCCTTAAGTATCCGCCGCCCTGTCCAGAGTGACCAGCACAGTTGTAACTAAACGACCAATAGTTTGCTGTACTGGAGTTAGGAGTATTCGACAATAAGAAGTGACACAGATAGGTAGACTCACCGTTACTACGAAGGTCATAACTATCGTCACTGTTTACAATTCTAATATAACTCTGACCATTTTCGTTGTTTCTTGGGAATCCGTCGTTAATATGCTGTGACTCAACAGAATAATAGTAGTTACCACCACTGTCAATAGTACCATTACCTGTCATCAAACGCAAATAATATTCTGCGTTGTTACCATTTTGCTCGTAGAAATTCATAAAAATTTCATAAGCATAATATCTACCACTGTTTCTGCCAGCGGTTTGACCCCAGTAAATATCCATGCTGCCCCACTGATCTTTTCGCATTGCTTTAGCAATCAACTGTCTTCCACCGACAGCGTGCCATGCAGCAACGCTGCCATTATTATTATGGTCAAGATAGGTTTCTAATACTTCAGTCTCAGTATTCCATCTAATTGTATTAGTCAGGTTGCTAGATGGTCTTGAAGCAACATTACCGAGACCAATTCCTCCCTCAGGTGCTTGGTTCACCCATTGACTACCATTCCAAATTAAAATATCGTCTGGTGCTGGAGTAGTAATAGTTACGTTAGTAACATCACCCAATGCTGGTGCTCCAGGAGCAGTAGTGATGCTAGTAGCATCATTAAACACAATACCACCAACTCCCAAATTGAGAGTCGTTGAATTTACTGTTCCTACATTAAGAGTTGACATGCTTGATTCCTTGCGTCGTACTATTTATTCACTTAAGATTATTTATCATTGTGCAATTTCGTAAGCAGTGATAGAACTAATAGACCTCGTATCACCATTCTGCCTATTGTTGATGTATAAAGGATAGGAAGTTTGGGCACCAAGCCATGATGCAGTACCTGCTACCCTAATATCCATGCTCACACCAGCACCAGGATTTGTTGGTGAAATCTTCCAATTAGTAACAGATATTGAATTTGGATTATTACCACCATCGTATGCTGTTACGTTTGAACCCGATGTGTTGGAGTTACTACTTAAACTAGCAACAGGGACATTATTGACCAGGAAACCAAAACTAACGACATGTGAGTTTGAGTGAGAAATACTCGCTTCTAAAACAATAATAGAATCACTTCTTCTTGGACGGAAATCTAAGATTTGCAGTCCCTCAAGATATGTTCCAAAATCACCAATATTATCAGTATTAGTAATGGTTTGTGCTACTGTGCTTTGGTCATATGCTATTTGAATCAAACTACCCCTTGAGAATAATCTGCTCTCATACACGATAGGTTCATCAACAGCAAGTAGTTGAAGACCTGCACCACTTTCAATGGTTAAAGTAATACCTTGGTCAATAATCATGTCACCCATATGCAAACCATAGGTGAATTGTTCATCACCATTTGCAATTGGTCCAACAGTAGTATTTTCAGTAAGATGAACGCCATTAGTTCTAATCATGGCATCGTTTCCTACTGAAGGTCCACCTCCAGCAACTTCTGTCCAACCAGGATTACCCTGTCCGTCAGCATCAGCAACGTAGATTTCAGCGTTATCATTTTCAGTATTGAATCTAAGTGTTCCTGTAGCAGGCGAACCTGGTTGCTGATCAGTATTACCACTTGGAAGTCTAAGAACACTGTCAGTGTTCAAGAATGACAGTGTTGTTAAAACTGCGCTGGTACTTTCAGCAATCTGGTTATCACTAACTCTAGTAAGTGCCATAGGTCTCTATATTTTCCCCAATTGTATTTATAGTTTAGATAGGCAATTCAATGATATGAATCGTATCCGTAGAGAGTGGTGCATCGCCAGCACCGAAGATAATGTTGGCACCATTTGCATCAACGCTGAAGTTAGTTCCACCAATCTGAGCAACACCATTTAAGAATACTAGCAGAGAATCCGCCGTATGCTTAACACCACCAGTGAATGTGGTGATATTATAGGTGAGAGTATTGCCATCACCAGTATATGTTCTGGTGACATACTTGTCAGCAGAAATACCACCAGTACCAGTTGTAGTTAAGTTACCATCAATTCGAACATTACCAAGAATGTTTGCTCTATAAGTGCTGTTAGCAGCAACACCAAAACCAAGATGCTGCTGGTCTACACCATCACCATCTACAAACGTTTGAATATCAATTTGACCTGTATCTGTGATTCCAAACTCTTTCCAAAGACCTTGATAGTAAATCCATCCAAGAGATTTACCAGGTGTCCAGTTAATGTTGTAAACTAAATCACCATCGGAAGGTGTGGTATATCCAGTGATATTAGTAAAGTCTGGTTGACCCAGTGCGTCTTCTGGTGCAAGTAAGGTCTGTTTAATAACAGTACCATCTTGGTTATTGTAGGTAATCTTCTTAGCAATTAAGTTACTAGTAGAAGATACTTGACCTTGGAAAGTAACAGGACCAGCAAAGATAGATTCCAACTGGTTAGATGCACCACCAATAACCGTAAGTTTATCGGTAAGAACCAACTCAGAGAATGTTTCAATTGTTGTATTTTCTTCACCAACAACGTTCAGTTGTGCAATATCTTCGTTTGTAATTTGACCAGTAACAGGGTTAATAACCTGGTTACCAATAAACAGGTCACCGTTAGAGTTCAAACCAGAATAGAAAGCAACACCTGCTTCTTCCTTAATAGACTGCGAGAACTTAACTTGGTCTGCACTCAGAGTTTCTACCTGAGTCTGGGGGAATGCGGTAGAATAGTTACCAGGACCGAAACCAAGATATTCAAACGTATGGTTACCTGAACGTAAGATGGAGTGCCTTCTGAACTCTACTGGAATAGGAGCAACTGTTCCATCATTGTTCTCTCTGATGTTAATCTTTCTAACTTCTTCATCACCAGCACGAGCAGTAAGTTCAACGTTAGAAAGTCTATTATTAACAGAGTCAAAGTTGGGTGTTGTACCTGGTTGTGTCCAACCAGTATCAGTCAGAAGAAACTTAATCGCTTCCTTAGTAATAGAACGTTTGGGGTCTTTGTTTGGAGTTGGAGTTGCACCATCAGTAGAATATACTAGACCGATAGTTTCGTTGTCAGCGACGGATACAGCAGGGTTAGGGTCAGCAACAGGGTTGTCTCTGTCAAACGTAGGATAGACTTCGTTGACGTTTTGGGAGAACTTTCTATCGTTGAAGTTAGAAGTTGAAGGTGTAATAGATGCACAAAGGAGGGTAATGTAGTAAAGTCCATCGGAAACACCTCTCTCAAACTCTTGTACTTTTTCAATATCGTAAATGTAGAAAGTTTTATCAAGTTTGTAGTTTGTACTATCACTATTCAATGGTTGTAGTACATAACCACTCAGGGGATCTCTGGGTAATGGATTAGTCTTATCTTTATCAATCTTCAAACGAATACGGAATGTTCTGTCTGCAAGGTCTCTAGGGTCAGGGATTCTTCTTAAGAATGTAGTTGGAGTAAAGTTAACATTGTTATAACGAGTATTAGTAGACAGTGTTGTGTAGATATCATTATCTACAGAATCAACAGAAAGATACCAACCACCGACTTGTCCAGCAACTCCACTAATAGTGTAGGTATTGCTATCGTACTGAATGGGTGAACCAGCAACACCAGCAGCGAGACCAGATACACTGGGACCATAGGGTGAAATAAATGCAGATTGTACTGTCGCCTCAGTTGCACCTTGGGCAACCAATAAGCAGTTAATTTTATCAGGAATTGCACTTACTCCAGTACCATCTTGACGAGCGCCAACTGTATAACCCTGAACTCTGGTTGTTGGGGCACCCGCAGGAGCAGTATATCCATAGAGGTAAAGTCTGGTGCCAGGAGTACCACCAGCACCAGCAAGAGACTGGTTAATTACTTTAGTACGTTGAATATCAATGTTGACCCAGTTAACAGAAGTTTCTTCACCAAAAATTACGTTGCCATTAACTGCATCAGAATTAACTACCGAAAGTGTAATAATTCTAGTATTTGTATTGACAGAGACAACTGTTGCTCCAGTTCCAATATTGTCTCCAGTAACAGTCATTCCCTGAACAACACCATTAACCGACCCATCATTTGCAAGAGTGATTGATGCTTCGCCACTAGCGCCACTTGCGATTGTTGAAATAACATTAAGTGCTTTAGGTGGAACAATATGTGTAATCTCTCCTGCTTTATCTTTAGAGAAAGATTTTGCCTTAAATCCAGCAGCACGAAGAGCGGTATTACCGAAGTTGGAGTTAGAGTTGGTAATGGACATGTCAGCACCACTCTCACAAGTGAAGTGGGAACCATATCCAACCGCGAACACCGAAACTGCCTGAATAAATGCGTCGTTAGATGCAACAATGTGTCTGTGTGCCCAACCTTTACGATACTCAGCAAAACCGTCTAAGTGAGCACCATCACCAGCAGATGCAACATCATAGTTACCAGTAGACTCATTATATCTTACAAACGCTCTATCATCTTTCTGCAAAGATAGACCCGTAAACTGTGCAACAACCATCGATTTGAAACCAGTTGCACGAGAACCATCTGCGAGCATTCCATTCATGCCCCAGACACTTCTAAGAGACAAGTTGAACGCATATGGTGATGCAGAGTCAACAGTATCAATCTCAGTCTTAACTGTAATGTTAGAACCAACGGCATTACCTGTAGGTTCTTGAATCATCTGATAGGTAAAAATGTTACCAGACGCAGATGTTACTGTGAATGAACCATTATACAAGGAAGCATCCAGTTCTGATTGTGGTCCAGTAGAACCAGTAACACCAGAGATGTTAATGTTAACACCAACAGAGAATCCATGGTCTCTGGGGTTATCAAATTCATCAACAGTAACTGCGGTTGCAGTATTGCCGTTGCGAGTAATTTGAAGAACACGATATTCGTCAGAAATAGGACCAACGATTCTGTTTTCTTCAACTCTTGCCTGAATTTGGTCTGCTGCAGGGTCTCCAGATGTATCGGGAATTGATGCAAATGCTTTCGATACTTTCTGATAGTAAATCTCTAAGTCAGTTCTTTCAAGGATATTAGGGACTGCAGAATAGTCTGAGTTTGGTACTCTTCCTTGACTAATAAGAGTTGAAAGAGAGTTTACACCATCAGCAAACTCGAAACATGTCAATCTATGGTGAGAGAACTTAGGTGCAAGTGTTTCTACACTATCTGGTTTGAAATAGACACCCTCTTCAGCACCATCAAAGAACGAGAATTGCCAGAAATAAGTACCACCAGTTACCTTAAAGATTGAAGTTCTAGAAGGAACTTGGTCTTCTGTGTTGATTCCCTTTGCAGCAAATACTGTAGGATAGGGAACATACTTAGGAATAATTTTTGTACGACGAAGGTCAGTACCAACGAGGGAAGCACCTCTAGGAACAATGATACCACCTTCAATAGAATTATATTTGTAAAGAACGTTGTTTGGTGATGTTAAATCTAAGTTAGAGTTTTCATCAATAGGAGCAACGTTTGTATAAAGAACTTCTCCAGGTCTGTTATCAACAACATATTCTGCTGGATAAAGCATAATCGAGAAGGCGTCAAATTCGTCGTTTGACAGACCGACTCGATACGAAAATCTAGCAACTTCTAAGAATGCCCTCTGAATAGACTTAAACGGACGAAGTGCAGAGTTTCCCCTATTATCAATAGCATCAGATGCATCGAAATCGTCAGGGTTAACGTAGATAATACGTCCAGTTCTGGACGTAATAATATTCTTAAGTCTAGTAAGAGCCATTTCTTAGAAGTCTTCCTTATATTGTTATTTAGGTCTGACCGTACACCCTAGTTGTGTATTCGGAACTGCCATCCTCAAAACCAATCAAACTGAAAACATTGTTTGCAGTTACGCTATTAACATGAACTCTTTGACCAGGACCAACAACTAAAGAAGTAACCGTATCAGTATTATTTGCAGAATTAGTATTACCATCAACCAGATAACTATCAGCGGCAATAGTAGACTTGGCAGTAGTTACAGAAGATACTGTTACAGTGTTTCTATCGGCAGTGTTACTCTTAGGAACGTCAAAGAATGTATTTGATCCAGCAAACTCAGCAGAACCAACTCCAAGAATAATCTTCAATGATGTTCCCGTATAATCAGAGACTACACCATAAGGTCCAGAAGTTTGCCCCTCAACAGTATAGGTAATGAAGTTATCTTCAAAACTATCTACGTTGTTAGTCCAAGTTCCATCTAAATCATAAGCATAAAACTCGGTGTATGTAACTTCAGAAGAAGTACTAAATGAATCCTGACCACCACCGTAACTAGCATTAGCAGCAGTAGTTAAATCAGTTTCATACCAGAACAATGAAGTGGGAAGAGAAGTATTTGCTGCCATGTCATACTGAACGTATGCACCGCCACTACCAGCAGTTCCATTAGTTGTTTTTCCAATAGTATATTCTATACCACCATCAAGAGCATCATTAGGGTCAGTAGGTGCTAAACCATCAGGACCCCACTCACCATTTTCAGTCTCTGATAATGCAAAGAGTAAACCTGTCATGGAAGTATCAGAAACATCAAAACGATATACCCTATCACTGAACAAGTCACTGACTGTTCTACTATATGTACCACCAACAGTAGTTTCGGAGAAGATAAACTTATTTTCTGTAGCAGAAATACCACCAGCAGCAATTGTGCCACTCGCAGTAGAAGAACTTGTAATGGCATCACCATCAACAAATTCTGTACCAAGACCATTAATAGTAGATGGTCCAATGGTAATAAAGTCACCGTTAACATCGTAAATAACGGCATCAGTATTATCTGGTGCTACTCCTTTACTAACCGTGTCTCCTACGTTGAATTCTCCAGTTGCAGTATCAATAAGTTCTAGAGAAATAACTCTAATACTTGTGGTCTTTACATAAATTGTCGTCAGAGGTGGAACATAGAAAGACTCAAATTTCATAGTAGATTCACCGCTACTACTAACAAACTGAGCTCCTGGTGTAAAAGAACCAACGCTAACAGCAGTATCAATAGAGACTCGATACGAAGTAACGATGTCACCTTTATGCAAAAGATAACTCGAAGAGTCTAAAACTAAGTCTTGGTCATAATCTCTGAGAGCAACACTATATGCAGAACCAGTACCGTCATTGGCAATCTTCAAAACTGCCGACGCCGAAGTATCTACAGGAGCAGAATACAGTAAAGTATCTGTTGCTGCTAGTGGTTTAGATTGTGCGAGAAGTCCTTGTCTAGCCATTGTTAAAAATTAGAATCCTGCGTAGAAAAATTGTTGTTGTCTGGTTCTACCAGTCAAAGTTTGACCACCAATACCAGCACCGAAGTTTACATCTTCAGCAGTGACGTTTTCAGTAGACAATAATGTAGCATCCGAATCTGGGAATCGAATTACCCTATCTTCAGTGATATTATCAGCGCGGAGTGTAATAGTAAAACCACCCACTTCCTCAGTTATTGCAGGTTGAACAATAGTCTTATTTGAAAGAGTTTGTTCAGCAAGTACTGTAACTAAGGTGTTTTTTTGATCAACTGTTGTATTTAGGCGTGGAGTTAATGGAAACTCAAAAACTCTATTGGACTGAGTATTTTGGTTTTCCGTGCTTAATGTAATTCTTTTAGTAATATCTGCACTATCGGAGATAATCAATTCTTCAATGGTTTTGTTTGTCAGTGTCTGAGTGGTATCAAGACCAACAAGAGTTAAACTTAAGTCAGGTACGGTAATAGTTCTATTATCCGTTAATGAATCGGTATTAAAAATTACCCAAGGAGTATCAACTTCTGCGTTTGCAGCAAACTTAGGGGCAACTAAAGTTTTATTGAGTGCAATTTGCTCTGCTTTAGTGTCAAGGAGGGTCGAAGAAGTAGCGGTAGGTTCATTAGTTGTTGTTACTGCACCCGCATCAGGCAGGAAGTAAGAACGTCTAGTATCAGATGTAATTGACCAGTTAATTTGGAAAATTGCTTCTTCTTGTCCATCAACAATAACGAGATTATCCTCATCAATTAAGATGGTCTTGTTTGTTAATGTCTGTTGAGTATCAGAACCAACAAGTGTAGTGCCACTACCAGTTGTAATGGCGGGAAATGTCATGATTCTAGTAGAAGTACCAGTACCAACTTGTCCCGCTTCAAATCTTACCCTAGGACCTTGTGCATCTTCAAGTATGAATGTTTGGTCAGAAACAACGAAATTACCAGTAACTTTGACAGAACCAGTTCCTTTAGGGGAAAGAACGATGTCAGTATTAGTAGAAGTTTGGTCTACAGCGGTAATGTATAACGATGAACTGTTATTTCCATTATCAATTCTGGACATGTATAAACCGCCAGGACCAAATCCAATTCCAATTTGATCGTATGAATTTTGATATAATCCAGTATTTCGGTCCAAATCAAAACAAAGTCCTGGTTCAGACTTTGTACCTTGGGAAACTCCCTTAAAAAGTTGATTGACCTTTGCTTTACGGTTGGGAATCAATGGGTCAGATACGACAACAGGGAGAATTGCTTCTCCCGACAGATTCGCATCTGAGATTGTATCCAACTGAGAAATCTTTTTGGTTCCCACGAATAATCACACGATTTGCTACAAGTTTATTTATACGGATAGAGTTCGTTGTATCTGAGGAATCTTCTTGCATTAGGTTCTACATCAAGAGATGCACATACTGCAAGATAATCTTCCCACTCACTCTGCAGATGCGAAGGAATCTGCACATGCAATGAGGTCGCATTCCCTGTGTCCGAGCATGAGGGATTTGAGTTCAACTGCTTTGTCATATTCTTTTTTATGATAGTTGATTACATCATCGACACAAGATAGAATCTCTTCATACGCTCGTCGTGCTGATACTTTATTATCTTGGAGATACTCGTCAATAGAATCTTGGAGACGATTTTTGCGTTGGATTTCATACTCTTTCTCCCAGTCATGTTGAATCTCAGGTCGTCCTTCAATAGGAGGTTTTGCAGTCCAATAGTCAGCAATAGCGTCAGACATTTTTTTCCTCTTTGGCGGTTTTGTAGTACAACTTGTAGTATCTAGTTTTCATCTCGTTTATTATAGCATTATCTTCATCAAATGCCATATACTTTGTTAGTTGGTAACATCCTTCCAACTCGGAGATTAAACGGAGAAGATTGATGGACGTTGGTTTTAGTCCACCGTATTGAAACTCACTGTTTGGGCGCATTGGGTTTAATCACCCGATTATTTACAGAAGTATTGTGTAGTTTTTTGAGTGCTGCAACAGTTTCGGGAGTTTCTTCCCAAGTCCAAGAGTTGCCGTTTTTGTCAATGAATTCGCGGTTAGTCATAAGTTTTTTGCAAATTTGCAACTCCTCCACCTGGGCTCGAACCAGGGACATTTTGATTAACAGTCAAACGCTCTACCGACTGAGCTATAGAGGAATATTCGCTATTCGCAAATAGCGAATGGAGAATAGCGGACTCGAACCGCTGACATCCTGCTTGCAAAGCAGGCGCTCTACCAACTGAGCTAATTCCCCTGGAGCCCACGGTCGGACTTGAACCGACGACCTACGGTTTACAAAACCGTTGCTCTATCCAGCTGAGCTACGGAGGCAAATACCCAATCAGTATATAAGATTGGGTAAAATTTGTCAACTATAATAATCAGAATTAGTGAACCAATTGAAGTTAAGAACACATCTTGCAGGAACATCTGTTGCAGATACTCCTCTATGCTTCATAGAATTATTAAAGAATACCATTCGATTTGCAACGGATTCAATGATAGTTCCATCTTCAAATTCGGTGTAACCATTATTACTATTCACATAGTAAATAGCACACTGCATCGCATTTCCTGGCAGATGAGTAGTTTTATCTGACCAGTCATAATGAAACTCACTTTCGTACTTTTCTTCTCCAGAATAAAGTTCTAGATTTGCTTTAATTCTATGAATTGCAAGAACAGAACACATATTAATTATAGGAGCAACAATTGCAGCATAATCAGTACCCAGAATCTCGGGGAATCTTGCTACATGATATATGGTATACGTCAATTGCTGATTGCGTAAATCTTGAGAAGATTCTCGACTGCCAAAACTTTTTCCAAATCCATAATTCCAAGGAATTTTAGAATTATCTAAAGCATTGGATTTTATATACGCATACTCTTTTGGAGTTAAGAAATCATCAATAATTTTCATAGTTAACAAACAAAGGGGGGTTATCCCGACCAGGGCAAGTTTATAGTCATTCCGAGACTATGTATAGGACGAGAGAGACTTGAACTCTCACGGGCTATTGCCCAACAGATTTTAAGTCTGGTGCGTCTACCGATTCCGCCACCGTCCCATAAGTGGGAGGATGAAAAGCACAATACTCATTGAAAGTGATTTTCATTTCCTTGTTAGTAAGGTTAGCATGGTTTGCTGCTTTTGGCAAGTTCCACTTGGCAGAGAACAGCATTTCCATTGATTTACGGGTTTCTGGTCTCATGCTTGTTGACGTGGTTGACTTTAGTAATTATACCATCAACAAAGGTCAGATGGCAAGAGGGAAAGGGAGCATAATAACAATCCCATTTTTCTGGATAAACTTCTACTACTCCTGTATGGTAAATTGGGCGAACTTTACCATGACGACCGTTTGGTGTGTATCCAAGTAAATTTTCTGTAAAATCCTGAGTGTGTGAATAGTCAACCTCATACAGTTTTCCTGCGGGGTCAATCCAGTATTCACACATTAGACATTCCAAATCTTTTGTTTGAAGATTCTTTCGATATCCTGGTCCAATGTCAAAAGATGAACGAACGGTGTCAAAAAGTCCCATACATAAATGCCCCAGACTATTTTATATATCCTTCTTCCTCCAACCACTTTTTAGTAAGTGGAGTAATTTCATAGTCTGTCCACATTGTACCAGCAGCACAACTCTGAAGTGCTTTCATAGTCATTCCTTCAGTTTTACCTGCCCATGTTGCTTCTGCTTCCCAAGGAACTGCAGATGCTGGATAAGTCTTTTCTGTAATCTCACGCCACAGAGGAGGAACATCCTCTTCATTGTGAATGATAGCAATCATAGAGTTCTTGATGCTACCTGCCATACAGTCTTGTGCAGCGTGCCAACCTTCGTGACGCATTACACTCATTAGCGTGCCATAACGCTTGACAAGTGTAGCGTTAAGATAGAAGTTATTGCTAACAGTATGGTAGACACCACGATGACCAGGAGGAAAGTATTTCTCTGGAGCAATGTAAACTTTGACACCAACCTTGCCCAATGCTGCCATCATCTCATTGAACTCAGTTCGAACTGGGTCCATCATGCCAAACTTTTTATAATATTTGCCTACATCCGATGCTTGTTTAATTTCTACAACGCCTTCAGTACATTCTCGCAGAATCATGCAACCCATGGCATCCATAGTGTAATAACCCTTGATGTTGGGTTCTGCTTTTGCCGCCATTCCATGTGCTAGCCCTAAAAGAGCACCAGCAATAATCGCATCACGAATTTTGCTCATCTAGTCCTCCAATAAATTGTTTACGAAATTCTTCAACTTGGTCAATAACCTCTTCGCTAATTGGAGGTCCAGACTGAACAACAGGAGCCATAATAACTGCCCTTCCATCAGGACGTTCAATGCGCCAAACACAACGGTTTCGGTCGCACATGTCCACAAGGAATTCTAGATATTTTTCTGCTTCTTCTTCAGTTACTCTAATAGGTTCGTTCATTTTACAGCAAAGCAATAAGTAATCAAATCAACATCAACTGTATCTTGAATGGCGTGGACAGTTTCAGTAAATCCTTCAGAACCTTCTTTGTCCCATTTCCACTGTACTTCTTTTTCATACCCCTCATCATCCATAATCGTAATCTTACGTTTGGAAAAATTTACAAAAATTTGAGCAACAGACGTATCAGACATAAGATAGACTTTTGGTACTCTCACACTATAGCATGGGAAGACTCAGTTGTCAAGTCAGTTCAAGAAAATTGATTTTCCGCTAACTCGAACAATACCTTTAGAATTTAAGTTGAGTGCTGCTTTAGCATCAATAGTCCCAACAGCAGAAGCAGAGATTCTGAATAATCCCGCCAAAACATCAACATTAAATGCACCTTCCTTTACAGAGTAATTAACCCCTGTTGCACCAGCAACATAACTTACTGGTCCAGATGGATTAGTTACTGTATATCTAGGCAAAGCGTCAGAACCACCTGAACCAGGCACCAAAACAGAATCAATTGAACCTCTAACCATATTAAAGATACCAGATTTTGCTGTAATTGCACCGCCAGGGAAATTGATGAAATGATATTCGGATGGAGCACTGAATTCAATTGAATTATTGGCAGAAATCATTACTTCTCCGCCACTATAACTTTGATTTGCACAAGAAACTTCTATACTAGCACCAGCAATTTTATTTGCTTGTGATGCGAGTTCAATTTCAGATGATTGTAATGCAAACTTAGCACCTGAAACATTAACGTCAAGGTCGGAACCAAAACGCATGGTGTGTTTTTGAACTTTATTGCTTTTTTTAGCACCACTTTTTGGTGCTACCTGAGGAGCACCTTCAGCAGAAAGGAAGAATCCTCCACCAACTTCAATATGACAGTTGCCCGTAATCTTGAGGTGATAGTCACCTTCAACGTTTATAGTCTTTGTTCCGTCAACAGTTTTACATTCATCACCATGAACTTCTTTTGTGAAATTTCCAGCATAAGATTTATGGTCAGCAACTAAGTTACCTGTATCTCCTTTACTGCCAGTGTTTTTCTTTTTATAGTTTGCGAGTTTTTGTTGAATTTGAGCATCAGTAAGATTTGGATTTCTTTCTCTTAAATTCTTTTGGAAATTATACTCCGAATATGTAGAGTTATTGATGGAAACCGAAGTCTCTGTAGTTCCACTAGTGCTTTTTTTAATTGATGCTTGGCGTCCTGGAGTTCCGACAAACATTTCATAAGAACCATCCATGAAAGTTTGTGCTGCTGTCAGATATGGATCTGCCTTAGCGATAATATTATCAACTAAGTTACCACCACCACTATTATTACCACAACTACCCCTCTGAGTACCCCTGATGCGATTAATTGCATTAAGTTCATCTTCGGTACAATGTGTGACACCAAAAAGAGGGAACCAACCTACAGTATCTTCACCACCATCGGGAGTTCTATTACATCCACTGCTAAAGAATTTCAAGAAGAATTGAATAATTCCCGTAATACTTTGAATTCCTTTCTTAATTAAGTCGGTGCCATCCTCAAATACTCCACTGGCAGATTTCCATGCGTCAATAATTTCTTGTGCTTGCTTAACGCCTTTGACGATAGTAGAAACAGTATCAACAACTTTCAGCATAGTGTCAATAATTTTCTGAACTTGGCAAATAACACTATCAATAACGGCTTGAACGCCTTGAAGAACCATCTGTGCTTTACTGATTGCCGAATCCAAAAATCCATTCAAAATGCCAAGAACAGAACCAATAGGGTCATTAATATAACCAATAATTTGACTATCAATCGCACAGAGAGAAGATAATATTGTAGTGACAGCAGATTGAATTGCGGTAAAAATTACATATGGAGCACCCGTTGCTCCACCAAGAAGATTTACCAAAGATAATTCATCCGCAAGGTTAGACATTGATTGTCTAATTGCAGCGACAACTTGAGTAAATACTGCACTTAAAAAGTTCTGTAACTTGCTAGTTAGACTTTGTGCAGTCACTAACTTTCCAGTAACAACATCAAGAAAATCACCATTTTCTCCTTTGACAAGATTTCCTGCTGTGTCAACAATATCTTCGATAAGATAACTCAACTTATACTCAAGTGTTTTCCATGGACCACCAACACCATTCGCAGCGGGGATTGGTTTTTTGGGTTGTCTTGGTTTTTGAGGATTACCGCCACTTCCAGCAATTCCTGGTGCAGTACCAATATTGTTCGGAGAACCTACACCACCAGGTCCAACAGTTTTAAGGTTTGGTATAGCAACACTATTATTTTGAGCACCAGGACGAAGAAACACTGCTTGACCATTACCATTACTGGAAGTTGCAACAGTATTTGTTTCACCTGGAGGGAGTGCTGCGGGGTTGGGAGCAATTCCAGGCTCCATTTTTTCGCCAGTAAAAGCAAATTGCTTTTTATCCTTTGTCTTTGCGTCCTTATTTACTCTCATGACGCCAATAACAATAGGCATCTGTGCAGATTCCCCATCCATGAAGAATCCCATAACAATAGCACCTGGTTGAAGTTGACCAGAACTTAGTCCCTGCCCATCATTACCAGGTTGCGATGTATGCTGAAGAACTGTTGCCCAGGGCAATTGTTCTTTAGGAAGACTATCTGTAGTCCCACCTCTTACATTAGTATAATAACCAAGGACTCGTACTTTTACACGACCAAGTTCCATTGGGTCTTCATTATCTTCAACTTCACCAACCCACCAGAAAAATCCGTCTTTACCAACGAAATTTACTGTAGGTTCATTAATAATTCCGTCAATAGTGTTCATTTATCTTTAGACTTTACATTTATTTATTCGGACATAGGACTGCCGTCACGCCATGCCACACCATGCTGAGAACGAATTAGTAGTTCGGTAAACTTTTCCATTTTATCAGGATGCACTGCTGCAGGAAGTTCATTAATTGCTCGACGCAATGCATCCAATTCATTCCATTCATCCGCAGTAAGAAGTTGATTACGAACCGACTGGTAGGACATGGACTCCCTTCAAAGTACATCTTATTTTATCAGGAAACCTTGACAAATTTGATGTTCTTTATAATATTTTTGGGATTGAGAAAAAAAAAACTTAATGGGCGATGAGGGATTCGAACCCCCGACATACTCGGTGTAAACGAGGCACTCTACCGCTGAGTTAATCGCCCTGGAGCGGATAAGGGGACTCGAACCCCTGACGTTCAGCTTGGAAGGCTGACATTCTACCACTGAATTACATCCGCGTGAAACGATAAAGTTGTGTACTTCCCCAAACGAGGTTGTTATCTTCATCGTAACCTTGGTCCATAGTATGTAGTTTGTCTCCATACGCATGGACTTCAGAGACTACACGATTTCCCCTGTAACCTCTGCATCCTTCGCCAAGCAACTTGCCGTGCCATGCCTGACCATCGAACGTAAATAGTATATCACATTCTGGATGTCTTGTCCAGTCCAGATGATAATTTTCGATTACTGCTTCAGTATCCGAAATATATTGAATTTTATGTCTTTTTCTACGATAGGGATTGTCTGGTCCGTTTACCCTTTTGTAGTTCATAGACTCAAACCCATCATCAACTTTTTTCCATACAATTTCTACAGAAGCAAAGTTGGTTGGGTCTGATTGTGCTTGATAACGATTTGTCCAATGACCAAGTAGATAATCTTCAATCATCATAAACTAAACATTCAGGTTGGGAAGGATTAGCGTCACAATACAATTCAAGTGCAGTGGGGTCGTGATGATTTTCTGGATGATTTTCTTTGTATGCTTCTAATTCTTTCAATTCACCTTCAATGTGCCTACGTTGTTGAGGCGAGATAGTCGGGTCTCCGAGAATCTGCTTATCTTTTTCAATATGTTGCTCGATACTGTCCATAAGTACCTCCTGTTACATTTAATATTTATTGTACCGAATCCTTGAGTAAAATCAACTCTGTTGACATACTATTGTTAACAATCTTATGGGTAACACCAGCAATCAAGTATCGTCCACTATATTTTCTATCGATTTTTGTTACAGAACCCGACTTTGCAGTCGATGGAATAACAATATCAATACCATATCCAGCGTACAAATCTAAATTTCCTGGTATAACAATTTGAAGTTTAACATTTTTCAATGCTTCAATTCGCATCCATTGATATGCTTGCAATTCAACAAGTTGTTCGTAATTTGCTTGGGGATTAGTTGCATTTGCTTTATCAAAAATTTGATTCGGCATAATAGTATAGCGCACTCTTTTAGGATAGTCAATTAAATTTTGGATGCCAGTGTCCATTTTTGTAATTGGGTTTGTGTTTTTACCTCCCTTAAGGTGTTCCATTTTACCCCAAAGTTCTTTAATGCTGTATCGATACGCATCAACAGATAAATCAGAACTAAGACCCATTTTAGACTGACTAATTGTTACTGGGTCAAATCCAATACTAAATCCAGACCAAGTGCCGTGACGTAATCCCATTAGAAAATTTCTTTCTTCTGGAAAAATAATAGAGTCAATCTTGAATTGGTCTTGTTGCGTATTTTCATTAGTTCTCTTTGGAGCGTAGATGTAATTATATAATCTAACTTTGCCGCTCTTGGGGTCAGTTTTTTGGTCTGGTGTTTGGTTATTAATATTTTCAATTAACTTATCAATAGACTTAAAGTGATACCCCAATGCATTTTCGAAGAAGATAAATCCACTCTGCAAAGACTTACCTGGGGAATTAGTTCTGATAGAACGATTACACATCCAATAAATGCAGTCAAATGGTCTCCAATTTGGAACAACGAATGAGTGCTTGTTTAGTGTATCTTCTGCAAAAACACGTTTTTTTGAATTTAGATATTTGTTATTACGAATCAAAGTACTTACAATATTTTCTGCCGAAGTTTGATTGTTAAAAATAACATTAGTATTACCAAAAACATTGGTGACTTCGTTCTTAATGTATTCATCTGATGCCAAATTAATCAAATATACATCGCTGTTTTGGTTTGTTCTTGAACGTGCCTCAATGTTATACGCTCTCATAAAATAAGTATTATCGTAGACACTTCCTGTGATTTTTATTTTAAATAATTCAGAACCAGTAAAAGAACTAATAAGACCAGCGTTGTCCTGAAACACCATTCTTGCTTCAAGAGTTGCTGATGTAATACTTTCAAATAGTTCGATACCAGTAACAAATTCATTCAGGTCATTTGCACCCTCAGCATTCGTAACAAGGTTACCATTACGGTAGACATTAACCGAAAACTTTACTTCACCTGCTTCAACTCGTTGTAACGTCATTTTAGAATACCTTTAAGTGGGTTGTTGAAAGAATTTAGAACTGCAGCAGTTGTCTTAACAATAGTTCCAACATTACCACCACCGCCGCCAACAATCATAGGTGGTGTTGCTTGACTGCCTTGCTGCTGAAGTCCAGAGACTGTATTGAGTGCTTGTTGAGCAAGCATACCAACAGTACTATTGTTTTGAGTAACTTCAGCAACGACCATTTGCATAACTTGCTGACTATGATTCACAATCTGCCTCTTTGCATCATTACGTTGCTGTGTCATTTCTTGGAGTTGCTGAACACTGCCACCACCCAATGTTTGACCTGGCATCACACCGACTCCTGGTCCAACATCATCAGCAAATCTTTCTCCCCTTCTGGACGCAGACCCAAGAACTGTTCCAGTATAAGTTTGTTTTGGTGCATCAGCAACTCCTCCTGGTCCTGGTCCCATTCCTCCAGCGCCAGAATCATAAGAACCACCAATTCCTTTAATTGCATCGGATAGTTCTTTATCGGATGCTCTCTGCAATCCAATCCATTCCGACCTCAATGCTCCCATATTATTTCCACGACCTTTAATAAGTGCAATACCTGCTTTATCCTGAGTTGCTTTATCAAATTTATCATTAGGACTAATTACACCTCTATCAACCAAACTTTTTAATGTTTTGCCGATAATTTGATATCTACCAACCGCATGTAATTTACCAGATTTCTTCCACTGAGCATCCGATAAACTTCCATCATCACGTTGTTTCTCCATAATTTCTCTAACAGTCATATCAGTTAAAGATTTTTTAGCACCATTAAAAGGTGCGTTTCTATAGTCTCCACTATAACCTAGTGCAGTATGTCCGCCATCAGCACCACCTTGATTAACGGCATTATATCCACCAACACTGTCAGACTCATATTTACCAATAAGATTCAATAGAGAACTATATCCATAACCGCCTGCAGGCGCACCACTACCACCCTGAATACCTTCACTCTTTGCACCAGCAAATCCTAAATGTAAATGTGACGGGTGACCCTTTGAACCAGGACCACTCTTTCCTCCACCAAAGAACCAAGAACCCCATCCATCATGAATAATCTGAGTCAGTTTTAATTTGTCTCTTAACTTATATGCTTCCTCAGCAAGTTGCGCTGTTCTTGATTTCCAGTCCCCAGGTCTCCAGTCAGTAACATCAATAGCAAGATTACTATAGTGCAGAGAACCAGAAGAGTGTCCACCTACACGTTCACCACCATTCTCGTTATAACCAACTCCAGTATTGGGACCCATTTGAGTCCATTTATTCTTTTTGAAGTTTGGATGTTCGGCAACAGTATATCCCTTGGATAATGCCCATTTGCCGCCAGCAATTACAGCAGGAAGACCAGCACCAATAAGCTCCTTTTCTTGACCTTTTTTCGCAACAGGTTCTTTTGAAGTGTCGCCAGTTGGATTTTTTTTCATCCGCTGCGCCTCTGCAGCAGCTCCACCAAACCATCCAAGCTTATCCCACCAAGGACGTTCGACTGCACCACCTTGAGCGAAACCAGGAAGTTTATAACCCCCCCTCTTAGCTTCAGAAATTCTTTGTCCAGTAAGACCAGACATCCTTTGAGTTGCAGGTGTATTAAAAGGAACTACAAATGCTCCACCATTTGCTTTGCGTGCAACATATTCTCTGCCATGTCCAATAAATGAAGTACTTCTTCCACCATCTAGAGAAACTGGATAACCAGACATGGGACCATTAATCCACCCACCCGCAGATGCTTTTCTCTTTACCTTTCCTCCCTGAGCATACTCAGGTTCTTGGAAAGATTGATAGATACCATAACCAGCAGCTGCTGTTACTGCAGTACCTAGTAAAAGTTTAGCAGCTCCACCTCCTCGTGTTCTTGGACGCCTTCCACCTCCACCACCTCTACCAGTAACAAATCCGATTAATGCTCTAACACCACCGTAAATATCTCTGATAATTTTAGTTGGATTGGAAAGATATCTAATGCCAAGAACAATTGCACCAATACTAGCAATTGCTTTACCAAAACCAATTAATCTTTCTTGCCAAGTTGCATCATCCTTGAACAAGTCATAAAGACCATCAATTGTATTGGTAATACCAAAACTAGACCAATCCCAAATAAACTGTCCAATCTTGCCGATAATCTCAACAATATTTTTAATCGACTCTTTATTTCTAGGGTCACCTAACCACTTAAGAACTTTAGTTCCAATATAGAACTTAAATAAGTCCCCAAGCATTCCTATGATATTTTCTAAGAAACTCTTAGGTGCCTTACCAACTACACTACCAAGAAAACCAGACTTTTTCTTTTTACCATCAGTTTCGTCGGCATACTTAGCTTTGAAAGAGCTTTGTTTCTTTTGTTCCCTCTCAAGGTCAATTATAGCGACTTTTTTGAGGTCTGTCAAGACCTTTGCCAGTGAATTAACAGTGGCACCTAGATTATTAATCGCTTTTGTGTTAGAATTAAGTGCTTTTGCTATCTTTCCTTCTTGGACAGCGCCAGGACCCCTTCCAGTCGTAGGTTCCTTTACCTGAACGAACTTGTAAAAATTAATTTTACTACTTTTTGATACAGCTACTGCCATTATTGCATTCTCTTAGTTAAGCTGGAAGAACCACCAGAAATAACATTATTAGCGGAATTATTTATTGGAACTGCCTGAGGAACTGCTTTCAGTTGTGTTATAACAATAGGAACTGGGAGGAATTCAACTGCTTCTTGGAGTATGAGTCTTTCTGATAATCCTCCTGTAGACAATGCAGATTGACCTGCGTCAGCAACTCCAAGGACTTTAGGGTCAACACCAACAGAAGCAGCAGTATCACGAATAGCACTATACATATCGCCGCCACCAAATGCAGTCTTAATAAGACTACTTAAACCAAACCTGTCTGCAATTCCAGTAACGGCAGCGATAGGATTATTTACCCCTAAAAGACTCATACCAGATGATACCGCTCCACCAATATTACCACTGAGTAAATTGGTGCCGACTTGACCTAAAGGACTGGATAATAGACTACCAACACCAGGTATCATTCCCAATCCCTGTGTTATTGCTGCCATTGGATTGCCAGAAGCAAGACCAGATAATGCTCCGATACCTGCCATAATAGGTGCCGCACCAGGAATAACCGATGCTACAGATTTAACAATTGGATTGTTTACGATACCACTAACTGCATTACCAATATTCTTAACAACACCACCAAGGAACATCTCTTGTTTTGGTTCATTATTTCCCGTAATCATTCCAATGATTTCACCAAGATTGGGAAGTTTGTCCAATACAGTATCAATTTGACTCTTAAATCCACCAACACCAAGTCTATTGATTACTGCATTTTCACCCTCTTGGAGTTGAGGAATAAAGTCACGAGCAAACATGTATCCATCAATAAGCATGGATACACCACTGGTTGTACCTCCAGTAAACAAACCAGCAATATCCAAGATACCTGAAGTACCTTCTAATAATGCACCAATAGAGTCACCATTTGCTGCTCTGTCATAAGCAAATGCAAGGTTGACAAGACCACCAACGATGGGGATAATTGTACCAGCACGTTTTCCTAACTTACTACCAGCACCAGCAATAGCATCTAACCCAGCAATACCTTTTTTCTTTAAAAAATCTAAAACTTTTTCAAATCCAGGAATCTTCTTGAGATTTTCAAATATAAGTTCACCAACCTGTTTTGCTTTCTTTGCAATTGGATCGATGATTGGTCTCAGAGGTTCTAAGACTTTTTGGAACAGTGCATTTTTAGCACGTTCACCTAATGCAGCAGCACCTTTCTTAAAGTTATCTGCTTGTATAGATGCCCACTTTGTTGCTTTGTCTTGTAACGCTTGAGTTGCTGCTACAGTATTGTTCCATGCTTTTTTGCCAGCATTACTTAGTTTATTAAACTGCTCTAGAGCACCTTTACCGAGATTACCTAATCCCTGTCCAACTATAGACAATCCCTTCTTAGTTAAGTCTTGAATACCACCAAAAACTCTTGAAGCAAGTGATGGTTTTGGAGGTTCAATCTTAGGGAATCTTCCCTTTTTAACATGCTTATTAAATTTTTGTTGTGCTTTTGTTACACTACCACCATTATTTTGAAGTTCGCCTAAAAATACTCGTGCAGCATCTTCTCCACGTTCTGCTAATACTTTCTTGTATGCTTTCTCAGCAGCATCACCATAAAGTTGCTTAACATCAGATGCAGATAGTCTACCTCTTGGACCTTCAAAATCTGGGTTAGCACCAGAAGGATTAGTTGGTGTAGGTTTGGCGGGTTTGGTAGGTTTATCTGGGGTATCGCCTTTAGGTGTTCTTCTACCACCATCTACGTCTGTTAATGAGTCACCAGCATCTAGAAGGTCATTGAGACCTCCTGCAGCGGCAATTATTCCAGCAATACCACCGATTGCCATGGCAATTTTGCCAAAGGCATTCAGGCGTTCTCCAATGGTAGTCTCTTTACCAAATATAAAATCCAGACCTTTACCGATAGCATTGAAAATGCCATCTGCAAATTCTTTTAATTTAGTAAAAACAAACTCAGTTTTAACTAAAAACGTTTTAATTTTTTCAGCATTTTCTGGGTCTCCAAGTGCTTTCAGAGCATTTGATGTTAATGAAAATGCTGCAAACTCTAGTAACAAAGATCCAATAGGACCCAAGAAGTTTTCCAACCAGGCAAAAGCACCCTTACCAATAGCTTTACCAGAGTCTAATAATACCTTTTTATCACTTTTTTCATCTTCTTTGGTGTATTCCTTATTTCTTTCTGCTTCTTCGTCTTTTCTAAGTCTTTCTTGCCTTCTGGCATTAATAACGCTTTTAGCTTCTAATTTACCCTTGAAGGCGGCAACAGTACCAAGATCGGCAATAGATTTGGCAATACTTTCTACAGTTACGCCCAATCTATTTACAGCAAGTGTAGTTTGATTGGCTGACTTAACTGCTGGACTCGACTTAGCGGACAGTCCAGGATTGACAAACTTATATGCTGTTATATTAGCCACTTGATGCTTGTTGCTCCTTCATTCTACGTTCTTCTTCTTTTAAGAAAGCGATTAACATATTCACATAGATTTCTTTCTCCCAAGGCATCAGATTATCAATATACTCAATATTCCACTTGTGATGATGCATAAGAGCAAAATTGCCCTCAAAATAAGAACGGAGATTGCTATGAAGGAGGGCTATCCGAAAAAACTAGCTAAACCCTCAAGAACAATATCGCTCTCAATTCCAGTATTGGGATTTGTCACCTTGATTGTATGTGACAACTTAGGCATAGTTTCAAAAAATTCTTGAATCATCATAAACTGTTTGCTACTAAGTTGATCGAAGAATTCTATCAATTCTTCTTTAGTTGAATCATTACAATCATAGACCTGATTTGCATCAGAAATTGTTTTTACACAACTTGCTGCCATTTCAAAAACCTGGTCAACTTGATTAGTATTATCACTGAAATTCATTTTGACGAAAGTCTCAATAGCGGGATATCCCATTGTAATAGCAATTTCATCACTAAGTTTCAGTTCAGTTTTATGATTTTTATTTTTGACTACCTGAATTTCATCTAAAGGAATTGAAATTGCGACTTCAGTCTCATTGTCATCGGGACATGTAACAGTGACATCTACAGATTCGCCAACAGACTTAGTACGAATTTTTAAGAACAGGTACTCAATATCAAAGGTAGACAAAGAATTAACATCTTTCAAGTCAGTACATTCTAAAATAATAGTTTTAATTGCGTCAATTAGGTCAGATTGGTCACCTGTATCAGTTGCAATAAGAAGAAGTTTTTCTTCTTTTACCAGGAAAGGTCTGTAACTAACAGTTTTACCAGTTGAAGGCAACTGAGTTTTATAACGAGGTACATTTAACTTAGGTAATGCCATAGTAATTCAATTCAGTGTAAGTATTTAGACATCAAATTAGATGCCATCAAAAGGTGCAATGGGACCGACATTTCTTCCGACATATGGAAGACCTGCTTCAACCCAACGACTAGAACCGCTGCTCCAATACGAATCAATAGATTGTCCCTGTGGTATTGGATCTGTTGCAGGAGTTGTGGAGTTATCTGGTGGTGAAGGAACGACGATTTTCTTTTGTGAAACGCTAAATTTATCCTGTTGATAGAATCTATAACGCTCATAATAAAACTGAACTGTCATAGTCATCAGTTTGTTTTGAGAGTTATCTAATTGAATAGAACCGATGTTATATGGGAATACATTTTTAAGTTCATACGCACCAGTTAACTCATCAAGTTTAGGAGTCATCGCACTATATCTAGTAATTTGCGACTCTCTAACCGCTTTTAAAGTCTCTCTTCTAGTAATAGCATTTTGTCCTCCGCCACGCTCCCACTTATAGATTCTTAAAGTTGGACAAACATAATTATCATAATAATCTGTGTATTGACTTGCGTCATTTGCCATCAAAGAAATCCATCTTTCGAAAAATGCTCTGGTTTCTCCAGAACGAGGTACTCTAAAACTAATACTAATCTGACTAAAAGTTGAACCTGTAGCATATCTAATTGCAGAACCCAACTGATTGTAATTTCCCGTTGTTACCTGCTTACTGGGAAGATTGACACTCTCAGCGTAATAATTCAGTAGATTTCTTAAATCTCCCCTTTGGGGGTCATATTTAGAACCAAAGTTATTGGCACCTGCCTGCATCATTGGAGGGGTAGAAAAATGCACAGAAAATAGATTCGCAAAAGAAGGTGCATTATCCTTCTCTTTAAAAAATCCAATAAACTCCTGTAAGGAATTATATTGAGCACTTTCTGGATTTGGTATTCCCATTAGACCTTAAGTTCCTTTTCTGTAATTAACATGAATTCCCAATTATGGTCGGCACAAAATTCTCTAGCAGCTTTCCACTTTGCCTGATTTACACTCCAAGTCACAACCTCAGTAATATATCTCTTAGTCATTCTATTTTGGGTTGGAGGTTCTTTTGTTTGCTTGTATGGTTTTACTTCAACTAAGTATTTTTTATTGCCAATCTTCACATAGAAGTCTGGAAAATACCTATGGCGTTTACCGTCTACAGGAGAAACATAAGGAATTATAATTTCCTCACTACCCCACTCTTCAACTGTTGGTGTAGTATCACACCATTTCATAAATTTATATTCCCAAGAAGAACGATAAATGACGTTACTTGGGTCTCCTTTGTATTTTTTGGGAAATGCGGGTCGGTACTTGCCTTGATATCTCATAAATACATAGAGGTCACATAATATTTAGGTGTAATCTTGGCAAGAATTCTTAGATATCCAATAAAGCCCCCTGTTGTTGAAACAGCGGGCGGTGATGCAGTGGAATCTCCTACAAGATTTATTGATTACATTACCTTACAACGATATGCTATCAATTATAATGATACTGATAGCAGTTATTATGGATTAAACCTTCCTGGTAATACAATCAAAAAGAAACTCCATCCAAACAGAGTTTATCTTGCATTACCAAATAGTATTCAAACTCAATATCAACCACAATACAATCAGGTTGATTTGGGTGTAATGGGAATTGCTGCGGCAGAAATGTCTGCTTCTGGTAATTTAGATAACATCGTAAACACCATTCAGAGTTCTGCACAAGCAGCACTCCCAGAATTTGCCGCAAGTGCAATTGCATCTACTGCAAACAGATTTGGACAAATGTTGGGATTGCAGGGTAATCTTGATGCCAATTCTTTACAGGCATTAACGAAGGGAAGAGTTTTTAATCCTTTTACTGAACAAATTTTCAAAAACATGGCATTTAGAACGCATAATTTTTCGTTCAAAATGTTTATTCGCAATCCTCAAGAATCAAGAGAAGTATACGAAATTATTAGATATATTAAAGAAGGTGCAGTCCCAAGTATCGGTGGAACTGACCAAGCAGAACAAGACCAATTAACTAAAGACTTAAACAGCAGTGGGTTTGGTCAACTTGCAACATCAACTACTGGATTTAAGACTGCAAGTTCGAGTAGATTTTTTGAAGTGCCCGATAAATTCGAAATTAAATATAAGAGATTGTCCGCCAATGCAGAATTTGTTAGTACTGGAGCAAACCTCCATCACAAAATCAAAGATTCTGTCTGTGGTGGCATTCAAGTAAATTATACACCAGACGGTTCATATAATGCATTTGGCAACCTTCCCGATACAAGGGATAAAATCAATGCTATTCATGTGCCCGCTGTCACTTTAACATTGTCGTTTATTGAAACATCTCTGGTGACATTAAAGGACGTTCGAGAAGGATACTAATGGGATACTTTAACCGATTACCAGATATTTACGTTGCCGAGGGTATTACCTCTCTGGAAAACTTTAAATACAGACTTACAAAAAACATCTTTAGAAGAGTTTTTTCAAGAGATGATTTAGACAAGTATACTACAATCTTTGAAAATTATTCAATAAGAGATGGGGACACCCCATCATCTTTAGCCGATTTAGTCTGTGGAGATGTTTATAAGGACTGGGTTATTTTGGTTGTTAATAACATCACTGATGTGTACGAGCAATGGCCAAAGAATGACGAAGACCTCTTTGAATATATTGAATCAAAATACGACAATGGTGATTCCATTCACCATTGGGAAACAAATGAAATATTATACAATGATATAGTCTTCATTAAAGAAGGTATTGAAGTTAATGAAACCTTTAGAGCGGTACTCCCTGATGGCACTACATTGACAAAAGAACAATCAATTTATCCAGTTAGTAATTATGAATATGAGCAGTATCAAAATGAATTAAAGAGACAAATATTACTGCCAAATGCTCAAATCGTTGATTTAATTGTAGAGGAATTTGAAGACCTTGTTGAGTATCAACCCAATAAAGAGCTTGATAACAATAACAACAAAAAGACTCAACTTAGTATTTCCCAACTATTCCTTAATAGAAAAGGTTCAATCTATTCTAGCAGTTCACGTAATGCTGATATTGGTGCAGTTACATCTTTTGATTACGGAAGTACAGTTGGAAATGCTTCAGCAACAGCAGGTGTCGCTCAATCATTTAGTGTGACAACTACAGTCGATAATAGTACATCAACTACATCATCTAGTTCTAGCAGTTCTTCAGGTAGTTCTGGTTCTTCTGGTTCTTCTGGTGGGTCTGGATACTAAAAAACCCTAGAAACCCAAAAATTGGCGGGAAAATTTTCCGCCAATTCTGGGAATCAAGGGTCGATTTAGGTTAGGGGGGGTCACCCTCCATCAATCTGGCATCCAACTAGAGCACCACCTACGATGCCAAGAGGGATTGCCCAGTAACGTCCATCACCTCTGGACAGTGCAGCACCTGCTCCACCACCAGCAATTCCTCCGAGAATAGAACCTTCAATGCAGGAATTGTTGTCTTCTCGATGCTGTTTTTGCGGAGCATGATGATGTTCGCAACGAACTGCAACTCGCTCTCGGAAAGTCTTTACATATCCAGGAGATTGTGACGTGCCAGGAACATACTCTTCACGATATTCATTCCGATAACACTTTTCCTCACGAGCATAACCTCCTTGAGATTGATATGCTTGGCGATTGCTTCGGTCACCAATGCTCTCTGCATTAGCAGGATTAATCCCAACCAGCACCACCGAAGCGGCGAGCAGTTTCTTCTTAAGAGATGCACGACGCTTCTTTGCTTGACGCATGGCTTGAGGTTTCAAGGTACGCTTCTGTTCTTTTTTAGAATGGTGTTGCCAGTTGGGAGTGTTCATCAGTCTTCCTCAGCGAGACGGGCGAAGTAGGACATGGTGTCCTCTTCATCTTCTACAGGCGAAGCAGCAACTGCTTTCTCACGGAAGTCAGAGACTTCTTTGCCCCAGGACTCAGAAGGCATGGGTTTTGCAAACACTTCCTCTTCCTCTTCGTTAACGACAGAGACAGAACCAGTCTTACCAAGCACCAGGTTCAGGCGTGCTTGCAGTTGCTCATAGGTCTTGAAGTTCTTGGCATCTTCAAACTCTGCGAGAGAGTATGCTTGATTCCAGATACCTTCGAGTTTGTCATCATCAAACCCACCCAGAGTTCCAGGTGCAGCGAACTCAGACTTGTCGTAGTTCCAGTAACCTTCGACCTTGCGAATCTTCAGTTTGAAGTCAGCACCCTTCCAGAAGTTGAAGGGGTCGATAGGAGTCTCGTCAGCGAATGCAGGTTGCATTGCTTCGGTCAGTTTGTCAAAGATTTTCTTGCCAAACTTGTAGAGGAACACACGACCTTCGTTCTCAGGATGTGCAGGGTCTTGCACAACATAGATGTTAGCATAGTAGGACAGTTTGCGCTTCTGAGCACGAGCAATCTCCTTGTCAGAATCACGACCACTGTTCCACAGTTCGCGGTTCATTTCGCCCACAGGGTCATCTTTACCGAGAGTAGTCAGGGAATTCTCGATGTACCATTGTCCACCAGGACCCTTGAAGGCATGACTCCAGACCTTTGCCCAGGGCATTTCTTCGCCATCGGGAGCAGGCAGGAATCGGATGACGGCAAAACCATTACCCGACTTATCCATTTCGGGTTTCCAGAAACGCTCGTCAGCAGAAGAACCAGCAGCAGGTTGGTTCAGTTTCTCAATCTCTCGCGTCAGTTTGGCGAAAGTATTACCAGCGGCAGACGCTTTTTTGAGAGATGCAAAAGACATAATCGTATTCTCCGTATTTGTTGTGTGTAGTTGTATTGGTTGACTACCCTGTAAGGATAGCACACTATTTAGTCCTGGTCAACCTCCCTCTGTGCCGCTTTCTCAAGTGTCTGTGTCATCGATGACATACAGTCATTAAGGTCACGATAACCAAAGGCATTGCAAAGAGCGTTAATGCGTGTCTTCATGTCTGCTGCTTCTGGGTCTTCAGCTGAAGCCAGACATAAGCGACCATAAAAAGTTTTTTGTTTATCAATAAGAATTTTACATTGTTCAATGTGCTCCAATTTTTCCTGCTTTGACATCTTAGCCAACTGAGAGGTCATTGAAGCAATTTCTTGATAGGTTTGAAAAATATCTTGCAAATTTAATTGAACTTGTTCCGATTTGAAAAAACTCATATCTTACTCCTGATAGTGTCTAAAATAACACCCTTGTATTTCTTACAATCAATCTCTACGAAAGGTCTGTACTTCAGTATCTGATTTCTAGTTTGTTTCCAAATCGGGTCAGTTAATGATGAATCAAAACGTTCAACAAATCCTAGACAATGTTCAAATACAACAAGTGTTTCTAATGTTATGTCCTGAGAAAGATACTTTTTCAGGATGATAGGATGTTGTCCCTTACAAGTATTGAAAATACTATCGAAGGATTGTTCGTAAGGGGGTTCGACATCTTCTAAAAGAAAATTGACATCCTGTTTAAATTTATAAGAGAAAGACTCTCGATGTATCTTCCATCGAGTGTAGATATCATCACTAAAAGATCTAATATATCCCTTAGGGTTGAAAATAAAATTAGCGACGAAGTAATTGAGGAGTTCTTTGTCCCCATACTTCGTCGCTAATTTTTTGAAGAAGTAACGGTCACGTCTCTCTTCAAATGATTTTTCAGAGGCAGTGACTTTGCCCCTGTATTTCACATAATCATAATTATCTTTAGTGAAGTGTTGTTTTAATGCAAGATACAT